TGGGCAAGTGGGGGAAGAAAATACGTAAGTATTTTCGAGCGGCCTTGAAAGCCGGGCGAGAAAATACTTACGTATTTTCTAAAAATTTTTTATTGAAAAAGATAAAAAATGTAGTATAAAATTAGTACAAAATATAGAAAAAGTATAAACCTCTATAGTATATAAAATAAGCTACTGTATATAAAATTATTACAAAGAAACTCAGATAGAATAATATATTCTATCTGAGATAATTTTTCTATATAGAAGATAAAATAAAACTCTCTATAGAAAGAAAGTGTATATACTCTACTCAGGAGATAAACAATCTACTTCTATTTTGTAGAGTATCATAATACTTAGGAAATTATATAAGGGTGGACTTACGTCGAGTCGCAGCTTCTAAGGCTGCTCCTCTCCTAGTCCACCATTATCTAATTATCTTAAGTAGTATCATGATCTATTTTTTACTTTATGCTGACGCAGTTAAATTATATAACTATAGGGGTAAACAGTTTGTCTCTGTAGCAACTAGAATTTATACTATCCAAACAGAAGATACTATTCTCTCTATTGGAACTAGTTAGTTCGTCTCTGTAGCAACTAATTATTATATAAGCAAAAATTATTCTACACAAAGAAAGGATATTCTAATTATGCAATTTGATTATGAGATTCTAGATAGAATAGAATTAGATAGACCAATGATTATTGTATTCGAAGGAGTAGATGGAAGTTTTAAGAATACTCAAGCTAATCTACTAATGGATTATATCGAAGAGAATATTACAAGCAAAGTAGTTATGTTTCAATTCCCTAACTATGGTAGTCCATCTAGTCATAATCTAGTAGACTATTTCAAATCCAATAAGCTATACAAATCTGAAGATAACGTTGACATTGTTATTAGTCCATTAGCAGAGACTACACTATTCATTACAGATATCTTCACTACGTTTTATAGTAAACAAGAACTAGACAATATCCTTACATTCTTCAATGATAACTATATTATCATTATGGACAGATACTTCTATTCTAATATCTATTACCAATTAGCTAAACGTGTAGTAAGCAAGATGAAGCATATGCCTAGTGGATATTTGAGTTCAGTTAAATATAAAGAATCCCAAGGAATAGATTTCTCCATTATGAAAGAGATGGTAAAGAAACTAGCAGATGGATTCTTATTACCTAAAGCAGACTTAATCTTTAAGATGCATTACAAAGATACTAGTGTATTGAAAGATACTATCGAATCTAGGGCTAAAGAACAGACTGGCCGTAATGATGAAATTAATGATGGTCAATATACGATGCTAGATATTGCAAATGATATCTTAGCTAGATCTTTATTAGATGAAGAGCAATGTTTAGAATCCAAAGAAACAGATGTAGTCGTAGATATCCAACGAATGGATATGGAATCATCTAAGATTGTATATAGAACCAAAGAAGATATTAACAATGAAATCGTTAAAGTATTCTTAGAAAGAATTGGACAAGATGAAGATACTAAAGAAGATACAGAACTTAATGTCCACCAAGGAGAAGAATAGATTAATCACAGAAGATATTGAGACTACAAGTCAGACAGTATCATTATTATTCTTTCCAGACTTACCAGAGAAATATCCAGTAGCATCAGCAGAGAACTATCACTTCTTATTCGCTGTAGATGGAGATACCATAAACAAAGAGCAAAAGATGTACTTACAGTTATACCATATATCGGATAACTTAATATCTTTGAATCTTAAAGAGTATATAGATATCATTACAGATATACGTATACAGAATGAAGACTCCATCTTGTATAGACTAGCCACATACTTTGGGGTTATAGAAGAAGATACCATCGAAGGGATATATGAGTTCATTCGTTTACGTGGTTATGTAAATACTTTAGAACCAGTAGAAGAAGATGACATCTTATATTTTAATATACCAGATATAGAAGATATATCCAAGAACTACATGGTTGGTAGAGAAGATACAGATTGGATATTAGACCCTTCGATGATATATCTGCAAGTCAGACTAATGGACATTAGATTAATTGATTTATTAATTCTATCTACATTAGCCAAGAATTGCATCTACAAGCAATTATCTACATCTTCCAGTGGGGATACACAGGAGACATCGTATATTTGCGAATTAGCAATATCATACCGTTCTATTCTTACCAATAAAGATACAATTGGGAAGACTATATTAAAAAATATATACAAAAATATTGAAAATATAGACTATTTTGAGAAGTATTTAGATAGTAAGATACGTACAGAGATTTATAATGCAAAGCTAGCTAATGGTAGTGAAGTAGAAGAAGTATTGGAGGACTTAGACTGATGAGAAAATACGCACAGATTTATAAACAAAAAGTCGTATTCTTAACAGAAACAACTCTTACCTTAGACGAGGTAAGAAGTAACTTCGGTGACGAAGCTATTTGGCTAGACGTAACTGGTTTAGCTGATGTCGGTATTGGTTACATTCAAGGATTAGATGCTGATGGTAAATTTACATTAATCCCACCAACAGTTGATGATATGAATAACGTAACCGAAAAAGAACGTAGAGCTAAGATTATGATTATTCTTATGACTAATCTTAAAGCTAAGTATAATAAGATTGCTATGGAAAATGGATTTGTATCCATTGATGATGCTTTAATCGCAACTATTATTAACGATGCTATGGAAGCTGATACATCTGTAGCAAGTAAACTTGGAGAAGACTATTACAAACAACGTGCATTAGTACGTAATTACTTCTCCACTGAGCATTACCAATATTACAAAGGAGATTACCAATTCTTCCGTTTAGGTGATATTGATAGAATTCTTGAAGATGCTAAACCAGCTGTAGTTGAAAAAGAAAAACCTGAAGTACATGAACCTGTTGCAGGTACACCATCTCCAGCTGACCCACCAGGATTTGATAATCATGATACTATTAGTGATGATATTCCTGAGTTACCACCATTACCTGAAGAAGGTCATCATACAGTACCTACAGTTCCTACGAATGATGATAATACTGGTGATATCCCTGAACTTCCACCATTACCTGGTGATACTAATGATGCTACAGGTGGAGATATTCCTGAGTTACCACCATTACCACCTACAGATGGAAGCACAGAAACTACTCCACATGAAAATGAACCAGGTAATGCATCTCCAGCTGAACCTCCAGCTCCTAGTGAAGATGAAACTGTTCCAGAATTACCTACAGGACCTGATACTGGTACGGTAATTAAACCTCCTACAGTTAGTGATGATGATATTCCACCATTACCACCTGCAGAAGAGCTACCTAGTACAGGAGAACCAGGAGCTGTTCCAACTGAATCTAAACCTAAGATTCCTACAACACTGCCAGATGGTTCCCCTATTCCAGAAAATGCAGTAGTAGACCCTAATACTGGTATCATTACTGTAGAATCTGAAGATTATATTACAGAATATTACCCAGATGGTAGAACGTCTGTATCTGCCAAGGACCATTTATAGGCCTTGGAGAACATCACTATAAGCTCACACCAAAAGGAGGTGGTTTGTAGTGAGAAACCCAAATATGCTTAATCAGGCTTCTACCGTAGACAAATCTATTCTAAAGATGGATTATGTCCCTCAGTATGATTTACAAGACTGGGAATTGAATGATCCTAAGGAATTTGATAAATTTATTAAGCAGATTGAGAAGAATGTACGTAATAGTATTGAATATAGAGAACTCATTCAATACTTACGTCTTTCTTTCAATATGGATACTTGCTCTTTCTATAAAAACGTATCTAATAGAGATAATACAAGTATCAAGATTCATATCCATCATGATCCAATTACGTTATATGATATTTGTATGGTAGTATATCGTAAACAACAAGCTTCTGGACAAGAGTTTGATGAAGAAACTATTGCTAAAGAAGTTATGTGGATTCATTATAATGGAATGGTTGGTTTAATCCCACTATCAGAGACAGTACATGAATTAGTACACAATAACTACTTATTTATCCCGACAACTCATGTTTACGGGGAATATAAGAAATTTGTAGAGATGTATGAACCATACTTTACAATAGACCAATTGGAAAACTTACATGAGATTGAGAAAGCTACAGCTTCATATGACCATGCTAAGAGTCAAGAGCTATTGAAAACTAAGTATATGTATATCGACGATAGTGGTGCTTATGACTTACCTAGAAAAGAATTCATACTTGAATTATTGAAGAAACGTAAGCAAGAGATAATTAATACTTTAAATCCTAGAACACGTTATTAATTGGATATAGAATTTATATCCAAAGAAAGGATTAAACATGAAAGACTTTGACGTATTACAAGAATTATCTATGCAATATGATTTAGGTCATTTTAATACCTTGCAAGAAGACGAAATTAAAGCAAAAGCTATTACAGTAACTGAAGCCGTGGAATCTTTAGACTCTGCATTGAAATTTGATGCTACTATGATTCCTGTCGTTGAGTATACTCAAGACAATGGCGAAAAGTTAGTTGTAATTGCTGCGAATGATTTGGCTCATTATATGGAATGCGCTAACTGTGCAGATTCTTTAGTAGCAATTGGTGATATCTGTGATAAGAACTTGGTTCCAGATGATGCTACGTTCACTAAAGCCGTTCTTGTTGATGATTCAAAAGTTAAATTCATTAAGGAAGCAACCAAACAAAATACATTCTCTAAAGAAGCAGCTGAACTAGTGGGTTTATTAGAAAACTTACAAAGCAATGGTATTAAGATTGTCACTAAACACAAATAACTATTGATTCTTATAATAACTATCCAGTAAGGCCGTTATTGGTCTTACTGGATATTTTTTGTATCACACTAAAGGGGGTGTATAGAAAGTGTTTGATATTTACGACCCAAGAACTTTAAACTTATTTACTGATGCATCTGTCAATAAGAAGAGTCATACTAAACAGAATAACGATGTAGTCGCAGGGTGTCTACCATTATTCTATTCTGACCAGATGCAATATCTCGATAGATGTGGAAAATTTTGGATGTTAGAACCAACCTATCAGTATATACGTAAGACAACCAATAACTATGGAGAGCTATATGGTCTTCTTTTAGCCTTTATGTATATAGAGCAAATGACTACAGGAAGACAAGTATGTCCATTCACTACATTTAATATCTTTAGTGATAGTAAGATTAGTGTATGTGCTCTTCGTGATTGGCTTCCAGGTTGGTTGAGAAACATGGATGAGAATGGCATTATGTATAACTCATCTGGCACTCCGGTGGCAAATCAAAGTCTATACCATCATATCTTAGCAGTCATATCTAATATACCTGATTGGGTAAATATTAGGATATCCCATATCAATGGGCATATAGATACAAGAAAATTATTGCATATCAAGAAAGCTTACAATAACTTTTTGAATTCTAATAGCTATAATCAAGAATTTGTATCATTTAAAGAGTACTTTGAATTAGCTGATGATTTACATAAAGCCAATAATTATATCGATAATTACACTAGACAGATGCTATACAATAGCAATAGTACTGGTGTATATGGTAGACGTATAGAAGCAAATATGCCTATTATAACTGAAAGATACCCATACCCAGACTTCAGAAGAATATCAAAGATATTTAGTTTTAAATATAGTAATCTTTGAGAAACACTATCATAAGCACTTATACTTAGTTCATTTACTAGAATACATATAACTGAGGAGAAAGAAATATGGCTAAAGCAAAAGTAAAAGAAGATACTATTAAAAAGAAACCAGTAAGTGGTGACCGTTTTACAGTTGCCGAAGTACGTGAACAGTTATTAGCTACGATGATTAAGAATAATCAAGACATTATGCAATGTGTAGCCAATTCTGAGCAACTACTAGAAGAGCTAAATGATATTAAAACTAAAATGGCTATTCTAGAAGAAAATCAAAAAGATAGTACTACTTTGATTGAAAAGCAAGCTTCTAAATTAGATGAATTTGCTGAATTCGATGGAGAGATTTCAACTAAAGTTGATACTATGGCAGCTACATTAGTTGATCATATTGATAAATATGATAGCAATGTAAAAGCTGAATTGGAAGATAAGGCTAAACAGCTTAAAGATATCTTGAATGTAGCAGAACCTATTGAAATGGAAGCTATTAAACCAGTATCTGTAAACTTAAAAATTGTATATGTCTTAATCGTTATTATGATCATTATGGATGCATTAATCTTATATCGCATCTAAAAACAAAAGTCCCATATAGGTCATTGACCTATATGGGTAACTTTTTACTTTAGATATCACATATAAGAAACAATCTTTTCTTATAGGAGGTAATGAGAGATGAAAGAATTAAACATCGAATTTATTCTAATGAACGACTACAGTGGTAAGGGTTCTACTACTGAAGAAGCTATTGAAGATTACAAAAAAGGTAAGACAGAGTTTCTTGCTTATCATACTGAAGATGGTAAGACTAATTTAGTTATAGCTAATCAATTACAATACTTATTTGTAACTGATCTTACTATCGAAGAAGTTAATAAGCAATTCTCCACGTTATTAAAACTATCAATCAATACTGTATTTGATGAAGTAGTTGAAATCACTTCGCCATACTTTGAAGTGACTAACGATAAGCTAGTAGCATATGTATATGTAAATGGTAGATTTAGAATATTGATTCTTGATGCTGCTAATGTAACCAATATCGTAATGGAACCATATGCTGAAAATGCTAACCCTATGGAATTAACCAATCCAAACTTTATTAAGAAAATTATGGCTGATTTAATGGCTAGTACAGACAAAGCTCAAACCCATGAAGACCTAGTGCAAGGTGTTATGGCTAGAGTTAGATATGGATATAATGGAATCGTATTATTCGGAGACATGTTCTTCAATAATAGATATCAGCTAGACAGTAAAGAATTAGTTGACCTATTCAAGAAAGCTCTTATGGATATAGTTAATCCACCAGAAGAAGAACCTGAAGAAGAAGTATTACAAACACCACAACCAGAAAACGAGGTTACTAATGAAGAAGACAATAATCCTATAGAATATAAAGCTGAAGAATAATACATTTATAGCACACTGGGCACTTATAGCTCAGTGTGCTAACTACCCCTTGAAAAATGGCAAATGAACTTAATTTATAGATGTATATTATAGCTGTGATATTGAACAGCTATTCTTTTGGCTGATGTTTTTATTTCCATTAAGAAAGGAGAAAGTCTATGGATAAGTTCAGTATTGATAGTTATTATATACCCCATGGACAGATGGGAGTACAAACTATCACAAGAGAAGAGTATGAAGCCTCACCTAGCATGGGTGAACAGTTCATATCCATTTCAAAAGTAGAGGGGAACCCTCATGTGTTTAAAGAAACAAAAGGAGAAAGTAAAATGTATTTCGATGCGTTGCGGACACGCAACAGACAACAGCAGGCACAACCTATGCCTGTGCAACAGGTACCTACACCAAATGTAGATACGACAACAAGCTTCCAATGTGAAGTAATCACCAATAAGATTGAAGCTCTCAAGGCGAAGAATAGAGAGCTAATGAAACATGGAGAGAAGTATATACAAACAATCTTTGACAATGCAGACAAGATTGAAGATCTTAAGAAAGAGTTAGCTGCACTCAAAGGGGAAGTATATAAAACAAAATCGATGTTCATCTCATTGGCAGGTGAGGCAAAAGAAGAAGAGGTGGTTATCGAACCACCTAAACCTGTGGAACAACCACAACAACAACAGGTACAACCTAATATTGCTAATCCAAGCAATTTTACACCTGAAGAGCTAGCATTCATTAATGAGAATGCAGAAGCTTTCAATCAGTTGACCAATCAAATGCTTCAAATGCAAGCTCAAGGTCAACATGTTCCATCTCTAGGAGAGATGATGAATAGTGGTCATCCAGTACAACATCAACACAGTCATGATTGTGGATGTGGGCATGATCACCACCACCAACCTGTACAACAACCACAAATGCAATACCAACAACAGGTTCAACCACAACCTATGCCACAACAACAAGCACCTCAACCGCAAGGAAGAATGTCTTGGGCTGATATGGCACAAATGGTAAACCAAGATATAGCAGATAAACAAATGCAATATCAACAACCTATGCCACAGCAACAATGGCAACAACCACAGCCTGTAATGCAACAAGTTCAAACAGTTCCAGCAGGTGTATGGTATGGTATGCAACAACAAGTGCAACAGCCACAATGGCAACAGCCAGTACAACAAATGCAAATGACTCAACCTCAAATGCAATACCAACAACCTATGCCACAGCAACAAGCACCTCAACAAGGAAGAATGTCTTGGGGTGATATGGCACAAATGGTGAATCAAAGTATAGCAGATAAGCAAATGCAAGATAGAGGCGTTGACCCTAATATTCATTTTGACTTCCAAGATGCTGTACCACTATACAAAATCTATGAAGCCCAAGCACAACGTGATGCTATGATGGCTCAACAAATGCAAATGCAATACCCACAACCTCAACCACAAGCAGCAATGTCTCAAAATATGGCTATGGGTAATGCACCTAAATTTGATTTCGAAACAGCAGTTCCATTGGACTATGGGTTTAATAATCAACCACCGATGAGTGGTATGAATACATTTATCCCACCAACTGCTAGTAGAATGCAACCAGATGCAAGTGGTTGGCATAGACCACTAGGCAATTACAGTAAAAAACAAAAACGTACATTAGCTGAAATTGCTGCAAACCGTGGTGTAACTGAAGAGTCTTTAAAGACTCCTACACAAATGACTTGGCAAGAAGCAGCTCGAGCTGAAGCAATTGCTGCTACACCAATAGTTCTTAATAGACTTCAACAGATAGCACATGAGAAAGGATACAAGGATATTCAGACTCTAATTACTGCTGGTGAAGTTGACTTTGATGCTATACTTGAACAAGTAGCACAAGAAATGACTGACAAGGTATATAGTGAATTACAATCTACACCTAAAGATGACAGTCTACATTTAGCAGATATGCTCCCTGATGTATATGATGCTAAGAAATGGTTAGGATTTGCTAACCGTCCAGAAGAAATTGAAAATGATATCCATATCAGAAATATGTATATCAATCGTCTTAATGATATGGTATGTGGTATTCCTCATAATGTACCATGGAAACCAGAAAACACATATGACGATGTATTATCATTTCTAAATGCTTATCCAGATCGTGCTGATTTGGAACAAGAATTTGTATTAGAGCTATACGAAGACTTATTATTATCTCGTGGTCAAGACCCTACTGAGGGTGTATTCCCACAACTCCCTAAAGGACAACGTATCATTAGTAGCCCACACCGTACATATTTTCATGGTGCTGGCTTACCTAATATTACATCCAATACTACATCTGCTGCTCAACAGCAACTAGGCATGCAATACCAAGGACAGATGGTAGATGCACAAATGTTGGCATATGAAGACCAACGTCGTAACTGGGAGATGATGACTACAGTTGGTAATCATCCATTAGCAGGTTATCCTGTAAACCCTAACTGGCAAGTCATGGTAACACCTAAAGACTCCAGTTGTCTTAATATCTTAGTGGATAAATTCTATGTTCCTGTATACGATGTAGGGTATATGGAAGCTCCACCTAATGATAAAGCTATTGCTGATATGCTTAATAATCCTAATCTTACTCCAGAGCAACGTGACTCTAAAGTTAAAGAAATCAATGATTATAAAGCAAGATATGCTGAATGGGTTAAACGATATAACTGGGAACAAAACAAGCAAGCCCTGTTTGATAAGTTACAGTTATTAGTAGATAAGCGAGGAATCTACGTTAAGCAAGTAAACAGTGCAAGATATGACCAAGATACTTATAATCTATTAATGGATAGTATCGGTTCTTGTGACCGTGGTATTGCTAAGATGCAAGCAGAATTGCCAACACCAAGACCAGAAGATCCTGCTTGGTGTGATGAGCAAAATCTATTGTATGCCAATTACTTGATTGAGCAATATAACCAACGTCGTGAAGAATTTGAACGTCGTGCATTGCGTAGATCTTGGCAAGCTCGTGGTAATAGATTGGGATGGACGTTCCCAATGGATGAAGTTAAAGCGCAAGTACAGCAAAATGATATGCTTAAACATTTCATTCCTAATACTAATGTATTAACTCCAGCAGAAGCATATCTCTTCAACAAGGAATCTGCACGATTCGCTAAAGAAGAGTACGAATCTAAACATGAGAACGCTCGTAAGTTCCATGAAGATAAAATGGCTTGGTGGAAAAGTATGTGGGTAGCATCATATATGGTAACAAACCAAGTTAACAATGAAGAAGCTTCTAAAGTATATGATGAAGAAGATCCATATGGTTTGATTCATCAATACATCTATGACCCAAGACTCCAAACAGAATCTTCAAGAAAGCTTCGTAAAATGGAAGATTGGGAATATCCTGATTGGGATATGTTAACACAAAAACGTCGTATTGATTTTGATGAAAAAGAATTACGACTTTATAACTGGCGTATGAAGAACCAACGTTTCCGTGATGCGGTTATTCCTGTACGTCCAGCACCTGAATGGTCTGCATTCCAAGGAAGAAATGGTCAACCTATTATGATGGCTACGAACTTCTATCCATGGGCTACAGCATTCAGTAACTATAAAGCTACAGGCGATAAAGAAGTCGACAATAAGAACTTCGAAGCATGTATAGCTAGAGCAGAAATGCTAGAAAAAGCTCACCGTAGACCAACTGACTTATCTGAAGATGCTGGGTATTATAAACGTGCCCCATTCCAAGAAGCATTAAGCAGTTATAAACACAAGACTCGTATCGGTCAAGTATCTGACTTACTTGAGGAATATGAAGATGATGAGCAATTCAAAGATATGATGGATAATTATATCTACTTAGAAGAGACTGGTAAGCTAGCTGGATATGATTATAATAAAGATAGAGTCAACTTTGAGAACTCTATTCTAGAACAATTCCTAGCTGTTGGTCAAAACTTACCTAAAGGGTCTTGTCTAAAAGATCCTGAATTTGATACTTACAATGGCAAATCTATGGAATCTATTGCTAAGCATCAAGTCGAATTAAATATGCAAGCTAACGATGCAATCAAAGCATATCTATCTCCAGAATTAGGAGGCACATATGATAGTAGCAAGCACATTAGCTGATGATGTAAGACTCAATCTGACAAATAGTAATGTAGACGTAAGAAAAATTCATCTAAATGCCATGTATAGGTCATTAGCTTATACAGTACCATTAGAGAGAGCTTTCGATGATCTACAAGGGCCTATGGTTGAGGACTTATTCGATGCAGAGACAATCAAATCTATTAAGTTAGTAGTGACTAATCCTAAGATCAAATTCTTTAAAGATAAGTTTAGAATCTTAGCAGGAATACTAAACCCACTCGGTTATATACTAGCTCATGCTGGTACTAACCGTGTAGTATTCCAACCACAGTTTGATGATTCTTTCGTAGTTAAGATTGGTTTAGATATTGCTGGACGAACTAATAATCCGAATGAGATTGTTAACCAGAAATATCTTAAACCATTCGTATGTAAGTGCTTCGATACCACGGATGATGGTGTTATAGGTACTTTCGAACGTGTAGTTCCTATAGAGAATTTATACCAACTATGGTCTGTACGTGAAGATATCTTTGATATTATGCGTGCAATAACTAAAAGATTTATAATCGACGATTTCGGTACTGAGGCCTTTAAGAACTGGGGAGTTCGTAAAGGCTTTGGTCCAGTATTACTAGACTATGCTGATATGTATATTCTAGATAAAGATACGGCATATTGTCGTAAACCTATAGACTGGCATAGCACTGCTGTATGTGGTGGAGAGCTAGGCTACACTCCTGGATATAATAAGATTATGTGTAAGAAGTGTGGTGGTATAGGTAAAGCTAAGCAATACAAAGGAAAAGAAAAATTATCCGTTTATGTTCCATCTAGGGGGATTGACATGGGAATCAAATGTACTATTAAAATTGGTGGTAAAACAGTATTCAGTACAGAAGAAGGTTTTACTAACCAAATCAATGAAAGTAAAGAAGAATTCGTAGCTCCACATGAGGTAGTTCTTAATGATTATCGTCAAGCTATTGATGATATGAAAACTGAGACTGAAAAGGTAAGAGAGCATAATGACGAATATCTAAAAGCTCTTCTTAAAGAAAGAGAAGAACGTGAAGCACTTAAAGCTGAAGAAGAAAAGAAAAAGAATGATGCTAAGGTACGCATCATTGTTACAGCTAATGGTGTAAAAGTAATTCGACCAGAAGATAAGAAAGAAGAACCAGTTATTGAGAAACCAATCAAATTGATTACTCATGATGGTAAACCAGTAAACGTAGTTGACACTACAAATGGTAAAATCTATGACTTTACTGAACCTGTAGAAACTAAACAGGAAGAAAACACTAAAGTAGAGTCTAAAGAGATTGAAAACAAGGAGACTGAAGAAGATATGAATGCTAAAATGCTAATGAATATGCCAGACATCAAATACTTCAAACAAGTATTACAAGATCGTATTAACGATTTCATGAGTGAAATTGAAACTTATGATGATACAGAACTTAAAGACTTAGTTAAGAAGTTAAATGAAGTCAAAGGTAAGAGTGAGCAAAACAAACCAATGTTGCTTACAGAAATCCTACCTGACTTCTTATGCATTGATCTTGAAAAAGATGGATTCAAAGAATTAGATGGTCCAGTAATGTATACTGTACGTGTAAACTCTTTGAAACTATATGACACAATCAAAGAAGATATCGAACGTCTAATCAAAGACATTGAGGATGTACGTATTGAACGTGAAGCAGAAGCTCAAGAGTCTCGTGTAGTTAGTAATAAAGCTGGTAAACACAAAAAAGTAAAATATAGTAATAAGAAGTTTGATGCAAACTTCTAGTTAGGAGGTTTCAATGAATTATGCACCACAAGCTCCAAGTCCGTTTGTTATAACAAATTCTACTATCATGGTAGATAACTTATTAGCTAGTGGACGTCCCTCAAGGGTTATTGCAATTACAGATGAACCTATGGATGGTGGTGGGATATTAACTATCCCAGCCTATCTTCCACCATTTGAATTGGTAGCAGAATACTTAGATGCACAAGAACGCTACAATGGTAATGTAGCAGACCAAGTATTTAGAGACCAATATATGGCATACTTGCAATCCAACAACACTGTCGTTTTGAACAGTGCATTGCTTGTAGCCACAGGTTTACTTACAGGTAAACAAATACTACTATATTTTCCTAAAGATGAATGGGATAGTTTCAATCTAATCCCTGAAGTCTTATTAGCATTCTTCCAAGAGAAGCTCCAAAGTAAAGTTCCGATTGAGAGCATGAATTTGGGTTACTCTGATGATGCTTATGCTATTTATCCTGATATGGGTGCTGGCTTTGATGCATTGATTTGGTTACAGCAAAGCAATAATATTTCCTATGAGAACTTTATTGCTTTATTCAGTAGAGCTCAAGCATCTCAAGCATTCATTCAAAATGTCTTGTACAGTCAACAGCCTATGCTTATGGCTAGATATGGGGATAGACTATCTTTCGAAGATGCTAACCGTATTGCTAAAGATACATATGAAGCATCTTTACGTGGTACAAGACCATCTATGTTTGTAAGGAGTTAAGATTATGAAACTAATCTTTACAGACACAATCACTTCTAGATTATATGAAGATCTCTTTAAGCTAAAAGAAGATATCCATATAACTAGACTAGAGTCTCTTGAAGGTGTAGCTGAGATTATATATGCATTACGTAATTATGATCCAGCTACAAAAGATTATGATTTCATGTTTGGTGATAGTGTAATGAATCAATCTCAAAAAGCTTTTAAAGAGTTATTTGAAATTGCTACATGTGTTATCAATAACAATACAGCTATCATAGTCGTTGATATGTATAACGATTGGTTATACAATATTGCTGAAGTAATAGGAGACTTCTTTAAAGAAGAATGGGGTATTGAACCAATCTATATCCGAGATGTAACAGATCAAAAACTGTTACAAGAATATGACTATTTTGAGTCAGCAGAAGATTTAGACTTCTCAAGCATCAATCAATCGTCTGGTCTATACGCTCAAATATTACAACAAATAGCAGAGCATAAACCTCTAAGAGGTATGCCATCTACATATGGTGTACAAGTAAGGAGTATGTTTACTAATGAGCTTGTATGATGAGGTATTAGCCAGACGAGACTACGTATCAGATATAAGAATGGTGATCGATAGTAATATCGTGGAGTACGATATTGAGAAAGCCAATCTTAATATTCTATACAAGTATGGAAAGATTGATGATAAGACATATGATATGGTTTATCATATGGATAGATATAATAGACAATACTTTATGGGGAATTTCATACGAGACAACCATCTCAGTTCTACCTTAGCTGAGGGGATTAAGAAGGCCAAGTTAGCCTTTCTCGAGAAAAATGAAGTTCCCTTAGTATCCCTACTGGAGATACGTAATGATGCGTTATTTATCATAAATCCTAGTATATTATACCCAGAACTTGATGGTATAACTTTCAAGGCAAAGTCTATATACTATGATTACTTAGAGCTAAATAATATGAGTATCTTCTTCACTAGAGATATGCTTATGACATATTTCGAAGTTAAGGGTATGCCTAATAGGGTTGTGGATTTACACATCCCATATCTATTGAAGTCTTTTGATAATATAATCAATATCTATAAGAGAGATAAGCGTAATGCTATTAAACAGCTCCATGGATTATACAATGATTATATTGAACGTAAATTGGATATAGGATATTATAGACCATTCAATATATTCTCTCAGTATGAGTTTAGAACTAGTTGTAGCCAATTCAATCTAAACTATGTACCTGAGCAATATAAGAATGCAATTGATATTTCATTCAATGAAAGAATCTTAAGAGAGTTTCACTCATTACTTCTTCAAGATACATTATAGACAAAAGATATCCCCATATAGGCAATGCCTATATGGGGAATTTTGTTTTTTTTTATAGTAAAAGTTAATACTTACGATTGTATACTATAATTGTGTATGGTAGATACAGCCACTCAGAATAGCTGTATCTAAATATACCCATACACTTGTAGACATAAGTCTACTTGCCGAAAGGAGGTGACTCCTATGAACGGTCGAGGTTGCGTAGGAAACTACGCTAATCAACTAGCAGAAAGATCTGCCAATCTAGATTGGCAGATTAGAACTGCGATGAACCTTGTGGCTGATCGTTATGCTGACATAAACAACGTCAGTCATCACGAAGCCATAATGGCTTTTAGATTCCTTAAAACACAAGGAATCAATCCACCTATAACTGAAAATCATTTATAGGTGATTAATATACATGGGTAGGTGTTCACCCATCTACCCATGTATTATTTTTTGTAATAATAACACGGTTGCAGGGAGAGTAGTCTGCAACCGTGTTATTATAAGGAGAGTAATTAGTTGACTACGTAATATCAACTAACCATGAAAGAATTTATAGGATGATTATCCTATGAGTGAATGTAATAGAAGAAGTGGATGGGTTCCGTCTTCTATTACAATCTTTGTTATATTAGTTATTAATAATAAATTTGGTAAGTGATATCGATACCTTTGTTGAGTTCGATTAATTGTTCATTAGGGAAGTTTAATTTAGTCAAAGGACGGATATCTTGGTAATGCATTACGCCGTCGATTTCTTTACGCCAAGCATAGCATAAGGAGATAGTATTAATACGTGCTTCATTAAGACCTACAGTATTAACGAAGAATTCACGACATTCATCTTCAGTAATTTTAAGATGGATTTCTACTACAGTTTCTACATCTAAGTTTTTATTAGTATTGTAGATCTTAGCATCAATAGGAGTACCATCTTCGAAACGACGAATCAATACAGGTTCAGTTTCGAATGTTTTAAAGTAATAAGCAACACGGTTACCAATTACTTTACGACCATGGTAAGTCATTTTCTTAGCATCACTGATATCTTCAGTTACTAATGGATAACGGAAAGGAACCAATGCTTCAGGAGTAATCCATTTAGCATAGTTAACTTCACGTACTTGAGAGTTTTCACGACCACAACCATCAGTACCAACACAGAATAGCATAACTTTTTCTGCTTCTGCTGGAACTTCGAATACACTGTTTTCTAATCCTAGTTCAGTATTATAGGAAGGAGTGATTTCAGTAGTTGGTGCAAATCCGAAATGTGCTCGAGCTGTGAATTCAGCACCAGGTAAAACAATTTTATTTTTGCCACGGAATAATACTTTATCAGTACCCAAGGCTCTAATTACAATATCAGTATCACGGTATGCATGAGAGCGAATAGATGCTTTCTCTTCAGTACCGTTAAACTCGTTAAAAATGAGTTCTTTAGTATTGGACATGTCGACCTCCATAAATATATTTATCGTTATTTAAGCTTAAACTTTATAACTATGTTAAACTAGGCTTTATAGAACGGGTTAAGCCACATATGGTCATGAGCCCTTGCTGTATCTTTAACTTTGAAGTGTACATTACTACCCATAGTATCATAAATGAATAAAGAGTTGATATGATCATCAAGCATCAATTTAATATCTAGGTTAAGTTTATCATGTACACCATCTAAACCATCAATCTCATCTATTAATGGTTTCAATACAATGTATTTAATAATATCCTTAGGAAGAATGTCATACATATCAGCAAGAATAAGAGTTTTATACCACCAGTTACGTAAGTACATCTTATCACAGAAATGTATAGCATCTTTAGCTAAAGACTTGATATGTGTGTTTACTATACCATCAACTATATCAATACTTTCATCGTCTTTAATCTTACAGATATACCAGATATCATCTATAGCTCTAATAGTTTCAAATAGTCTACTATCAAATTTATAGATAGTATTAATACCCATAACCTCGATCTTATAAGATTTAAAGAAGTTAATGACTTTAGCTACGTATTGTTTGATAAAGTCTAAACCAACACCAGGGAATGAGTTAAATAAGTATTGGTATTCATTACTATTAAAGTATCGCTCTACGTACTTAGTAATATCAATACAAGTATTGATGATACGTTTTCTTTTTTCTGTAAGATCTCCTATATTACGGATACTATCAATAAGACCAGATAAGTCTCTATCTCTATAAGTCAAGAAGTTATAGTAAGACTTATTAGGCTCTTTACCCCTATCGGCTTCAAATGGCATCTTGAAGAAGTCATTATTGTATTTGATTTGCATTAACGCTTCATATGTCTTCTTATATGCATTATACTCACGATAGTTATTAGCATCTTTCATATGAGTAAGAAGACTATTACGTAAAGCCAAGTTATTATTAAAGATTTTCAATAACTGTTTAGCTGAAGTCAATGGAGTCTTATAAGATTCAAACTTATCAGCACCAGTATAATCTAAGTCTTTATAATATCTAGGGCCACGAAGCATCTTTTGTAATACCCCTAAGTCTGCATCGAAGTTAAAGCCCATAATATACATAATCTTTTCAGGATCTTGCATGATATCATCTTCAAGATTATAGTATTCATACATTAGAGAGAATAGAGTACACATAATATCACTAAGTCTAAACATTTTAAACTCACGAATAGATGGTACTTGTAGCATAAGTCTATCTTCAAGTTTAACTTTATCAAATAATAGATTAAAGAAGTAAGGCATATCAAATGCGATCTTAGTCATAGACATTACAGAATCGATAGTAATATACTTAGTACGTACATAGTTAAACTCTTTATCAAGAATCTCTCTATATACATCTTCTTTATCCATTTCACCAGTCCATAAACCATCGCCCTCAGTCATTTTATCGTAAGGGATATGGTTATTTTTATCTTTGATATACTTATCACCAGATTCAGTTAATGGAATCTTAACAAATTTCAAATCATAGTTCTTTTCATTATCTTCAACTAGTTTCTTATTAATCTTAGCATTGATATAGTTAAAGATAAACTTGATTTTAGACCCATGTTTTGCCATCTTAGCTTTATCAGTTAAGAAGATTTTACCATTAATGATTTCATAATCATTCTTAACTAGTACATACCCATCATCCATAACCATCATCATACGATTATTATTAGGGGATTCTAAATATCCATCAAATGGAAATGGAATAGTAATACCTGTAGCATCATCTGCTATATCAGCCATTACCATTTCAGATTTGATATACTTATTGTACTTCCGGAATATAGTATTGTAGACGAATGTAATATTAAAACCACGATCACTATCTATAACTGTACCATCAGTAAATTCAAAGATATCACCACTGATTCTATAACGTTCTGGAGATACCAATGTACTACCAATAGTTACAAATAACCCATTATGAGATTTCATATAGTTAAAGAATGGGAATATAATTTGGAATTTATTAGTACCCTCAATAGGAGTGGTTATGAATTGGTCTTCTATATTGATAGAAAACTCATTCTCTGGGTAATCATAATAGTAGCATACGACATTATCAGCTATATTCAATAAGAACTTAGTATCAGTAATCTCTATACCAGTATTAGTATATCTAAATCTAGATTCTTCTAGACGTCTACCATTAACTAGTAGAATAATCTTATTCTTCTTAGGTATATATCCATCATATGGATACTCAAGAGATAGTACACTTTGTTTATTATTGTCAACTGCAACTGTTTTGACTTTCTTATTAGTTACAGTTTGGTCTTCTGGATATGTATATATCACTTCTATAGTAATACCCTTACGCATCAATAAGTTTTGTTTATTAATATGGAGAGTATTCTTAAGAATAGTATACTCAGTAAATGCTAATGGATCTCCATTTACATATACTTCGATGACATTATTATTATCTATATATCCAGCAAATGGGAAATTTAGTTCATACTTAGTTTCACCCGGTGTAGTTACAGTAATAGTTTGAGTTTCTGTATGTAATGCTACTGGTCTAGTATTAGAATATATAAAGTTAGTATTGACTACACGGTCTTTAATAAACTTATCATCATTATCAATATTAGTGATATTAAGTTTACCATCTGATGTTAATGTAGAGAAGTATCTATCTTTTTGAAGATACACTGATGCAGTATCAGCAAAGTATACACCATGATCTACATAGTCTATATCTTCTGGGACTTCGGTAATGATAGTATTAGATGTATCTTTGGCTTTAGTTTGAATAGTTTTAAACTTAAACTTGTATTTATCAGAATAGATGAATACGGCTATAAGCTCTCTATTGGCATTGGTATCATTAATATTCCAATCTATATCATCAGTAAAGATAATCTTAGTAAAGTCATCATTGAATCTATATCGTGTTGGGTCTATAAATGTAGAACCAACAGACAATCTTAAACCAAAACCTTTTTCAAAGTAAGTATCTTTATCTACAGGGAACTCTATAGGAACTTCTCTTGTTGAGTTATCCACTATAGTGATAAACTTAGACTCAGTCTTAATAGTATAGTCATTAATATTAGCTGGAATGTCTGGAGTCTTATTACTTAAGAAGTCAAACTTAAGTGTAGTTTTACCATCAAGATAGTGCTCATTTTCAAATACTATCTTATGCTCGATTACATTGTATTCTGATGGAGGTATCAATAAGTCATCAGCATATAGATGTATATAATTACCCTTGTCTAAGAACTCTGTATCATTATTAGGGTATGGTATAGGGATATTATTCTTATCAGTTATAGGCATAGTGCTTGTAGCAGTATCCATAACCTCTTCGGTATCTAAGTAAGTTTTGTATTTATAGTTAAATACATAGTCACCAGTATCAGGATCAGACTTTCTATCTTTAAGAAGATAGTATTTAAAGATTCTAATATCATCAAATCCAAATAATGAGCATATATCAACCATACAAGTTGGTGTAGATTTGAATTTCAATAGCTTATTAAGATTCTTAACCATAGCTATTTGATATTTCAAAGGAATCTCATCATAGTATGGTACATCGTGCCATTCAAAGATATAACGAATACATCTCTCATCTAATACATCTAGTTTGATAATATGCTCTCCAGTTTCAGAGATAAGATCAATCATAGTTTGTAATAGAATAAAGATAGTAATAAAGTTAGTATAGTAATCACTATCAAATCTATAAGCTTCTGCATATACTGTTGCCATAGTATAAGCACGGTTTACTATATAACGATTCTTAAATTTATCAGATAAAACTTGTTGGTCTATACGTGGTAAGTATAATAGCTCAAAGTTATCAGCTTTACGTGCAGCATATGCAGTAATACCAGATGCTATATAGTTTAGATAAGCATATGCTGGTCCAATATACCTAGAACGTAGATCATCCATTATACCATTATCTTCTAGTATATTTAATTCAAACTCAGACATTTCATGCATAGGCTTACTAAAGTCTACACCAATATTATCTTTACGTAAGTCAGCATCTACATATAAGAATGGCATGCCTAATGGTGGTTTACCCATAATCATACGATAGTATTCATTATATTCTACATAGTGATTTACAAAGTATTCAGATGCAAACTTACGACAAGTTTCACGTTTATTTAATGGTATGAGTCGTGGATCTTTCTTAATACCCATCCAATATTCTCTACCTATTTCACAGCGAGATAAGATAAGATCATTATATTCATAAGCATCATATGGAGCTTTACCTTCGATTGATTGAATATATAGGTCAGCATAATACATAGATGCTTCAGATTCTTTAGAGTCTGCTAAGTCTTTATCTTTTACTACTGCACCTAATGCTAAGATTTTACTATAGTATACAGTATTATCTACAAAAGGCTCAGGTGAGATTGCTTTAATAATATGAGAAAGTCTCATTCTTTGTAGTTCCTCCCTTCGGAATGGAATTATTCGATTACTACTATGTACTGACCGTAATAGCCTATTTAGCCCAACATCAAGTTAATCGTACCTATTTGAATAACAACAGGAGTGTTTAGAATATGAGTCAACCATTTCCGGACTTAAGCATTATTACAAGTCCAAATAATCCAGTTATAAAATCTCCTTTTGTACCATATCAATTGGAGTTCTATCAAACTAAATATTCCCTAATGGATATTGATAGATATACAAGTTTTGTAAAGAATGCTGTATCTAGATTTAGAGCATCTAGAGCTTATAAAAACTATAAGTTCTTCTTAATGAATCTAGGTATGGATAGATGCCAAATCAATAATAATATCACTATGGATATGGCTACTATTGAGATGCATCATAATATGCTAACTATCTTTGATATTGCTTTTATCATTACAGAGCATATCATTAATACTACAGGGTATATTACTTCATTTGACTTAGTACAGCATTTACGTAAAGTTCATCATGAGCATAAGGTAATGCTTGTAATGTTAAATTTAACAGCTCACCAACTTTATCATAATACAAATAATTTCTTCATTCATCCAGATATGTGTTTTGGTAACTGGGGAGCTTTCCTAGAAGAGTATAAATATGGTATCACCATTGAGATTGCCAATAAAGTTATACGCTACTTAGATGAAGCTATTAAAGTCGGTTCCACACAAGATAATGGATTGATGGAAGTTCGTGATCATTTAGTGAATTGGAGTCGATACAATGAGTACAACCTTGGAAATCAGTCTTACGGTAATACTAACTATTAGTATTATAGCTTTCTTCTTTACAGTTAGTGTAATCATTAACCGTGTTACATATTTCTATGAACAACAAATGGCTTTTAAACGTTCTCGAATTAAGATCGATGTACGTGAAGTCGACAATATGATTGATAATATGATTCAAGAGGGTATCAATGAATTCTTAGTTATTAATAACTTAGCATTCAATGATGATAACTATATTAGAGAAGACGTAGAAAAGCAAATGCGTAAATACGTATCTGATTATATTATAGCTAGAACTACTCCAGTATTCTTGGAGAAAGCTCACTATGTATATAGAAAAGAGTCTTTTACTAATATAGTAGCTAATAAGATAATCATTGGCGTAACCTTGTATGTAGCAAAAAACAATGCTGAAATGAAGAATAGATAGAAAGAACCCCATATAGACATTGTCTATATGGGGATTCATTCTGCTAATTGCTTTATCGAGGTTTACCATTGAACTGTCATCGCAGACCAATGATACTATAGTGTTATATAAAATTAAATATCTAATCTATAATTCTCATTATAGTTCTGTAGTTCTTCCTCTGACATATAGTTCTTAAGTAGTTTATCTAAAGCAAGGTCACCAACCTTGTCTTCGAATAAACCACGTACGTGATTATGGAATGTATTCAAGAAGAAGTATTTCTTATTCTTTATACATCTAATCATGAATGCTTTATATAAATCCAAGATAGCATTTGTAACACCGGTATGCTTATACGCTCGGAATAAGATACCAGTTAAACTAGAGAAAGCAAGTATATCAGAATAATCTAATTCATCAATAGCAGTAAGTATTACACTAGTGATATTATAGTCATTCTTAATATTGAACCAAGCCTGATTACAAGACTCTAGATAGATTAAGATATTAGAAGCCTTGTGTTTAACACAAAGACCCAATACTGTACCATCTAGCATATCTAAGTATTGCTTAGCATAGAACTTGTATAGTGCTAAATCATCATCAGCAATAATAGACTCTAAGATGAGGTCTAGAGAGACCCCATCTTTAGTTAAGTCATGAATATATAATATTCTTTCTGCAGCTGAAAGATTCTTTAGTTTAGCCGAGTATTCCATTTGATTCTCCCTTAATATGCTTACTATACTTCTACAACGTCAGTCAATTTAGCAAACTCTTCTGGGAATAGTTCTGCAAATGTACCAGTATCACCAGTATAGGATGCAACTTCTTCCCAAGTCTTAGTTGTGTAGTTATAACGTTTTGTTTTATCTTTAGTAAATAAAGCTAAACGATAACGGCAAGCATTAGCGCTAGTCACTAGAGGATTAGTTTCATCTACTAAGATATGAACGTACTTAGCATTATATTCACCTTTTTCTGGGGTGATGATATGATGTTTACCAGTACGGTCATAATATAAACCACCTTGCCATGCAGATACAGCACAGTTACCATCTAAGATAATTTCCATAGGTGTTTCTGGTACAGCAACTTCATCTGAAGTTACACCAGTAACTTTACCTTGTTTAACTTCTAAACGGAAAGGTACTATTGTAATATCTGTACCTTTGATGGTTTTGATATTACGGTTATAGAAGTATGGTACGTATTTAGTATATTTGCTTGGTTTACCATATACTGTTTCGCCAACAATAACTAAGTTTTCAATATCACCTAAAGTTTCATCATGCGCTTTATGTTTAAGATAAACACGATAATCAGATTCTAAGTAATATTGTGCTAAGACATTGTCATAAGTTGTATATGTTTTAGTATCAGCATCATATCCACGATCTGATTCAACTAATAGATGAACATCCGCATTTTGATTGTCGATAAGATTAGTCTTATAGAAATCGACAAGTTGATACATTGATGGTGTAGTTACAGGATCAGGAGAGATGTTTAATCTGTAAATATTTCTACCATCACTTGTAGTATTCTCGCTTGGTCCATCATTAGTTTCACTGCCATCGAATGGGAAATCTGTATCACAGTATACTGCTTTAGTGAACATCCAGCTGTATTTCTTATTAGGGATAATCATAGTATTGGTTTTATTATGATATAAACCGTTACTATCACCTAAAGCATATACATCTTGACCATACTCAGTGTTAGCATATTTCAATGCAGTAGCATCAGTAAGTGTAATAGTATAATCTGTAACTGTTGGGTTATAGTTTTTAAATGTATTTTGTGATACATCATCACTAAATTTATAATACTTATAATCTTCTTCTGTAGGTGTAAGATAATCGAACCATTGTCGGTACATATAATGGAACTCTTTATCTTTATTTTCAGCCCAAGCTAGGTCACAATAATCGAAGTATTGGGTGAAATCATGAGAGACTACAGATACGCTTAATTTAACTAGTTTGTCAGCTTCTTTAATTAAGAACGCTGTCATTTCTTCTGTAGGTTCTACAGCGATAAGAGTATAGTATTGGAAAGATACATCTGTAATAGTAGCATAGTCAGAAATCTTACTAATATTATTCTTAACGTATTCATTATCAGGATTCAAAGTGGAATTGATAAGATTGAATTTAGATTTCCCTTTAGGTACATAGATTTTGAATGCTGTAGTTTTATTACCACCATGGATACCAATAACACCCATACTATTTTGTCTACCATATTGACCCATACCAGCACGGTTACGTAGAATAAGTTCTTCGTCCATGATAATAGTATCAGTAACAACTGCTTTTACATTAGGATTACCAGATACAACAAATTGGTCACATTTGATTACTGCAGCATATGGAGACTTGCCATTGATATAGAAGTCAGATGTATATTCAGGTAAAGATGCTGTTCCTTTACATTCGAAAACGTCACTGGTATCTTCTATTTCAGCAGTGGTTAGCATAGCTAATTCATCTTCAGTAAGATCCGCTTTCGTTTTCAATACGATACTATCATCATTAAGATTTACTCTAAGATTGTATGTAGTATCATCATTATACAAATCAGTATACTTAGGCATACGATAGCAAGTATTGCATAATTGGCCAAAATGACGTTTACCAAAATTAATAGTAATATTACGTTTGTCCGAAGGTGTTTGTTCCATAAAGGATTTTGTTGGCCATTGGATAAGATAGTTCTTATCTTCTGGTACTGTATATGTAGTCAATCCAGGAATAGCACCAATGCTATTATGGTCAATCATTTCAGAAGAAGCAGAATACATAAAACCATTACTAATATTTACAGAACCACCAGCTAAACCAGTAACCACATCAGCAGCTTTAATCTTTTCTTCCACTTTATTGGAGATTTTCTTTACATCATTAGCTAAACCGGCAGTGGTATTAGCAGCTGCTACCCCTGTTTCAGAGATAGCTGCTTTTACATTTTCAAGATCTTTTTTAATTTCTTTAAACCCATTTTCGATATTTTCTAAAATGAGTTCAGTAGTATTTTTTGATTCAGGCATCTAGAATCCTCCTATTAATAATAATCAAAACTATCCCCACCCTCTATATCATACTCGTTGGAGAATGTTTCATAATCTGGATGGTTTTCTGGTTGAATCTCATATGGAGTAAGATCAGAACTGTTTTCCCAACTCATAGTATTATAGTTCCAATATTTTGATTGATCCATATTATAGAACATCATACCCATTAAACAAGCACGAATGTCTCTTACGATAGGATCGTTTTCATTGACTAAGAAGATAACGTATTTAGCATTCTTAAATAAACGAAGATACATACGAGAAACTTTAGCACCACGGTATTTATATGGGCCGAATGTTTCTTCACCCATCTTACACCCATCAAGTTTCCAAATCATTGGTGTTACTGGTTCTTCAATTTCTGAATCTGTTTGAGTTTCATTTATATAGAATTTGCCAAATGTTTCTTCTGCTAAGACATAGTCAAATCCTAATTTTACATTAGTAAGGTTAACTTCTTTGATATGCCTATTATAGAATGGTGTAATATATGGACCATTCTTATCATATACATTTTCACTTATATTGATTCGTTCAATTAATTCACCTTTGGTATTTAACCATTTAATTTCACTAAATGCTACCATAGTTTGAAGATGCCAACGATTAAGTTTAGCATTATTATCGATAGGTAGAGTGATTTCGATCACTTTATCTCTAAACTCGTTTTGATATTTTGGATAAAATAAATCCAAACTTCTACCAGTAATGGCTTTCTTGTCTAAATTAATCTTATAGATTTCTTTAGATGTAGCCTCGTCAGTATAAGTTGACATATTCATGAGCGTTCTATTTGTCATGTAACTAATAGGTTTATCTATAGTATATGGCTTATCTTTATAGGCAATATACACATATTTTACTAAAGCTTCATTGAAAGTTGCAGTAACGTATCTATTAGATATAGGATAGTCGCCATAGAATATACCTGTACGATTAGCACTTTGTAGATTGAGTTCCATGCTACTACCGAATATGGAGAATTCTTTTTCTTCAAGATAGCTACGAGCGTATATCGTTGACTCATTAGCATTATTACCCCAACCGAATAATGTATTGCTAGGAGTTACACCAATACTATATTGCTCTTTGAATATATTTCTAAAAGAATATTCGAACCAATGTTGGATGCTCATATTTGCTGTATATGGTTTCCATGTCATAGTATTATAGTCAAAATACTCACTTCTATCATAAGTTAATACGATAGCTTGTAATAATGGAAGTACACTACTGCTCCTACGAAGAGATTTCATTGATACTTTAGACTTATCTACAAGAATTCTAAATGTAGCATCAGTATTACTAACCATAGTAGTTGCTTTGAAATTACCAGCCAATACAGGATCTACTGTAAAATTCTCAGATATCCAAATATCACCATCTAGGTATATGTCTAGTTTATTAGGGCTAATGGTTGTACGGTTAGTTCCATCTTTATCACAAATTAAACTAGCTAAGATAAGATTTCTATTTAGTGATAAACTGTTACATACAACTGTCTTAATATTCTTATGCATACAAAGACGGAATTTATTACAGCGTAATACTGATGGACTATCAATAGATTGATTATTGATACTAAAATCACTATGGTAGTAAGGTAAGGATACATCAACATCGTTATTTTTTACCATATTAATGAATCTACTGTCTGTAGTTATACCAGAGTTTTCTAAATGATATTTATCAATCAATTCCTGAGATACTTTACTGATAACTAAAGCATCATCAATCAACTCTACAGACAGTCTATAATTTACATCATTATAGTTTTTAGGCATCTTGTCTACAGGTGAACGAAAGGCTGTCATATATAGACTACTAATATGATATTTATCATCTTTAAAGATAGCTTTAATGATAGGCTTATTACCATCTCTATCCTTATACTTAGCTACGATTTTAGGATCAGTAGAACGTTTAGCTATATTAATAGCTGAACCGATGCTATTCATCTTCTCAATAGTAGGCCAAATAAAGCCTAATGGTTTAGTAAATACAAATGTATCTGACATTGGTATTAGTGATGTATTATATTCAGTACAAGTTTCGGGATTTATAAAATTATTAAATAGCATCCCAACTTCTAGATTAAACTCACCATCAACTAAACCATCAACCGTTTTTTCTTTCTTCAGTTTCTCAATAGTTTTATCTTGAATTTTGTGGACCTCTTCTGGTAAAGTATTAGTTTTACCAGAAGACGTTACACCTGTAAGCTCAATAGCTTTTTTGGTCTCATTTAAGTCAGTAATAACTGTACTAAACTGAGTAGATATATTATTGAGAAGCTGGTCGGTTAATAATTTATTATCGTCTGCCATTATTCTCCTCCACGAAGATCTTTAACCATCTTTTCTAATCTAGATAAAGATGCATTTAATTCCTCTCTGGTAATATAATCACCACTAGGAGCGGCTGTACCAGAGCCACCACTGACTTGAGTCCAACCAGTAGCAGTTTTAGTATAGATTGTATTTGTAGATGTAACTAAGCATACAGACCCATTAGGTGCAGTAGCATCTAGGTCAGATACGTTAGCTACAGGGGCTTTCCAAGTACTAACTGTAGTTACACTAGCACCAGCAGAACCAGATTCGGATAATTCATTAGCAACGAATAAACCATTAGTACCTAATGTAGCTTTAATAGTATCATTATACACAAAGTCTAATGCACCACCAGTACCAGGTTTAATAGTCCAGTTTTCACCGATAGTTGCTTTATTAGTAGCGGCATCGAGCTTAGCTAAGAATTTAAGATCAGCTTCAGCTTTAGTGTAGGTATCATTCCAACGAGTCTTTTCATCTGTAGTTACAAACTTATGAGTTGCATCTTCAGTAATCATAGTAGCTGGATGTGTAGCAGGATGCTCATAATTAGTAGCACCTTCTTCAATACCATCTAATTTAAGCTTATCTTCCTTAGACATCTTACCATCAATGGTATTAGTAGCTAATGGAATATTTACACTAGAGATAGTATCCCATGTAGTACCATTATAGCGATAGATAGAACCAGTACTAGTTACAGGAACTACCATACCTTTCTTAGGTGTAGTATATGTAGTTGCAATATCACTATAATTAGCAACACCAGGTTTCCAATCCATAGAAGAAGCTACTGCATCAAGTTTAGCAGTCAATTCTGTATTAGATGGTAGATCACTAAGTTTAGATTTTTCATCTGGAGTCATGAATTTACGATTAGTATCTTCAGTGACAATAGCAGATGGGATTGCTGTTACATTAACTACAGTTTCAGTTTTACCATCAATGATAGATTCAGAAGCAGTGATACCACTGAATTTCATTTTATATGGTGTAGCTAATGCTGCTGCTTTAGCTGCTGTACCAGTGATATTAATATCCATGCTACTAGGGTTAGCACCAGCAATAACATGACCCTCACGGTCTACTAATACTTGACTAAAACTACCTGCGGTTAGGTCAGTAGAAGTCTTAGGATGCACGTATACAGTATCTGTAAATTTAGCATTAGCTGGTACACTAGAACCAACAGTAAAACCACGTACAGTATCAGCATCAATATTACCTAAAGATGATCGATCAATTTGTAAATTAGTTACATTAAGATTGATATTACCATTAGCATCAGGTCCTGTAGATGCTGCTGTAATTTTACCAGAAGCACTTACAGTCTTTATACTATTAACTGCATTATTGTTTCTCTTAACCCAATCCTTAATACGTTCAACTTCGATATTAACGAATGATGTATTAGCAATTTTAGAAGAGATATCTCCAGCAGCAGCTGTTGGCACAGTCGGAGTACCAATAAAGTTAGGAGAATCTTTTAATGCAATATCACCAGCATTAAGACCAGCAATAGATTCAGCAGACTTAGCTTTAGCTGCAATACCACTAATATTTATATCATAAGTACCAGCTGATAAGTTTGATGGACCAAATTTACCATTAATAGCACTAGCATCAATAGATGTGACATTTAAAGTTACATTATTAGAACCGTCGAATAAAACAGATGGAGCCGTTACCCCACCTGTAAGTGCAAAGGTTACAGTACCTTTAAGTCTGTCAGCAGTCTTAGCTCTCTCTGGAGTAAGACCATATAGAGCATTGTGCACAAATCTAGTAGTAGCAATAGTATCATTCCGAGTATTCAACTCAGGAGTAGGTGCTGTTGGTCTACCAGTAAATGCTGGATCATTAATAGGTGCTTTGGAATTCCAAAACATTTTTTCGATACCAGTTACATGAACCTCATTATCATTCATATGTCGATTCAAACTCTTTTGGAGATTTTTATCAGAGCTATTAATGAGTTCCCTTAAATCTGGGGATAAATCATTATAGGTTATCAGATCGTATTTTTCATTGAAATCTGGCATTATATAGCCTCCTTTCACCAATTTACTACTATGTTTCAACAGTACTATAATCGTTGACTATAGGAGGTTAATAATAACTATGGCAATTAGAAAAGTATTTTTAAATCCTGGCCACGACCCTAAATTAAATGGAAGTGGCTATGCTATCGACCCAGGCGCTGTAGGTTCTCGTACTACAGAAGCCGAAGTTGTTAAAAAAATTGGTGCATTAGTAAGCCAATATCTTCAAGCTGTAGGTTATGAAACTTACATTATGCAAGATGATGACTTAGATGCAGTATGTGAAGCAGCTAACCAATGGGATGCTGATATCTTTGTATCTATTCATTGTAATAGTGCAGAAAATCCAGCAGCTGAGGGTACTGAAACATTTACTCATACTAGTGCAGGTCCTAACTCCTTATCTACTAAATTGGCTATTAATATCGACAATCAATTAGTTAATTCTTTAGACTTATATGATCGTGGTATTAAATCTGCCAACTTCTGGGTATTGCGTAAAACTGATATGCCAGCAGTATTGGTTGAAACAGCATTCATCAATAACCCAAAAGAAGAAGATAAGCTTATTAATCAAGTAGATGAGTTTGCTAAAGCTATTGCTCGTGGCATCTCTGATACTGCAGCTCAAGTATAATCTATATCATGAATACTGCTGCCGATGTAGAAAAAGCTCTCCAAATAGATACCGTACCGTCATTAAATTCAGAAGAAATTCAATATAATGGTAATATAGTAGCCTATCAAGGAGACTATTATATCTTTATCGACGGTAAATGGTCTAAGTTAGGTAAACAAGTATCATCTAATACTAATAGCCTAACTGAAAATGAAATAGAAGATATGGAGCCTGAAGAAATGGATGATACTGGTAAACCATACTACAAATCTAGAGTATACTTTTACCCTCTAAATATAATTAAGATGGTAACTGTATTATTCTGTGGTATAGCTTTAATGTATTCTTTATTCATTCAATCAGAGACTGTAGCGGCTACACTTGCTGGTGGGTTATTAACCTATTTAAGCCGTGGTAGTTCTGGATCTACTACAAACAATTATCAAAAGAATGATAAGTAAGAAAGATATAAGCCCTAATGGTTATATGCCATTAGGGCCATCTTTTGGCTTACTTGAACATCCCAGTAATTCTAAAATAGGAGGTTAAAACTATGCCAGAGCAAATCAATTATGATTTAGATAGAGACAAGCTTGGTTTAAATGAGCTTAGTCTTAAACTGCGTGATATGGTTACAAAATCATTTAATCATACTAAAGATGATGTAATACATATTACTGCAGAAGAGCGAGCATTATGGAATACTGTAGCAACTATTCCTAATGTAAGCAATAATAATAATGGCTTTATGTCTATAGCTGATAAAGTTAAATTAGATGGAATAGAAGAGCAAGCCAACCATTATATACACCCTAAGAAACCTAATGCTGTTCCTGGTAACTATATTACAGTAGATATCGATGATGAGGGCCATGTCACTCGTGGATACAACCCTACTAGATTGCCTATTACTGTAGATAATGCTGATAGATTAGGTGGGTTAGTACCAGGAGACTTTGCTCCTATAGCTAATCCAATCTTCTTAGGTAAACCACAAGCACCTACACCTGTAATTAGTGCTGATAGTACTAAGATGGAAATAGTTAATGTAAAGTATTTAGAATCTCATATCTTCCCTTATGTAAGATCTCGTGTAGAACCAACTGGAGATGGAGAAAATCTATTCTGGATTGATTCTACAAACATTTTAAGTTCTTATAGTAAAGAAAAGAAATGGCATTCTGTATATACAGAAGCTAGTAAGTATATGCTTGCACTAAATGAAAAGATTGATGTAAATACTCAACCATCTGACTATGCAGCGTATCTAAAGTTCTATGGGCAAAAGAAATTATCTGCATTAAACTTAGATACAGCCATTACTGGTACTAGAACTGAAGAGTTTGCTACTGTAATGGGTATGAGAGCTGTCGATCAAGATATCTCTCATGAGTTTATCTTTATTGGTAACGACTTATTCATTCGTAGTGGTGCAGATAACTGGGATAGCCTAGTTAAAATCTTTGATAGCAACGATGAAACTGTAGCCAAGACTAAGAAAGCTATGGAATTTGATATAGATAACGGAAGCCTAGTAGTTAATAGTGGTGGTAAGAAATATAAAGTCACCCTAACTGAGGTATAGGAGGTTTACTATGTCATATCATGATAGACAAAGTCTAAATCAAACTATTCCTAGGCATATATCCAAACAGGAACTATCACCGTCATTACGTAATCGTATACAAGATGAGTATGACCATATATACAATCATACTTTACATATTACAGAAGAAGAGCGTTATAGATGGAATCAATCAGCTAAACGTGTGCTTAAACCAGCTACTATATATGCTGATGGGTTAATGACTAAAGAAGATAAAGCTAAGCTAGATAGTATTGAGCCAAAAGCTAATAAATATGTACATCCATTCTCTAATGTAACACCAGGTAGTTATCTTGAAGTGACTACAGATGGTTTAGGGCATGTAATATATGGGAATAACCCAGCTAGACTTAATATAAGAGCTAGAAATGCTACTAAATTAGGTAATATAAACCCAGATGAATTTGTATCACCTGATAATGCATTCTTAAAGGGTAATGTATCATTTAGAAAATATCCTAATGATATAGACCATCTTAATTATCCTATAACTAAGAAAGATCTAGTTGACCAATCATTAACTGTAAGCTATTATATTAGTGATGATACTACACCTAATCTAAATAAGATTAGAATTAGTCCGACTACGAATGTAGCATCTTATTATGATGCTGACTCTAATAGCTGGGTTAATATAACTCTACCTAATAATATTGCTAGATTAGATTCTAATGGTAAAGTTCCATTGAATCTTATGCCAACACAAGGTCTTCCTATAGGAGCTATTATACCAACACTAAGTGCTAGTATAGATCTTATGAAAATAGATGGATTCTTACCATTAACTGGTATTGAAGTGGTGAAGAATGAATACTTAGATTTATATAACTTTGCTAAGTCATCTAATATACTTGTACCATATTCTGAATATAGTAAGTTTGAACGATTACCATCTATTGGATTCTTCTTTGATAATGGTAATACTTTCATATTACCTAAGTTAAACGATTTCTTATGTGCTACTAGCAATATTAGTGATACTGGTAGATACACTCCATCATGTACACCTAGACAGACTAGTACGTTTAATACTATGGCTAAGAATGACTTCCTAAAAGAGTTTGACTATAATAATAGAAATGCTGTAAATGAAAGACTATCTTGTTATACTGGTGCATTTAGAATGGTGGACCGTTTAGGTCAGGCAACTAGTGGTGGTGGTTTTGTAAGAGCTAGAAATATTAATAATAATATATTACTTACAAAGTTCAATTCCAATGAAGGAAATGATAATGACTGTACTATAAATGAACCAGCTCATTTTAATACTATATACATGATTAAAGCTAAATACTAAAGAAAGGAGGAGCTATGTCTAAAGAGCAAGATGTAATAAAGTGGTGGCTATCCTATTCTGAAGAAGAAGCTAAACGTCGTAAAGAAGAATGGCTAGATGAACACAATAAATCTAGACTGTATAATGAAGTATTAGATAAACTAACAGAGAAAGAGTTTAATACTGTATTACACAATACCATCAATGATATAAAATTTCATATGACTGATTCTTTTATGCATATATCTAAAGAAGAACGTGATACTTGGAATAAAGTCACATATGAATCTTTAACTAAGACAGTATCTACGGAATCTGATGGTCTTATGTCTAAAGAAGACAAAAAGAAGTTAGATGATATACATGAAGGTGCTAATAACTATACTCACCCTAAATATAGACCAGTAACGTCTTATAAATTTAAGAAAGTTGATGAGTATGGTCATATCTATGGTTCATCTGAACCAGAGGTATTACCAGTAACTGTAGACTCTGTAGATACATTGAATGGTAAACCTATTGAGTATTTTGCTAAGAATAATAACCAAGTATTCAATAATATAACTGTACCAGATGTAGATATCTCTACGGCTAAAGATAATACAGCTATTAATTATAAGACAATGAAGTCTTATGTATTAGATGGTGCTATACAAGTTACTAATAGTAATACAAATCTTGATACAAGAAAGCTTTGGTATAATACTAAAGATAATAAAGCATATTACTATCAAAGTAATACATGGAAACCATTCTCTATACCAGATAAACCTGTAACTTATAATGATAATGAGGTTATAGATAGTTCTTTATTACCATTAGTAGGATATCCTATAGGGTCTGTAGTTACCGTATATGGTAATACTATCCCTCGAGGGTGTTTATTATTAGATGGGTCTATTATATCTAAGACAGATTATCCTAAATTATGGGATAGAGTATCACGATACTATAAGATAATATCTGATAACGAGTATAACTCTTTACCATATGAGCATGCTACTACATACTTCTCACTTGTAGCATCAGATTCTGATAAATTTAGATTACCTAATTTATACAATCTACATTTAAGACCTACGAGTGAAACTAATAAGCAAGGTGCACTACAACCTAACGCTAAACGTGCTAATATATATGGTACATTCCCAGTGACCCCATTTAATGGATATTCATTTCCGGAAGATATCGCACTCTATAATAAATATCCTATCGTTAAATGTGAACAAAGACCGATGACTACGTTTAGTTATGGGTCACCATATTATAATGAATGGGGCTATATGGGCTATGAATATGCTAATAAGAATCGTGAATCATTAGACAATTACTATAAGCCTATAATAAATGAATCTAGCCAAGGTTTCTCTACTAGATCTGTAACTGTTTTGTATTGTATTAAAGCTAAATAGGAGGTAGCTATGGGTGACTTTAATAATGAACTAGATAAAATTAATAAAACCGAATTAGCTTCTCCGTTAGCTAAGCTAATTAATGATGGTTATGCTCATATGTATAACCAAAATATGCATACATCTGAAAATGAACGTGATGTATGGAATAAAGCAGCTAATACTGTATTATATAAAGCCAATATAGATTTGAATGGGTTACTATCTAAAGAAGATAAAGAGAAACTAAACTCTATAGAGAGTGGTGCTAATAACTATACTCACCCTAAATATATACAATCTAATGCTGGTACATATATATCTACAGTATCAGATGATTCTGGTCATGTAATATATGGTAGTAATCCAACGTTCTTAGATTGTACTGTAGAGAATGCAACTAAACTTAAAGATACAATCTTTGGTGAATTTGTAAGAGTGTCTAATCAAGTATTTGGGGATAATGTAACGATAAATCCTAATAGCGATGTATATGATGGAACACCCGTTACATTTAAAAACTTTAATGATTATAGATTGGACAAAGCATTCAATAAATCCATAGCTATATCTACAGATGATGATTCATTATTCGCTCAAGATGGTACATCTAAGTCTATACATTATGGGCTAAATAATGATATCGTAATATATAAACGTACTGCATCATCATTAACAAGCTATTCACTAGTCAATTCAGCCAATACTATAAAACTAGTAAATGGTAAAATACCAACCAGATACATTCAAGATGATGGTGTACCTATTGGGACTATACTATTCTGGTTAGGTTCTAATATACCTGATGGATATTTGCCTATGAATGGTATGGCTGTACAAAAATCATTAGTACCAGAGCTTATTGAATATGCTAATACTAATGGTCTATTAGAAAACTGGAATAATATGATGGAAAATAAGTACTACAATGCTAAGTTTGTACTAAAAGATGATAAGTTATATATGCCGACTTTTAATAGAGCCATTACTGTATCAGTAAATAATAATAGAACGCTATCTGGTAACGTTGCTGAATGGATTACTAAATATATCCGTGGTACATTCCAAGTTGCATCTGGTGCTATACAGTGGAATCCTGGCCCTAATGAGTTTAATTCCAGGCAAGATACTGGTGAGATTCACGTAAAGAATGATGATGGTAATGATAAATTCCTAATACCAGATCCATCATCAAATTACGGGGAAACATATTTAACCATGTATGATAGTGGTGCTGTAGTATCAGCTGGTGATGATATGGCACCAGCTATGATGACTGTAAATTATATTATCAAAGCATCATCTACAGGGCTAAAACTAAATTACGTTAAACAACTAAGTTACGATTATTATAATATAGATAATGGTAACCAGGTTAGATTTAGCGATGTATTAGACCATATCAAGTGTAATAATCATAGACCTATTGTTGATGTGACTATAAGTAATAGAGGTATAGCTTTTAGTAACTCAGCGGAGATTAATGGGGTCTATGATAAATTACGTTATGAACGTTTAAATCCATATAGACAGTTGATTATTCGAGGTTTGGGCAAATCAATCTACTATCCATATAGTGTAGATTTAAACGAAAATAACTTAATTACTATTGCAGAAAACAAGGTTCCTAATAGTACATTTACTATTCAGGTGTCAAAGGCCGATCCATATGATAGAATGGAAAAGTTTGACAGTTTAAAAACTAGACTTGCTAGTTATGGAGTAACGCTAGTAAAAGTATAATTTTTAATCAACCGGAGGGTTAGTGTTTATGAACTATTTAATCAATCAAGTGAAAGCTCACTTGAAGATTATTATTGCTTTTATCGTGATTATCTTAATTTCTTTACTGACTATATTGTATTTTAAGCATGAAGCTAATGTAGAAGCTAATCGTTATAGAGAGATTCTTGATAACGTAACTAAGACTGCAGAATACAATAAAGAGTTAGCTAAAGAAAATAAAATAGTAATGGCTGCTATTGATGACTTACGTAATAATAAGCCAGTAAAAGAAACCATTACTAATAATAATACAGACACTATAAGATACATCGAGAAGTCTTCACCAGAAGATCCTGATGTAGTAGTCAATAAAGAAAAAACTGCCAGTATTAGATATAATGGAGAAACTTTCAGTACACCCTTACAATCTTCTGCGGCATCTAGTGTAGCCAAGGAAGATGGTACAGTAGAAATTAAACAAAAAGACGAAGTTGTTATCGACGTAACTGATATAGCTAATAGACAAATTGCTGCTCATGATTTAATGAGAGATAAAGTCGAACAAGAGCTACGTGATGACGTTAAGAAACTTAAACATGAAAACAGAAATTACAAGATAGCTGGTGTAGCTTTAGGTACCGCTGGTATAGGGTATGCAATCTATAAGGCAAAGAAATAGGTCAATTAGGTGAAACATAAAAATAAGTCTTTATTTTTATTAAAGGTGGTGATGAAGTGGACTTTGAAGGTGCTACTGGTGTACTTTCTATGGTTAAAGATATAGGTGCTATAGAATTTATTCTAATCTTGCTAGTGGCATATGTAATCTACTCCAACCATACCAATACCCGAGCAATTCTACAATTATCAAGAAGAGAAGAATCAGCTAAGCCTTCTGATAAATCAGCACAATCTGAAGAAGCTAGAATGATCAATACTATGATTGATGATATGAATCAGCACCCATATACATTAAATAAACTAAATGAGACATATACCAAAACAAATACACTAATCAAACACAAACTCAAAGAGACTGCTGATATACTTGGAGCTGAACGTATTTGTGTGTATATGTTTCATAATGGTGAGCATTCGGTTAATAATATACCTTTCTTAAAGACTACTTGTATTTGTGAATACATAGATAGACATAAAGGGGCAACCAGTCTACTTATGACTCACAAAGGTGTACCTATTAACTTAGCTAGTGACTTATTTAAGCGTATCAATAATCATCAGATTACAGTATTGTATCCTGATGATGAAAACGTTATTGATAGAGTCATGGCAAACTTCTTCTATAGAGAGAATGATAATAGAACTACGATAGTGGTTACTATATATGACTCCTCTAACCAACTGGATGAAAAACCAGTTGGTTTTCTAAGTGCAGATTTTGAATTTGACCATAGGTTAAAAAGTGAAGAACTTAAAGACTACTTCACTGAACTTGAAGAGCTAGCAGACTACTTATCAGTATCTGTATTAATTAGCTATCTTTTCTTTCAAACTAAAAAGGAAAAAGAATAAGGAGGAAGTTCTTTCATGTCTAAACCCCAATTACTTAATAGACTGAAAAACAAAACTGATTTAGTTACCTCTGGTAATCTGTTACAGTATTCTGATACTACAGGTAGATTAGTAGAAGATACTGGTTTAAATGCCCAGCAGATTAAAGCAGCAACGCTAAACAATGCCAATATCGTTAGTCACTTAGCTAATGATGGTATCCATGTAACTAGAGAAGAAAAGAAGTTTATTACACAAGATCGTACAGATCTTAATAACCACTTAGTAGACGCATCCTCACATATTAGCCCGACAGACAGGGCTAATTGGGATGCCAAAGAAACCCCTGAAGGTGCACAAGCTAAAGTTAATATGGCAGCTGCATCTTTTAATAGACATATGGCTACCAAATCTATTCACGTTTCTAATAGTGATAGATTGTCTTGGGATGATAAGTATACTAAAGCTGAGATTGATAATAAGTTTGTACAGCTAGAATCTAATAATACTTGGAAAGAAGCTGTAGATACTTTTAGTGAGATTGATATTATGTATCCTTCTCCTCAGCGTGGTTGGACTGTATCTGTAAATGATACTAATATTACATTCCGTTATGATGGTGATAACTGGATTCCTATATCTAGTAATGCTGTACCTATGGCTACAGCTGCAGTAGATGGTCTTATGTCTAAAGAAGACAAAGCTAAATTGGATACAGTAGAAATGGGTGCTAATAACTATGTGCATCCTAATAATCCATCTACAAGACACGTATCTGATAAGGAGAAAGCATTCTGGTCAGCTAAGGCTGAAGACCGTAATGCTACTTATCAATATGCAGGTCTTATGTCTAAAGAAGATAAATATAAATTAGACAATATTGAAACAGGTGCAACTAACTTTAGTATGCCTAGTAAGTTAGACCCAACTATCATTGAAACCGATAATGATCATTTATTCGTTACATTGGAAGAAAAGACTAATTGGTCTAATAAAGCAAGCAATAACTTAGTTACACCAAATGTAAATGGTATTATGTCTAAAGAAGATAAGATTAAACTTAACTCTGTAGATATGAATGCCAACTATTATATTCATCCACAAACACATGACCCTTCTATTATCTTAGAAGATGCTAGTCATAGATTTGTAACTGATGAACAAATCTTAGCATGGAATAATAAATTAGATGGTTCTTTAGCTACAGCTACTTCTAATGGTGGTATGTCTAAAGAAGATAAAGCTAAATTAGATTCCATCGAAGAGGGTGCTAATAAATATAAGCTCCCAGCACAATTACCACCAACTATCATTGCTCAAGATCCTAATAATAGATTCTTTACTGACCAAGAAAGACAATCTCTTGCTGATAAGAAAGACTCTAAAGCAATTCTATTAGGTACAGCAGAGTTCAATGGTAGAACTGGTACTATTATCCCACATAGCTTTGAGAATACTTCTTTCTCTGTAGCTATTACTCCAACAGCAAATCCTAATGGTTTGATTGGTGAGGTATGGGTTAAGAAAACTAATACAGCATGTATCGTATACTGCTCTGGTGCAGGGGATGCTAAAATCCCATTCGATTATATGCTGATTTATTATAACTAATCAACAAAATAATATAGACTTGGGATGAACACGGATCCTAAGAATATCTCTTTTTACTACAATATTACTAAAACTTTTTTGGATACCCATATAGGCAATGCCTATATGGGTTATCTACCGTCTCAATACTAGGAAATATAATTTTGGATATATATTATAACTGTGTAGTAATTAGTAATTTTGTTTTATAGTTAAGGAGGAACAATTACTATTGAAAAGCAAAAATTTAATTTAAGAGAACTAATTGGTCAATTCAGAACATTTGACTTTGCGTCTTATGATTTGAATTGCAGTTCCAAAAGAACAGCTGTTTACTCAGCTAAGAAAGGTAACACACTTGTTACTGTATGGACTAATGAGTATGAAACTGAAGATGGTTTCATTACTCCATTAATCAAAGTTAAAGAAAAAGAGAAAGTAGATGTAACTACAGAAGTCTATAAGAGTACTACATTAGAAGACATCTTAGCTGCAACTAATACTGGTGAATTTTGCATCAGTCAAGACACAGACCACAAGACACTATTGAAAGTATCTTGCCGTGCATCTGCTAAAGTATTGGCAACGAACTCCAAAGGTAAACCTATGTTTAGATATACGGTTACTTTTGATACATTCGTTCCAGTTAATGGGTACTTTAACCCTAAAATCATTATTAGTAAAATTAAGCCACGTGGTCCAGTCTTCTTTAATTGGAAACATGATGACTTCTCTGATAAAATCACATTAGAGAATGATGGTTTTGCATTTGTAGATGAAGCAGTCAATGCATTATTAGAATCCGAGGAATGGTAATATGACAGTTAGTATAAAAGATAATAAAGCGTTTGTTAGACGTATAGCCGCATCTATAATACCACAAAAACTAGTAACTAGAAAAGAATCAGTATATGTAGGTGATGATGCACTAGTAGTTAACTCATCCATATATATTAATAACAGTACGACTTCTGAATACAGTTCAACTGGTCCAAATATTATTTTGTCTAGTATGATGATAAGACCATTCGAATTATTAGAAATGTATGGTGTTGCTGTAGATGATATTACATCATCTAAAATTCGTATCTATGATGATAAAAAATATGTGATTGCTGATGGACATAACACATCATCTTTTATAGTAGATGGTGAATACACAGATACTTTGTTATTTAGTGATTCATATAACGAGTTTATTAATATGATCCAGATTAAAAATAAAAGAGTCGGATCTGTTATGAATACCCTATGTAGCCGTAAGTTACACTGGTCTATTGAATATGAGGTAAATAGTAAACTATATTCTGCTACATTGAAATCAAAAGTCGAAATGGGTAAAGACTTAGACACCTATTCTATGTATATAGAAGATTCTACTAATATATATACACATACTTCGGCTAAAGATATTATAGATGAATTATTAGCTTTACCATATGAGTTTCATGGTACATGTATAAACTATAGTGCTATAGATTGTACTAGAAGCTATGGTAAATTCGTAATTAATAAAATGCGATCTGAAGCCGAAGCTAATCAAATACTATCATATGTAAATAATAATACAAACAATATTGCTAGACGTCTTATTTAATCAGGAGGGTTACTATGTTTGATTTCAAAGAGAAATTGAGTGAAGTTAAAACTATGATTGTCAATAGTGTGAATATAGAATTCGCACCAGACATCAAAACTATAAACTATCTTTATATCAATAAAGAGAATATGTCTGTCGAAGTCAGAACAAAAGAATCTTGTCGAGAAGATTTAATGGATTACTATGATAAAGCAGAATATGAGTTTATAAATAGAGATGACTTGGCTGAAGACTACGTTAAAGGTCTAGGTGTAAATATCCTAGACGTAGTAGACATATCTAAACATGTAATTGCTACTTATAAAGATAAACCAATCACATTATATGATGCTTTGGATAATCTTACTGCAGGGACTTTAGATATCGTATATGATAGAGAGAATAAAGTCATTAAGTTTGGTCTTAGTCATTGGGATTGTATCACTGATGGTATTGGTGACTATGGTGTCCAAATCAATACAGACTTGCACTATAAGCTACAAGTATTTAGTGATCTAACTAATACAGAAATCTTCAGTAAATTAGAAAACTATGGCGGTGATACAGCTTTTACTGTAATGCCATATAATGATGACGGTAATATCACATATAGATTTACCGTATATGATGTAGAAGATACTTTCGATATCATTAACGATATTGTGAATTCACTTATTTAAGGAGAAACAGTAATGGCTAGAAAAAGCAAAAGTATTAATAAAGTGCAATCAATTGAAGAGATTGCAGATATCGAAACTCCTAAAGAGGAACCAACTACAGTAGCAGAATCTACAGAAGAAGAAACTGTAGAAGAAGCTACTACACAAACACCACCATTAGAAGAACTCATTAACGAAGAACCACGTGAAGTATTGACTTTCGACAATCTTTCTACTTATAACGATAAGTTTCTTCGTGATAAGATGATTGACTTATTAGATGCAACTAATGAAGTTGATTTCCGAATCAATGACAATACTACACCTAATAAGTATTATATCACTAAAGGTAATGCCAGAGTATGCCTCTTCTCTAAAGATATAGAAGTGACTTCATTAAGTGATACTAGAAAAGTTATTCTTGATGCTTTATCTAAAGTAGGTCACGATGATAAATTACTTGGTATCACTGTAGATACTGATCTTAGTTATAAATACTATGAAGATGAATCTATGCTACCAGCTTTAAATATCACACGTACCATTAGTCTTGTAGATACAGACAATAAATTTGTAACTATTGTATCTCAATACGTTATTGAGACAGCTATAGCAGTAGCCCATATGTTTAAAGCATTATGCCGTGAACTATCTCAACGTAAGTTGAATGATAAAGTTGTGGTTATTAATTATGCTAAAGATATTGGCTTAGTTGTATTACACGATAAGTATATCGGTATTGAAGAAGTAATTAATACTTTGGATGATATGTATCGAGGCTAATATGAAATCTGTGTTACATTTTGAGTTAGAGGGTGAGTTAGTCACCCTCACTCGATATGATGATTTCGGGAATACTATTGGTATTGAAGAAGCAATGTATCCCGATATCTGTATGGAAGAAGAGCTTATCTGTTGTATGATGGAGATATTTGATACTGTAGTTAAAGGATATAATAGTGAGATAGTAAAGTTGACTACGATGTATGATGATAAATTTATCAATGTAGAAATCAATACTAGGAATGACACTATTACGTTTGATAACTACTATGACGAATATCAAATGGCTGATATAATGGATACAATCATAGAGTCTAATATGACTATGGATAATTTTAGATTTCTTCGAGGTGAAATGATATGACAGATAGAGAAACATACGATGGTATATACAAGACCGTAGCAGATATAGTATTTGAGAAAGGATTAGCTAGAACACAATCTACATCAGTATACTTAGATGGTAATGGTCATGTAGGTATCACATATTCCACAGGAGCTATGCATATTACAGATAAAGAATATTGCTTAGGTTCTAATATGGAAATTAATGTATTTGATACTGATCTTAATAAAGATACAGTAGAATCATTAAAAGATATGCTATTGATTTTACACTCAGATTCATATGAAAGATATGGTGATGTAGAAGTCAAAACTAATACATTATGTGCATTGCCTGATACTATTGAGTTTGATGAAATATATGAAACCAATAACCACTATGCACCAACAGCATATCTATTTTATGACGATATAAAAATCTATAGTATAGATTTATCTGGATTCGTAACACCAGAAGATATCCTCAAGATTAAAGATAGTTTAATTGACTATTTTAAAGGTTTTGAATACGAGTTCTATTAAAATTTACTAACATATTTGTATCTTAATCATATACAAATAGGAGTAAATAGAATGACAGATATTTTTATAATAAGTTTATCGTCTATAGCCTTAGTATCCCTACTGGTATATGCTAGTATTCACTTTGATTGTAGATATAAACATGATTTTTACGAATCTATATATAGGAAATAAGTAAAATCCAGGTATAGGAATTTCCTATACCTGGTATATTTTTTAGGAGGTTTACCATGTTGGACACAGATACATTATTACATGGATATGGTATTGAAAAGTTTAGTGAAAAGCTTAAAAACTTAATAAATTCTGAAGTTGGTTGCTATGCCAAGAAACAAGTTTTTATTAATGAACGTCGTGATGACTTTAATCCAGAAGTATTACTCACTAGAGCCGTTCTTTCAGATAAAACTGAAGATGATGAAGAATATAGTGTATCAATAACAGTACGTAGAAGCGCAAAACATTTCTGCCCCAAATTGGACACTATTAATGCATTTCGTGTATTATACGAAACTGATTGGGCTGAAGATGATAAAAAACCCTTTGATAAAGAATGTAAATTTAGTATAGCTTTATCATATAATCATGATATTAAAACTCTTACATATACTCAATTATATAGCAAATACAAAGGCAAACTTTTAGATCATACTGTATGCTTTAGTGTAACTGAACATTTAGACCCAGATGCTGATAAGTATATAAATACATTATTCAACTCAGCTAGAAAGAATGATGGTGTACACAATACTACATATAAAATTTTATATACCGATTTAGTCACTATTCATATTTTATCACCATTGATTAAATATGGTATGTCTGAAACATTAGAATTTCTATATGACACTATAGTTTTAAATAACTAGTAACAAGAAATCCCAGTATAGTCATTGACTATACTGGGTATTATTTTTTATAGTAAAAGTTAATACTTATAGTTATATACTATAATTGTGTATGGTAGATACAGCTATCCATAATATAGCTGTATCTAAGTTTACCCATACACTTGTAGACTACAAGTCTACTTGCCGAAAGGAGGTGACTCCTATGGCGAATCCGGGATGCGTAGGTAACTACGCTAACCAATTAGCGGAGCGTTCAGCCAATGTTGGTTGGATGATCTGCTATTGCCAAGATATAATCTATGATTATGTCTATGGTAATAACGGTGTAAGTTTAGCCGAAGCTAAAAAAGCTGAAGCTTACTTGCTCCAACACGGTATTAGTCTTACTATTGATTTAGATAAGATCTAATACTGATTAATAATACATGGGTGGGTCACACCACCTGCCCGTGTATTATTTTTTGTGTTATATGTGTATTATTTTAAACCAAACGCTTCCATAGGATCCATTTCCACCATTCTTACTTGGCTATCATGGAATGCTTTCATGGCAACGTTCTTAAGTTTAGATGCTATTTGTGGAGCGGCTGCACCAATATTCTTTACCCCTAGACGATAGAAGATATTACCAGCACATGCATTACAAACACCATTCTCAGCCTCACATAAAGAAGCAAATCTGAACTGCACTGTTTTACCAATATACTGATTCATATTCTCAGAAGTCAACTCTACTAGTTTATTTCCTTCTTTCATAAAACAATAGATGTATTCTTTTATATTGTCTTTATTTAGAGTGATTGTAATAGTACGTTTAGTACCACAGTCACTACCCTTGTCTAATGTCTGAATGTGTTGACATGCAGGCAATAATAGTTTTTCCCAATAACCACCAACTTCTGTACGACTAGCACGAGAGTAAGGACCTTCGGCTAGAGAGTTAGCAAAGTCTGCATAGTCTTCTTTAGATATACCTGTCATATAGTTAGACATGATGATATTATAACCCTTAGTTGGGTCTGGGTTTTTAGTAATACCACGAACAACAAACATGTTTTTGAAATGGTTACTCATATTAGATTTAGCACCACTATTATAAGTATCCATAGCTGGATCATCTTTAAGAATCTCTTCAGCTAAATCCAATAGTTCTTCCTGAATCTTCAATACTATCTTAGGATCTTTAGCATCTAACTCTTTACGATATTTCTTAATAAGTTCTTCTTTAGCCTTATTGATCTTTGTAGTGATAGTCAATAGCTTCATACTATAACTAGTGGACAATATATTTACATAAGGCATGAACTTTTGACCTTTCATAACAAAGTCTTGCATAACTTTAAGAGTCTTTCTATTCTCTAGAATAGCATATGAAATCTCTTGCATAATATTACCAACCATCTTCTTAGTGATTGGTTTATTGATATACCCAAACATATCAAACAAGTCTTTCTCAATGAATACTCTATTGAATACCCATAACCCTACAGTTGTAACAAAAGAGTTCTTATTCTTTTTTCCTTCTGGACCATATGAACCAGCTGGAATAGTAACTAAATCATATGTATTGAATCTACGTTTACCATTAAATTCACCAAACATGCCAATTACTGTAGAAGTCTTAGCACCCATATCCTGATCTATAGATAGGATATAATCTATATCTTTAGTATTAGTAATTCTATTAGATGTACGTTTCATATCATTATTACCTCCTTACGGTTTACTATTATGTAAAGTCAATACTTTATGTCACCAAAAACATCTATGTAATTCTAACTATTCTACCCCAAAATGGGGTTTTTACGGAGGAAAAATAAATGGACTCTAATTTTAATAAAGAAAATAAAGTCTCCTATCAAGAGCTGGCCCCTAGTTTACAGGCGATGCTTGATGGTAAGGCTAGTGTTACAGTTCTTAATAATCATATTAATGATAATGCACGTCATATCACAAATGATGAACGTGCTAAATGGAATGCTACATTGCAAGATGCTAATACATGGGCTAAGAACTATGTAAATGGTCTTTTAGGTGACTTTGGTGGTCAAGGTGTAACTTTGATGGATGTAGTCAAATCTAAATTAGATAAGACTGAATTCGAAAACTTTAAACGTACATTAGCTCGTATTGCTTTTACTGGTTCTTATAATGATCTTATTGACAAACCATCTGGTATCTCTTTCTCTGATACTGCAAATAAAGCTTTGAACGCTGACCGTGCAACTTTAGCAGATAGAGCTACTGTAGCTGACCGTGCAACTAATGCTGACTTAGCAGAAAATGCTAAACGTGTTGGTGGTATTCGTGTAACTATTGATGGTACTGCTCCAGCTAACCCTGAAAATAATAAAGAAATCTGGTTCAATACCACAAACTTGACAGTTTACTTCTACGTAAATAATCAATGGAGAATGACTCGTTGCGCTGTTGCATAAGTCCTTTAGAGGAGACCTTCTACAATCTAACTAACGTGCAACTAATGATGTCAACAGGGTGTAATCTTAGTTGCAGGTACTGCTATCAGGATGATAAGAAGAATAAGAATATGTCTAAAGAAGTTATGGAATCTTTTATAGACTTCTTATGTGATACTAATCCTGATGTCCCAGTTTTAATAGACTTCTTTGGTGGTGAGCCATTAGTAAACTGGCCGATAATGAAATATGGTTTAGAACTAATGGATGATTTAGGTCTAACTGAAAAGAAACTATACTTTATGGTATCTACTAATGGTACTCTTATTACAGATGAGATAGCTGAATACTTTAGAAAGTATAATGTCCATATCAATATATCTATAGATGGTACACCAGAGAAACACAATTACGAACGTAATAATTCTTATGATAAAACTATAGAGGGATTACATAAGTTATATGACTATGGTCTATGTAGAGACATTACTGCTAGACTTACATTCCCAAACAATTATTTTGGTAGTATAGAAGAGCATGTAAAAAGTGTATTAAACTTAGGTATCCCTGAAGTTACATTTGCAGCTGTCTTAGCTGGTGGTATAACTGATGAAGAGTTAGCCACTTATGAAGAATCTATGTATAGAACTGCTATACTTATTCTTAAGTATGTAGAATATGGCTTAGCAGTTATTCCTAAGTATATGAGAAACTTCATAATGATGGAACACATAAATCAAGATTTTAAACCTAGACAACCATGTCATTTTAAAACCAATAGAGGTATTGTAGTAGATACTGATGGGGTATTATTCGGATGCTCTATTGTCCCAAATTCAGATTTTAAAGAATATTCTTCTAAAGTGTATTCAGATACCGTAATTGGTAATGTCAAATACGGTATAGCTTATAATCGGAATATTGGAGACAAATACCCTTGTACTACAGCAAATGCTAAAAATGATTGTACCAATTGTGAAGCCAAGAGTATGTGTTTACCATGTGCTATGGAAAATATGCTATCATCAACAAGAGACTATCATTTAGTAGCTGATGATAAATGTAAATTGATTAAAGCTAAGTACCGAGTTGCATTACGTATTCATAATTGGATACTACGTAATAAATTCGGAAGTGTTGCAATGTCTAGGCTAAAAGAGAATCATCTTCTTGGGGAAGATAAGTATAGTATAAGTTCATTAATAATATAGAGTCAGTAACTTTAAGGGGAATTTTAGGAAAGAAATGTTTTTAGAGTTTAAAGAAATAGGGAATGATGTAAGAGAAATAGTATTCTATCTTACTAATGATAATAATATAGATTGTGACTATCTACCACCTAAGGGTAGACAATATATGTCTACCAGGGTGATAGATGCTATGATAGAAAAGATTACTAAGATCTTTAAGGATTATAGACGTGTATATACCATCACATTCAAAGGCGGAGAACCTTTGATGTGTTGGGATAAGATTGTCTATATTATAGATAGGCTAAAAGCCAATAATGTAATATGTAGATATAAACTATATACGAATCTGACTTTGATGACATTAGCTAAAGCTAAAGTTATTAAAGCTAATGCTATAGATGTAGTAGGTTATCTTGATGGTGAAGTAGAGCATAATAGTAAACATCGTACTGGGTATAAAGAAGCTATACGTGGACTAACTTGTTTACGTGAACTTAATATACTTAAGACACATGTAACTATCCATATGACATTGATGGAAGATACTATTAAATACTTTGAAGATAACTTTGATTTTATTAGTAAGCTTGGGGTAAAGAGTATCTTATTTGAACCAGCAGAGTCTATAGATATAACTGGTAAGTTTAAGACAGCTTTAAAGAAAGCTACTAAGTATGCTTATGAGCAATACTTCAAGTTTACTAAGAATAGATTTGACGCATTATATCTTATATCATATTTAGATTACATAGTACCAGATTATAAAGATACATCTGCTGATAGTAACTTCTTTACATCTGGACAACTATATGTATCACCATATGGTAAGTTATATGCTAATAGATTGGCTTTGGTTAATGGTATTAGGTATATTGGTAATGTATACAGTAACCAATTAGTATTTCCTGATACTATTGATATCCATAGCCACCCAAAATGTCGTGGATGTGTAGCTAAGAATGTATGTCAATCCTGTAGTGATATAGCTACATTTGATTCTAAATATCCGCATCAGAATATATGTCAACTAAATAGAGCTATTGCTGAAGTCGCAAGAGAGTTTATGGAAGACTGGAAATACAATACTTCTGGAATCTACAATAAGAAGATTAAAAAGAATATTGTAGAGTCTACTAGTATTATGAATAGTCTTTACAATAAGCTCAAGAGAACCTATACTATTACTGACGGAAATAGGCCAACCGTTAAGTCTTTTATGACAGCATATGGTAGAGATTATATTTGTGAACGCAAAGAGCCTCCTGAAAAGTTGAGAAAACTATATGAAAGATTTAGAATGATTCTCGGAGGAAACAATGGAAAACTTTACAACAGTGTACAGCAAACCACAAGCTGTAACAATGCTACTGACTAATGATTGTAACTTAGCATGTAGCTACTGCTTTGAATCTAATAAGGGTAAAGACTATATGCCAAAAGAAATGGCATTAGATATTCTTAAAGCCACATACAACCAAGTAGACCCAATGGCTGGTATATTCACTTTAAACATGTTTGGTGGAGAACCATTAATGAATTGGGATACGTTTAAAGCTGTATGTGATTATGTCTTAGAGAATAACCTTAAGATTCGTATTACTGCAACAACTAACCTGACTTTACTTACTGATGAAATGATTGACTATATAGATGAGCTATCTATCCCTGTACTAGTATCTGTGGATGGCATCAAAGAAGTTCATGATAAGCATAGATGTAATAGTTTCGATAAAGTTATCGAGAATATGAAAAAGCTTATTGATAGAGACTTAGTATATCTTATTGAAGCACGTATGACAGTTGCTCCAGATACAGCTAAGTATATGTATGAATCAGTTAAGATGCTAGTAGACTTAGGTATTAATAATATTGCTAATGTACCAGCATCTGACTTAGAATGGGATGCTCAATCTATTCAAGATTATAAAGATAATTACGAGAAGATTCTTGATATGTATATCGATATCTTGAACGATGAAACCAATAAACGTAATATCTCTCTATATAAAGTAGACCAAGCATTAAACTTAGCATTAGAACCTATCAAAGAAGATACTTCTATGTGTAATATTGGTAATCCTAGATGGGTAATTGTAGACTGGAAAGGTGATATTTGGCCTTGTCCTGATTATCCGACTACAGATAATGCAGATTTAATTGCTGGTAAGATTGGCAACTTCTATACTGGTGTAGATGAAACTAAAGTTGACCCTAAGCCTATGGTTGCTACATATGAACTAGAACGTTGTAAGGGATGTGAAGCTATCTCTATTTGTAAGTCTGGTTGTCCTTATGAGAACTATACTAAGAATGGTAAGTTTAATGAACCAACTATTGGCTATTGTACTTTACAGAAAGCCTTTGTAGAGATCATTAAAGCTTATCAAGATAAGTTACTTGAAGCAACTAATATCCGTTCTAGACAACTAAATGTCTTAATTGAAAATCTTAAAGTCAAGAAGTACTATGATGATAAAGTTAAGACTATTAGTATTACTGATAGAGAATTTGGTGTAAGATTAAATCATTTCGTTGAGAAGTATGAGAATCTAAATAATAAGGGTAATGTATTACCTAGCTTTGATACATATTTTAAACATGAACTGATGACTGTTAATGCTATTATTGCAGCATTGGTTGGTAAAAAAGTTGAGTTTGTGGAGGATTAATTTTACATGCCAACACAAGTAAAAAGAGGGGATACTGTTGAATACAGTATTCCCGATAAAATAGACAGAACCAAAGATAATATAGTAGCTAAAGCACCATTAGTTGCTATAGCTAGTGCAATAGCTGTCAATCTTAAAGAAGCTAAAGCATTAGAACGTGTACGATCTGGTTTTGGTTCTCCGGAGAATCGTATACGACGTGTAGTTGATGCTGGTGATGAAGTACAACGATTTAGTGATAGTATCGTTATAGATGAATCACTTAAAGCATCTAGTATGAATATGCTATTAGGTATGGCATCTGAATTGATAAACAGTACAGTTGGTATTAGTGAGTCAATGGAAGGCTATACTGTAGTTAAATATACCACACCTGGTAGATTTACTTGGAATGCTCCTAGGGGGACTAAGACAGTGTTACTAGGTTTATGTGGTGGTGGTGGATCCATGGGTGCTAGTGGTGAATCTACAAGTTTTAATGAAGCCATTGTTAATGGTGGTAATAATATCTTTATCGATAACTTACTAGCTGGTGTAACTGGTTATCAAGTATCTTTATTTGAAAGCAGATTTGGTTACTATGGTAGACCAGAATCTTCTACTGATTGGTATACTAATCGTTCTGGTATGCACTGGGGTAGACAGAACTCTGGATTACCTGGTGATTTTATGACTACGGTTTTAAACGTTAAAGGTGGTTCTGCTCAATCTATTGTAGTCGGTGGTCCTGGTGCACCAAGATGGTATGGTGATGCTAATAGAAAATCTACTCAAGGGTTTGTATATTTAGCATATAAAACAGATGGTGATGATGAACCATATGGTTTAGATAAAGTCTATACTGTCCCTGGTGACTATGAATATACAGTGCCGGCAGGTATACGTAAAATATCTGTAGTCTTAATTGGTGGTGGTGCATTTACTATTAGTGGTACTGTCGAAAATAAAGTTGAGATTTATGAATATATGGGTCGCTATATCAAACAAGGAGATTTTAGAAATTTCCCAGCTCAAAGCTATAAGCATTTAGATAGAGTTCTTGATGAATTAAACTATACTGGACCATTTACTAGATATGATAATCCACGTCAAGGTAGTTGGAAACAAACTAGATATAGGGCTCCACATAATTACCAAGTAGTGGGCTTCATTCCATCACATTTACCTGGTGCTAATGGTGAGCCATCTAGATTTGGTGATATAGTTGCTAATGGTGGTGATAGAGATAATATCTCTTATACTACAGATACTGGTTGGAATCTTAATTTTGATGCACAAACAGGACCAACAGGGCGTGGTATGTTTAAAGATAGCATTAACCAAAAAGTTGGTGGTCCAGGTGAATATAAACGTGTAGTACTAGACGTATATCCTGGACAAAAGTTTAATGTATACGTAGGACGTGGTGCAAAATACGAATCCGATGGTTCTTTTAAAGCTAGTGATGGTGCTGTTGGTATAATGCACGGTGATTATCGTGAAACGTCTAGTGGTTTATTTAGAGCTATGGCTCCTGGAGATTTATATACTGGTGCGACATTGAATCTTATGATTAGTAACTTACATGTTTTAAATAAAGCATTCAATGACTTAGAAAATAAGTACTGGGAAAATGACTTATGTAAGACATCTTGTCAAGTATCATGTCAAGCATCTTGCCAAATTGCATGTCAAAACTGTCAGTATGATACTTGCCACAATCAAAATTGTGGGGGGTGGTCGTAATGAAAATATTTATGACAGATGAGTTATATGATTATATTAAAACCCGCCCAGATTTTAATGAATTCCAAACAGCTTATGATAAACTTACTTATGGTGAGACTATTAGAGAAGAACTAGAAGCACAGTATAATTCTATGACTACAGGGGAATTAGCTGAATATCTTAATAAAGTCAAATCTGAAGTGGCAGATAGACCAGATTTAGTTAGATATATGAACTACACATCTGATATATCAGTACAGACTCTAATGACTATAGTTAATGATACTAGTCTACCTAAAAAAGATAAGATGTATGCATTACTAAGACTATTCACTTATAGTTATGCTGATGGTATCCATTTTGAATATGTAGTTGATTTTGTTACCATGTATAATGCTATGAGTACTGAAGAATTGGCTACATTGCCTAGCTATATTCATGTAAACTATATTGAATTGAATGGCTATTATCTGTATAAGACTATGCAAGATAACCATGAGACTTTCGATACAACTGCTTATGATAAACTAGTAGAGCATTATAAAACAGTCAAAGAGAAAGTTAAACCATATTATAGTGATGCTGATGTAATAGACAATATATGGCTTGAAGTCCAAGCTTATTTTATTAGACTATTACATAATGACTTAACTAATACTGCTATAGATATCATATTAGAACGTATTAATCTAGACCATGAAAAGCTAACCAATAAATACAAATATGTATCTTTAGGTGTCATGTGGCTATATGAAATGTATATGGAAACTAGTTTTAATGCTAGCAACTATCATGGGTTTATCTTATGGGCATTTAAACTATTTAGATATATAGATAGTGCATTAGCTGATCATGATAACTTATTTGACGGTTTAAGATTCTATGATAAAGTTAATATTATAGCATTTGCTATTATAGTTAGACGTCTTCTTAATATTAAAGAAGTCTTCGTTTCAATAGTTCAATTACGTTTATTTAACTTAGACTTTACTGATGAATTATTCTTAGCTGGTGAGGGTGTAACTAATGTAAATCTTACATCTAAACCATCTAGAGATGCTATGCTGTCTTTTAAGAATTACGTAGACGTATGGTTTAATAATAATAAGCCTAAGCTAATTCAACTTAGAGATGATTCAGCAACTATGGAAGACTTCCGTGCTATTATTCGTGATTACTTACATTCAGTTTAGGAGGTGATAGTTAATTATGGCAGATATAGAATTTAATATGAATAACCGCTATAGATGGACTATCCCTGATATTCCATATGTAGTGAAGAAAGATAATAAAACAACAACTGAAATACCCAATAACGTAGATATAGCTTTTGATAGACATTTTGTAGACACTACAGTGCGTGGGTTAGTAGAATCCTATCAAACCTGTGTAGCTATATATGCTGAAATGAAACAGTTGTCATACAACCCAACTGTAGATGCTAAGGGTAGAAACTATTGGGAATCTAGTACACCAAAATATCAGCAAAATCAAGAAGCTAATATAGATACAGATCACTCTAATAAGATGAACTTTAACAATCCATCTTCTGGAGATCATTTACATCCATCCCGTATTGTAGATCTAAATCATCTATTGTCTTCTAGTACACAGGTAGATGGTAGTACATTAGAGAATATATTAGATTTCTATGGTGTATATCATCCAAGTATTGGTGGTGGGTCTACTAATATAACTGAACGTATTGTTTTAAGTAATGATAATGCAGAGCCACCTAAGATGGAACTTGTAGATGCATTTAGAGATGCTAGTGGTAATACTAAATTCCCAGCTAGAACTGATGGTAAGAGCTACAATCAACCTATAAAGTTGGAATGGTTTGCACGGTTAAGAGAGAATCTTATCAATACGTCTAACTTCTTCATTAAGAATAATGGTAAGTTTTATGATGTAAATGGATATTGTGTTGTAGGATGTCAAGTAAACTGTCAGTCCACATGTCAATTGACTTGTCAGCATAGACAGTTAGGTGATGATTTCTTGAATAAAACATTCTTAGAGTGGAATCAAGATTTACAAACCATTTATAAACTCGGTTGGCAAACATATGACCATCCAGACCATGACCATAATGTATATATCTTCTTCTATGACCCATGGGGTAGACGTTGGATGTATCGTAATACTAGATATTATGGAGATGGTTATTATCTATTACCAGATCAAAATAATATATACTCTATACGTCCTACACATCATGCGGATGATAACATGAATCTAGAGTGGTATCCTGGTGCGCCATATGATAACCCTAAACAATATCATTGGGAGATGGTACGTAATATACATACAGGTAAAAATGACTTGGTTAATAAACTAGACCCACATTGGAATGATGCTGGTAATTACTATGTATCAGATGGTTATTGCCATAGCTGTGATAATAGATAGGAGGTGATAGTTAATTATGGCAGATATAGAATTTAATATGAACGATCGCTATAAATGGACTATCCCTGATATCCCATATATAGTGAAGAAAGATAACAAAATCACTACAGAAATCCCAGCTGATGTAGATATAGCTTTTGATAGACACTTTGTGGATACTACTGTACGTGGATTAGTAGAATCCTATCAAACTTGCGTAGCTATATATGCTGAGATGAGTCAGCTGGTATATAATCCACAAACCAACCGTCAAGGTAATAACTACTGGGATGGTAATAATAGATTTAGACAAAACCAAGAAAATAATATAGACCTAGACCATGCTAATAAGATGAACTTTACTAATCCACATAAAGAACCACATAGTTCAGGTACACGTATAGCAAATCTAAATTCTATACTCAATGATCCAGATGGTGTTAGAGAAGATAATCTAGAATCTATACTAGATTATTATAGAACCTATAATTCTGATACTAATGGTGGTATATCTGTAGACTTGTCTATGAATATATTAAATAATGGATTAAAAGCAGAAGCACCAGCATATATACTAGTAGATGCGTTTAGAGATGCCGAAAGTCGTACTAAGTTTCCAGCTAGAACTGATGGTCAAAGTTATAACCAACCAATTAAGCTAGAGTGGTTTGCACGTCTTAGAGAAAATCTAATCACTACGTCTAATTTCTTCATTAAGAATAATGGTAAGTTTTATGATAATGGCGGTTTCTGTGTCATAGGATGTCAGGTAAACTGTCAATCTACATGTCAATTGACCTGCCAGCATAGACAGCTAGGTGACGATTTCTTAAACTATACTAAGCTTGAACGTTATGAGCACGCTGAGATTATTAAGAAATTAGGTTGGCCAGACTTCCGTGGACGTAATGGTAATGAGTCATTAAACTATTATGATCCCTGGGGACGTATATGGCGTTGGTATGTATTTGCTAAACAGGGGTATGGTGCATATTATTTAGGTCATGAACCGCATGACAATTATTGGTATTTTGAAAATAATATCGGTTGGTATCCTGGTGCTCCGTTTGATAGACCTGCTGGTGTAAACCCAGATGGTAGCATACCAACACCAAAACGTGATCCTGATTATGATCCTTGTGCTGGTTGTGAAAATAGATAGAATATATGAATAACGATTATAAAGAAATATACCTAATGCTTACTGAGGCTTGTCCTAATAGATGTGAGTATTGTTATATCAAGGGTAGAGATAACCCTAAGAGTATGACATTTGAACAGATTGAAGAAATAATACGTGTAGAAAAGCCTACACGTATTATATTCTTTGGTGGTGAACCATTACTCAAGATAGATCTAATAGAACAAGTATTAGAGAAGTATTATGGTAAGATTAAATTCCAAGTAGTCACATCTACTGTAGTTAATTTTAAAGAGTTTATTGAATTAGATAAGAAGTACCCATTTAGTGAGATACAGCTATCATGGGATGGTTTCTCTGATAAGAACCGTGTTGACACTTGTGGCAATTCTATATCTAAGACAGTATATGATAATATCCAATATGCTATATCTCAAGGAACTAAGTTCGATGTAAAGTGTGTTATTGGTAATGAGAATATACAAATCTTTGATGAGATACATGAGACTTTCGTAGAATGGAAGAAGAAGTATAATGTCAATGGTGAATTTGTATTAGCTCATAGGCCATATTATGCGCCAGAATATTTAGAGTTATTCCGTGAGAAGTATAAGAAGACATTCACACTAGAGAGAATGTATATGGAACACATGAATCGTATTATAGCTATCTTACAAGATGATGATAACTTTGGTTCATGTGATGTCGGTAAGTATAAGGTTATTACACCATACGGTGAAGAATCTTATTGTACTGCACTATCCCAAGAAGAGACTGAGTTTGATAAGGATATATTACAAGCACCATGTACATCCCCAGATTGTAAGATATGTAAATACAAATGTATTTGTGATGGTGGTTGTAGATACGAACGTTATTCTCAGTTTGGTGATAAGTGGAGAGAAAACCACTTAGATGCTACATGTCAAATGTCTGAAATCATATACACTACCATTAGAGAATGGATAGACTCTTTAGATGATGATGACTATGAAAAACTATTAGCTTACGTTAGAAGCTATAAAGATCATTTAGAACGATACCATCAGGAGGTTACTCACGAATGATTGACTTTTTACCTGAGCGTATATATAACGCTATTAAAGAAGACCAAGAGTATGAAAATATCTTAATGTATAGAGAGAATGAATTCCGTAAGCTAATTACATTCAAAGAATTCTGTCTATATGATAACGTCTTCATTAAGAATAAAACAAAATGGGAATATTTTACTGGGACTTTACAGAGCCTGGTTAAAAAGTATTGCCCAGAATATATGACTGAATTAGATATTGCTATCTCTCCTAGAAAAACTAGAGCTGATTATCTCAATATCTACTACAATGATACTAAGATTGACTTTGAAACTAAGCTATTTGTATTATCTAAAATAGCTGATATGTCTAAGTATAAAGATGATTACTTTAACTATCTTGGTATGTATTGTAACTTATATGAAAACATTGCTAAGTCTGATGCAGAGAAATACTCTGCTATCATTCATTATACATATATCCAATATGCTACATTAGCATATGCTAAGACATTGCCTAAAGACTCACAATGTATCTTTAAGATTAAGAAATATCTAGATACATTACGTTTTGGATACGGCAATCTATCTGCTGATGCATTAAACGTTATCTATATCAATACTTTTGTACAATGCATTACATTAGTTCTAGAAGAACTTGAGAATGATATGCTAGTTAAAGAGATGCTAGATGATGTACAGTTACCAGAATCACTATTCGAAGTCCAATATGGCAACTATGGTATTACTAGATTAGCATTATGGTATAAACTATTTGAGATTAACTTCTCAGTACGAGATTTTGCTAAATGTAAAGAGCTATTCAATAAGATGGTAGACTTAATTGATGGTAATCTTAAAGAACCACAATTACTATTCCGTGGTTTATATGTATATAACCAAAACAATATCCCATACTTTTATGGGATACTAAGATTCATCTGTCGAATGCTTGGTGCATACGATCCAACTATTACATTAAATAATCTCTCCGAAGAAGATAAACAATTCATCTCTATATATGATTGGGATTCTAGTGACCTATTGATTTCTGATAGACTTACATCTGAAATCTTCTATAACTATGCGTTAAGAACTAATCTATGGTTCTATAATTCTGCTGAAGCACTTAAAGCATATAAGTATTTCGTTTATGAGCAAGCTGGATTAGAATTACCGTCCGAAGATAGAATTCTAAAACCATTAGATGATTTCTTAAGTTCTTTCTTAGATGATGAACCAGCAGAAGAAGTTGTACCAAACCCTAAGGGTGATAAGTAATGTATGATCGTATAGATGCGGTTACATTTAAGATATCTGAATACTGTAATCTAGACTGTGTATATTGTTTTCAAAAATATGATACTAAGACTAGATATGATGGGTTTACTGATTTTGATCAATTAGTTAAGTTCTTAAGAAAGATGCCATTAGGTGATACTTTAGAATTTAAAGTCACTGGTGGAGAATCTAGTCTTCATTGTGATAAGATTAGAAGTGCCTATAGAAAGCTTAAGAAATTAGAACGTTATAAGAACGTAAATGTAGAATTTACGACGATTTCTAATGGTACCAATATAGATGGGTTGACAGAACTCTGGAATGATGGTATACTAAATCCATGGGGTTGTAAGATATCCTGGGATGGGGTTTATAGTGCATCTAAATCACGTAAAGTAAAAAATAATTCTTATGATGATGAGTATTTTAAAGATATCATTCGTAAGCTAGGTAAGTCTGACTATAGAGATAAAGTCTTAGTTAGAACTGCCTTAACACCAGATACTGTAGACGAACTATATCAAGCATATAGATTCGCTATAGATAATGGTTGTACTAAATGGGAATACTATTTACTTAGTGATTGTGATGAATACAAAGATCCAAAGTTCATAGAGAGACTAAGACCACAGCTATATCATATATATAATGATAGTAAAGACTTTCCTGAATCTATTGTAGCTAATCTAGATTCTATGGCTTATGTACATACAGACTTATCTGATGCTACAAAGTTAAGATGTGTTAGTTGTAGACATCTTGGACATTTCTTGCATATAGATATACATGGTAATATATACCCTTGTGGATACTTCTCTGATGATTCCTATTACGATGACCAAACATTATCTATAGGGGACATTTACTCAGGTTTAGATAAATATAAATTAGAGAAGTTTTGTGATGAGTATAATAATCTTCCCATGTGTAGCATACAGGATGGTTGTGAGTGTTTACATTGTTTTGAATGTCCAGCTATTAGTCACCTATACTACAACAATATGCAGTATAAGCTAGGACAACAATGCAAGATTAGACACTTAGAATTAGACCTATATAGAGAGCTATTCTCAGACTATACATTCGATATGTCTCGTATACAAAGAAACTTTAATGTATATAATGAACTTGAGTACCACAAGTGTGGATTATGTGAATCCCTTCCATTCAAAGAATAGTATATTTTTATTTCGGAGGGACTTATATGACCAAATTAGATAGAGAACTCAGACGTGCAACAATTAAAGGTAAGATCCTTAGCACGGCTAAAACTATCATTGTCAATCCTAAGTTTTTAAGAATAGTTCCTAAGATAATTTCTGTTATCTTTAGACTACTTAAGGCAAGATTTTTGTAATAAAGAGACGTTATAATCCATGGGTGACCAACCCATGGATTTTTAACACTCTTATAATTTGAACAAATTCTTTCATTGGAGGTAATATAATGGCAAAACTACATGATACCAGTGTAACTGGTAATATTAATGCCTCGGGTACTATATATGCTAATGGTAAGGCAGTTGCACCATTAGACCATACCCATTCTGTAGATGCTATAACTGGACTTGAACAGTCTGTAAAAAATATAGTAAACTCTGCACCAGTTAATACTGCCACTAACACAACACAGTTAGGCGGTAAACCTGCAGACCAATATGCTTTAAAGACAGATTTAACTGCTTTAGGTGAACGCTTAAATCGGGTTCAATATTCTATAACTAAAGTATTTAAGACCCCTAATTATGTATCTTCTAGTTACGATAATAAATATGTCAAAATTACATTAAGCGATAGAATGGCTAGTGTAAATAAAGTACTTATTATTGAAGACGCCACTAAGAAGTTTATAATCGATACTTTCACTGTGCCTGGCTTTACTAATAATAAGATAATTTTTAAAGATAAGGCCGATGTTGAGCTATATAATAACTACTCTGATACTGTACCTATTATATATAGGGTTTCTGATACTACATTTATTGTGGGCGGTATTTGTATAAAAGATAACGAATTAGCGTCTATTACGTTACAAAGTAATGAACCAATCACTGCTGATGATTTCACTATTAGTGGCAGAGATAGAGCATATAATCTAAATGATGCAAGTGCCAAAAAGGTTTTAACTAGTAGAGAACTTATTCCTTACTTTGCTGAAAAGTATGTAGATGCACAGAAGTTTGGTTATCTATATACTATTAAGAAACCAGATACGTCTGACAGACGTTTAGATCTTCGGTTAGATTCTGCACATTCTAATGTATTTATCTATGACTTAAATAGCTTAAATAAAGTAGTTTTGGGTTTTAATGGTAACGGTATAATTTTATACTATCACGAAGACCTTAGATATGAGCCTAGTATTGCAATTCGTGGATTAACTGCATATATCGAACTATCTACCTTAACAGATGATTTTGTTATCTTAGGTGATTGTACTGCTAGTTATAGTAGCTCAGGCATTCCTAGCTTTGCTCCACCAAATGCATTACCATCAGCAAGTTATGGTATTCCTGCCGAGATGTGTTTAAGCCACGAACAAGTCTTAGGTTTATTGGGACGTAGTTTAACTATCAATGGTAAAGTTTATGACACAAATCGTCCTATAGATCTAAATAGCAATCAGACATTCCCTGCAACGTATATTAACGAACAACCAATCACTATAGGTAGTTATCATAATACTATTACAGCTAGAGCTAATGGTGGTAACGCTGATACAGTTGGTGGATTATCACCTAACTCGTTTATAACTACTGATAATTTAGCACGCAAATACTACTCTAAAGTTGCAGTATATGACAATGATAACCATTTAATTCATCCAGATGGTACCGAAGAATGGATCGAATATCAAAGACCAGTAGCGTCTGAAGATAATCTTGATCACTTATAATAGGAGACTATTATGGCTAAATTAACTGATATAAAATATGTAATAAGTGCTGGTGGTAGAAGAGAAGAGATTTCTCTATATACTACAAAAGAAGAAGCCGGAGATATATGTAAAGGGTTTAAGTTACCAGATGGTACTAAAGCGTATGCTGCTATTGGTGATGTCAGATCTAAACTAGCTACAATGAAGAGATTTAAAATCCAAGGTAAAGTATATGCTGCTTTAACTGAAGCTGAAAAGAAGAAAACTAAAATCAGGAAAGTATATATCTTTAAAGCTGGTAGTCATAACTTTAAAGTACCATTCTGGGCTAAGAAAGTACACTACACTATATGTGGTGGTGGTAGTGGTATATTGTCTACCAATGCTCCTATATTAGACACTATCGAAAAAGATGGTATTACTAATAATAAAAGCATTATGATGGTTAGTAAGAATAATGACCCGATGTATCCAACTATACCATATATGGGTAGAGAGATTGCTGGCCAAGCATCTTCTATGTATGTAGAAATCGAAGTTGAGCCTGAAGAGGGCGAGGGTGGGGAATCATTTATATCTCAAGATGAAACACGTTCTGTATATACCAGTGTAGGTACATATAATAACTGGACCCCCAATACTAGTAGCTGGTTTGACCAAACTACAGACAATAAATCTAAAGGATTTTCTGTATATCAAGCAGATACTGAGCCATATAATAATGATACTAAAGTTGATACCACGCCTGTCGTAACTAGAAAGAAAGTTGTGATAGCACCAACTATGATAAACCCTGATATAGATGATAGTAAGAACTATGATAGTTTGCTCTATGATATAACTGTAGGGTTAGCAATACCGCCCAGTATGGGAGAAGAGAGTGGTCCATTTACAAATGAAGGTAAATATGTAAGACTTACTGCAACTAAAGATGATGCGAACTTTGTAGTATACAATAAAGGGTTTAAAGCTCTATATAATGTATATCCTAAGTCTCCAATGGTAAAAATTAAAGATATATCCAAGTTTATTAATGACACTATGGCTAAGTATAAGGTTAATCTTGTAGATAAAGATATATATCATGATGAAGATAACTCTCTTATGGTGGACTGGTTTGTAAACAAAGCATATATCTATAATAGCTATATACCATTTGACAAATTATATTCTGCTGGCATATCTATGTATAATGATGGTTCTACCCCTCCATCATTAGATAATAATTCATTAATGAAGTCAGTATACGATTCTGTATATAGTGAATTCAATTCTAAGTCTACTGAGTTTAAGACAAGATACGATAATGTAACTTACTATATGCGTAAACAGTTCTTAAATGATACCATGTTTAATTATGACTATATGATGGAGCTTAAAGAAGCTGGTACAATAGATAATATGATCAATTCTTCTATGCTATCTAATATGGACTTAGTTGATGGTGCATATGATTTTGCCACAGGACATCATACATCCCCTAAATTATCAGAAACACGTCTAGGTGCTAGAGAGGTTATATTTGATATCCAATGTTTAGACGGTGTGGTTAGGCCATTATCGGTTAAATATGGTGGTTCTCTTGTATTAGGGTGGGATAAATACTTTGACGATGCATACTGTTATGATGTAGAAGATATAGACATCTACAGAGCAGAAGAATTTACTAAGTTATTTAATCCATTAAGTGGCAATCTAACTATAGCTCCACGTGAAGGGCAAGAAAAGACTGGTACCTGGGATGTAAAACCTGATGAGAATATAGTTATTGAAGTCGGTACTCATGGTAAGTTATATACTGAAGATATGGGATTTAAACTAAATAAGTATTTCCATGATCGTGATGCTGATGGTATTTGTATCTTAGAAGTCGAAGGGGATTTCGAAAGTATAGATGATATTGATAGTTATACAAAAGAAAATCGAACTAAGTTTACACCAGATCAGTATAACCAAATGATTACGTTAGATCCGTTAGTTCGTGACTATTATGGTAGATCGATGTTTATATCACCGAATTTTTCTGGTGATATAGATATGTCATCCCAAGATGTATTTAATATAAATAAATTCTCAAAAGCTGGTTATATCAATACTTTTAAATCTACTGATGATATGGCTAATGGTACAGATATCAATTTATACCTATCTAGTAGATCACATCTAATACAAAATATGCCATCTGATCCAAAATACACACTAAATATTTTCGGGTACGATATTGGGCCATTAGGTGCAACACCAAGATTTCATCAAAATCTTGGTGCATATTTTAATTTAAAAATGAACATTGCAGAAGATCTAATATCTAATCTTACCGAGTATAATGGTAGATCTTCTGATATATATCAAAGTGTAGTACCAGTAAGGTCTTACTATGCTGATAAAGAACGTACATTTATATTTAAGAACGCCAATACAATAAACTACGCATTCAGGTATGGTGTACAAGATGGTGGATACACTCCTAGAGTTAAATTAGACTACTCTAAATCTTTAGATGTAAATGGTGCACTAATTTTTACATCAACTAAAGGGATAGATTATCGATGGTATGTGTCATTGGGTATGTATATAAACCCATCTACTGCTAAGAATATTAACGTAAACGAACGTTTATTCATTTCTTATCCAAATGAATCCACCATTAAAAATAAAAAGATTAAAATATTCAAACCATGGGTTACATACGACCAATCTAAAGCTTATATAAAATACGTAGTGCCTAAAGACTATACAACAAAATCTATAATCGGTATAATACCAACACTAGACCAATCTATAAACAATATATATATTGATATAAGTAATATTAAAGATGAACCATTCACAATATCACCTACAGTAAATACCAATTCTGGTAAAATTCCTAATGTACAAATTATAGATAATTCTGGTATAACTGAACGTAAATTTAATGGGTTATTTACATATGCTGCAAAAAACTATTTAAGTAATATTACCTTAGCCCCTTCAACTATGGCTCAATTTGCTATGGGAGCATCTGCTGATTTGAGTGGTATTACATTAAAAACATCCAGTATTAAAGATTTCTCGTCAGCATTTAACGAATTTAATGGTAAGTATCCAAAAAATATAGATCTATCTAGCTGTACAAATTTCAACTCGTTATTTTATAATATTAATTTGGATACTATAAATATAGATAACTTTGTTGATAGTAGCTTTGTTGCAACAAAAGCAGTTAAGGAGACACTACAGTTTGGCTCTATGTTTACATCATTTACTGGACGTGATATTTCATTCGATGTCTGGGGATTCTTAGTAAAGAAAGTAAAACTACTAGAGTTGCTTAAATCATATTTAAGTGTAAATATGTATGGTATATTAACTTACGTAAGAGGCATCCCGTTCTTTAGTATGTATGAAATATACATGGCAATATCTAATGAAAGATTCTTCAATTTATCATTAAGACGTGACTATAATTCTAATATTAATGGTATAGCTTCGCAAGCTACTTTTAAAGAGCTAGAGGTGCCAATACTTAATAATCTAGATGACCAGTTTAATAATAAATTTTCATTAAACGTTATTGGTACGAATGGTATTGGGAAATTAGTATTCAGGCAACCACCTGATCAAAATATAGTGTCTTTAGATACACTCAAAGTATCAATAACATCTGATACTTATTGTAAGTACTTTATCAATAACATTAGATCTGATAATACATATAAATTGCCTACAGCTATTGTAGTTAGACTTCTTAGAGACAAAACTTCAATACCAGAAACAACTGAGTCTATTGAAGCTATTAAGACTTTCTTAAACGCTACATACACTACACCAAAAGCAAATATCTCTGTTATTTTTGAATAAGACATTCCCAGTATAGTCACTGACTATACTGGGATTTCTTTTGCTCAAGGATATTTATAGTTATATACTATAATGATGATAGTGATAATTGTATCACTAGTTTATATTATTTTTCTAACTAAGGAGGTTAGATATTGTGGATTACTATATTATGCAACAAATGATGTGGATTGTAAAACCTAATGACGAAACTGATCCAGATTATTTAAAAGTTTATGATAAGATATTTATTGGTGAAGATGTAGCTGAATATTGCTTAAATATGGCAGCTAAAACCAATGAAGAAATCGGTGCTATCGTAAATACAATTAAGAATGCAGATTTGAAAGATAATGTAGCCGATGCATTAAATCAAATCAAAGAAATGTATCCTAATTCTGCTATTACGACAATATTAATATTGGATAATGATAAGTGCGTGATCGTATATGATTTCCTTATCAAGGCAACAGCAATTGATAAAATTACTGAGTGAGGTATAATATCATGGCACGCCTATATAATGTGACTATAAGTTTAATTGTATATGACCCTGATGTACCTGGAAGTGACCGAGAATATTTACATGAAAATATTTCTCGTTATAAATCATTAGAAGAGGCTAATCGTATACTAGATGAAGCTGTCAAAAGATCTATAGAAGATCTTAAGACTGAAGAAGTTGATTATGATTTAGGGACTGATCTTGTTCTTAATGATCGTAAGAGAGACATATATCAGAAACATACGAGAAAGGCTGAACGTGTAGTAGTTATAGTTCATGGAAATAAAATATACATATGGGAGATATGGAAAGCTCCATATTGTACTACAGATTTCCATTAAGGAGGCATTTATATGCAAAGATATAGAGTCATAACTGACACTTATTTATTTAACCATGAAGATGGTTTATTGGATCAGAACCCATTTAGACAAAACTATGTGATAGATGATCTTGATGATATTGATTATGCTATTCAATATGAAAAAGATAAATTGATACACTTTTATGGGGATGAAGAATACCCTAATCCAGATTCCGATCTTAATGATAAGATTGATGAACTTTTAGACCGTATTGAGTCTTTAGATAAACCACATAGTACGACATATATCGGCACAGATCGTGTGGTTCATATATTTATAGCTTTCTAGGAGGTTATATTATGTCAGAATTATACAATGTAGTAAAAGAAGTATTTGCTTATGACCCATCTACACAAGGTATTGATGGATATGTAACTATGGAGTTCATTGGATTCCATTTATCTCTAGAAGAAGCTGAACGTTTATTAGGTACAGCATCTAGAGCATCTATTGAAAACTATTCAGCTAACTATATTGATGTAGAGCCTGAAGTTACTAAGGTTTTAACTGAACGTAAAGAAAAGCTAGAAGTAGAATATGCTAGTGATTGTGGTACATTACCACATCATGAATTCTATATCCAAGGTAATAGACTACACCATTGGTATATTGCTAAATCTAATAAGACTTCTGCAGATATTAATTAAGGAGGTTATCATTATGTCTGATAAATACATAGTTGTAAAAAATACATTCGAATATAATTACGAAGAACAAGTAATCACAACTGATGATTATGAAGCAGAGATCGATAATAAGATCTATAATTTCGATACAGGTAAGAAAGTCATCCAAGAAGAGTATAATGCTTTATATGAGCAAACAGAACTCAAAGATGAACCTGAAACTGAAGAAGATGAAATCCGTACTAAAGAAATGGATGAATTAGAAGATATCTTGAATGATGGTGATGACTTACCTGGGAACTTTGTATTCCGTGGAAAAGACAAAATTTACCAATGGTATCTCTTTGAACTAGAAGAAGATACAGAAGAAGAACAAACCGATTCTGAAGATAAAGAATAAGAATATACATTCTTAATATCAATATCACATGGTATTAAGAATGGTGTAGTATACTGGGGCTTTCCCAGTATACTGCATTTTATTTTTTAGTATTAAAGATTTGAGTTATATACTATAACTGTAGATAGATACATCATCTATCAAAGTATATATTATTTTATTAAGGAGGTTTTATTATGGAATATGCTATCGCTAAAGAAGTATATGAGTACAACCCAGAAGTAAAAGAATTTGAATTAGTCCCTGGTAGCGTTGATAATGTAGTTGCCGATGGATTAACTATGAAAGAAGCAGTAGACTTTATTGAGTCTAATGCTAAACCTGAGTATTTGACTACGGTAGATATACCTTGTAATGATAGTCATGAAAGTTTCTTAGGGTTTAAATTACAAAGTAAGCTAGATAGAAACGGCAATGGTAGAGCTGTAGCCGAAGGGCATCGTGTAGTCCATTGGCGTATCATTCCTTGTCTTACAATGGATATGAATAAAGACCAGTAGGAGGGTACTTATGAATACGAAATATTTGATTATAACTAAAGAGCTACGTTATAATCGTATTAAAATAGGTGTAACTGAGAAGCTCTGTAGTGTTGTTGGGTATGAACCATATGTTTATCCTAGCAGAGAATATGCTATTGAAGAGCTAAATACCTTAGACGCAGGTGAGCTTACTGATAATGAATTACCAGTAAAGGTTAGTCAAATACGTAAGCATTTAAAAGATGTAGATAAAGATATGCTAGATATCTTTAATGATGCTATACGTATTCCTAAAGACCCAGAAAATAAAGAATTTAAGTTACAAAATGTGGCTATAGATAATACTAGTGGTGCATTAGTAATTAGATGGTCTGAAATAGCTGAAGTCTTTGAAAAATGATTAGTTAATAAAAATTTTGGTTGTATAATATAACTAGGAATGTGTATTAGCTAAGCACATTCCTTAGTATATTATGCAAATTTACAGTTTAGCTATTAAAATCCAAGGAGGGATATAAAATCCTATAATACGCTCAAAATATTTTATTTTAGAATTCTATTTTGTAAAGAAAGAGGTTTATTATGAACAAGAAAATTATTTTGACAGCAATGGTTATTGGCTCTTTGAGCCTAAATGTAATGGCAGTTGATAACACTACTGGGTCTGGTAGTGGCATCGCTTATGGTACAGGAAGTAGTGCTAATGGTACACATGATGTATCCATTGGCGTATCTTCTAAAGCCGAAAACTATACAAGCCAAAACGGCTCTGTAGCTATTGGTCATAAAGCTCATACTGAACTTATGGCTGGTGGCGTTGAAGCAGCATTTGGTTTTGGTCAAACTACATATAGCGGGAGCGAATTCTCATCTGCACGTGTCCCAGCTGACCCATCTAAAGTTATTGGTGCAGTAGCTATTGGTAACAATACATATGCTCGTACAGGTTCTACTATGGTTGGTTCTCATAACTACCATGGTGAAATTGGTGATGTTACTATTAATACTGATAAAGATGAAACAGGTACTAGAAGCCAAGCATTAAATGTATATGCAACTAATATTGGTGCAAATAGCTTCAGTAACGGTGCTTTAACTACATCTACTGGTGCTTATAATATTATTTCTAGTTCCTATACTGGTGGTAGATTCTCTACACCATCTCAAAACTTAGGTGCTACTGTTACAGGTGCTATGAATAGTATTGAATCCAAAACAGCACAAGGCATTGGTTCTGGCTGGTTTGCTGATAGAACTGGTGTTGGTGTAGCTAATACTATTAATGGTCTAGCAAATAGAACTGCCAATACTAATGGTACTATCGTATTTGGTGCTGGTAATGAAGTCACAAATTCTATTGCAGAATTGACTGGTATTCCAAAAAATACTGGTAACTCTGCTAAAGAGTTTGCTGGTAAACTAAGAGATGGTATCTCTAAGTCTAATGGTGGTGGTGCTACTATGGTAATTGGTGGTGGTAATAAAGCTGATTACACATTACGCACTTCTATGATTGGTGTAAATAATACAGTTACTGGTACGTCTGGAAATGAAAGCACAGACAACTTTGTAGTCGGTGTAAACAATAATGCATCTAATGTATCTAATGCAATTATTGTTGGTAATAACCATAATGTAGCTAATGCAACACATACAGTTATTATTGGTTCTAGTGATAATGCTACAAGCACAGTAGTAAATGATGCTGTAGCTATTGGTCATAATACAGAAGTATCTTACGCTGGTGGTGTAGCTCTTGGTGCACAATCTAAAGCTACGGTAAATTCTGGTGTAGCTGGATATGATGTGGTAACTAAAGCACAATCTACAAACAATAGTCCTGTATGGACTTCTACAGCTTCTGCTGTATCTGTTGGTGATGTAGATAATAATGTAACACGTCAAATCACATCTGTATCCGCAGGTACTAATGATACTGATGCAGTTAATGTAGCACAACTTAAACAATTAGACTCCAAAATCGATACTGGTGTATCTGATGTATTAAATCGTGCAAATAGCTATACTGATACTCAAGTATCCAAAGTCGGTGCTAGAGCAGCAGCATTATCTGGATTACATTATGTAGACTATAACCCTAATGATAAATGGAGCTTCGCTGCATCTTTAGGTGGTTACAAAGGTTCTACCGCTGGAGCTATTGGAGTTGCTTATCAACCAAATGAAAGCACTCTTATCCATGCAGGTGTAACTTTAACAGATAGTCCAATGTACAATATTGGCGCATCTTTCAAAGTAGGCAAACAAGATCCTACATTGAAAACTAGCCGTATTGAAATGGCACAACAAATCAAAGATTTACAAGAGCAACTTGCTGAAATCAAAGCAGCTCTTGCAAATAAATAATTCTACCATGTATATGGCATAGTATTGACGGTACTATGCCATACTTTTTTAGCATATAGTTAAAAGGAGACATTCAAATGAAAAAGGAAATCTTATTAACAGCAGCAATTTTAGGTACTTTAGCATCCGGTTCTGTATTTGCAGCAGGATCTAATACTGGATACAATAATGTATCTAATGGAGATTATGGAACAGTATTTGGTAGTAATAATACTAATGAAACAGGTGCCACAAGTTCATTAGCTTTTGGTGATGGAAATGTTGTAAAACAAGCCAACTCTATGGCTTTTGGCCAAGGCAATGTATCTGACGGTGAAAACAGTTTCGTCGGCGGTGATAAAGCTAAAGCTATTGGTCGTGATACATTTGCGTTCGGCTCTTCTGCAGAAGCTCTAACTGAGTATACCATTGCCATTGGTTCTCAAGCTAGAACTATTGGTTATAACACTTTGGCTATTGGTAATGGTGCTACAGTATCTGGTCCATCCTCTATTGCTATTGGTAGAACAAACAATGTTACAGGTGAAAATTCTGTAGCTATTGGTGCTAATAATGGCACTATTAAAGGTGAACAAGCTGTAGTAGTTGGTTATAATAATAAAATGACTACTGCTGATCAAGAGCAATTGATCTTTGGCTCTAATTCTGTCACTAGTGGCCAAGGTTCTATCGTTGTAGGTACTCATGGTCAAGCTACTGCTGTTGATGCTTTGGCATTAGGCAATAACACTATTGCTGATGTTCAAAACGGTGTCGCAATCGGCACAAATTCTGTTACAGAATCAGCTGTTGGTACATCCAATATTAAGGATAACACAACAGACATCCGTTTCAGCAATTCCACTTACGCAGGTTCTACACCAGATTCTGTTGTAAGCTTTGGTACTAATGGCCGTGCTGGTGCTGGCGGTGTAACTAGCTATACACGTCAGTTGCAAAATGTAGCAGCTGGTCGTGTATCTTCCACATCTACAGATGCTATTAACGGCAGTCAATTGTATGACGTTGCTCTTGAAGCACAAAAATACAATACAATGGCTGATGGATCCAATACTACAGTAGTAGCTACTGATAACGCTTACGGACGAAAAGAATTCAAAGTAAACGTTAATAAAGATTTGGTAGATATGAACTCTGCAGCATTTGGTAAGAATACAGATGACAAACACACAGTAGTCAATACTGATGGTACTATTGTATTTGATGGTGATAAAGATACTAAATATAGTGCTAATGGTTTAACTATCGAAGACCGTAACAATTTGGATACAGCATCCTATAATATTAATGGTATGACAGCTTCTGATGCTAATGGTACAGTAAGCTTCACTACAACTAATATTGATGCTGGCAATAACCAAATTCATAATGTTAAAGCAGGTACAGCTGGTACAGATGCGGTTAATGTTGATCAAATGAATAAAGCTATCGAAGCCAATAAAGCAGTTGAATCTGTTGTTGCTGATAATCAAGTCGACAACATTGCAGCAGTTCGTGTAACAAATGGCAAATCCACTGGTGATGCAAATGCACAATACGGTGTATATGTATCCCGTTCTACTGTGGATGCTATTGCCAAAGCTTCTAACCGTTTCGCTGGTGACGAAGTTATCAACGTTGAACGTTGGAATGGTCCAGCTAATGTAGCAGATCTTACTACATTCAAATACAACGGTGAAAAAGCCGCAACTAAAACTCCATTGACTTACAAAGCTAATGGTAAAGATGCTAAACAAGTTATGCTTGCTGATGGCTTAGACTTCACTAATGGTAAAAACACTACAGCTACTACAGATGCTAATGGCGTAGTTAAATACTCTGTGAATGATAACTTGAATGGTATGAAATCTGTTAACTTCGATGGTGGTACTACAGTGAACAATGATGGCTTAACTATTAACAATGGCCCATCTGTAACTAAAGATGGTATTGATGCTGGTAATAAAACGATTACTAATGTAGCTCCTGGTCGTGTAGAAGCGGGTTCTACTGATGCAATTAACGGTAGCCAATTGAATGACGCAGCACAACGTATTAGCAACCGTTATGATGCAGCTATTGCTAATAACCAACGTGAAATCAGTAAAGTAGGTGCTCGTGCAGCAGCTATGGCTAACTTGCATTATCAAGACTTCAATGCTGATGATAAATGGAGCTTTGCCGCAGGTTATGGTCACTATAAAGGTCAAAATGCTGGTGCATTAGGTGTAGCATATCAACCAAATGAAAATACTATGATTAGTGTGTCTTCCACTATTGGTAAAGATGCTATGATTGGTGCTGGTGTATCCATGAAATTTGGTAAATCTTCCAAAATGAATGCTAATAAACAAGTAGCAATGGCTAAAGAAATTCAAGAACTTCGTGCAATCGTTGCAGCTCAAAATGCTAAGATTGATGCATTAGTTGATCATGCTATGGGACGCAATGAAGCTATTACTGATGTAGTATTCCCAGATGTACCTGAAAATCATTGGGCATACATGATGGTACAAGACCTTGCTTACAAAGGTATTGTAGTTGGTTATCCAGATGGTAACTTCTCTGGTGACCGTACTCTAACTCGTTATGAATTCGCTGTAGCATTAGACCGTGCAATTTCCGCTGGTTATATGAATCCAGAATTGGGTCGTGCTATTAAAGAATTCAAACCTGAATTAGACAGCATCTATGCTAATATGCGTTTCCGTGTAGATCGTGAATCTGGTAAAGATGGTAGTGTAAATAAAGTTGAACGTGTACGTGTTAATAAAGACAGTGCTCGTGATAACTATGGCACTATCGTAAAATAATCTAATATAAGAAAAGAAGTTCTACAAGGGTCATTGACCCTTGTAGACTATTTTCTTTTTTTTGTAAAAATAGAAATTTTAGTTATATATTATAATCGTGACCAATGGTTAGGTTTATTTATAAGGAGGTATTTTATGCTTATACTAACTAAGGTTAAAGCGATTATAATTATATTCGCAACCCTTCAAAATGTAGTATTTGGATTCACATCCCCTACAATCCAAATCTACTTTATGAGTTTGGTAGATGCCAGTACTCTAAGCATTGCCAACCTATTGGATGCTGGGTTGGCAGGCACCATTAATAGTTTCCTGAGTAAAAATTCTTTCAGGAAACTATTTAAGAAGTATGCCCCTATAGTTGGGCTTATCGATGCAGTAGTCTATGCTGCAATCGTGTTATTTTCGGTGGACGATCCTACTATAAGGTTTATAGGGATCGCCATCTGTAATGGCACGTTAAATACTATTTGGGGAGTTATGCTGTTGGATAGTATTAATAATGCTATCCGAGGGGATGACTTAACTTCCTTTAATAGTTTGAATAAGTCTTGTAATCTATTCGGTTCCCTTATCGGATCAGGTATAGGCTTTTTAATTGGTAGCTCGTTGGATATAAATACAGCTATCATTCTACAAGCTATCATTGTCGGAGTTAACTCTGTATCCGAGCTATACGCATTCTATAAATTAGATAAAATTGAAGAATCGTAAAACTCGGACTTTATAGTTGTATACTATAATGGTAATAGTATGGTTATATATTTAATCGAAAGGAGATGAGAAATATGATCGTATTAGATTTACTATGTATGGCCGGTTATGCTCTCGGCATCTTAAGAGACTAATTTAGTCAAGGACCTCTAGGAGTTAGAGTGATAGATACTATATGTATCTTGATCTCTAATTTCTAGGGGTCCTTGAACTATTAGTTTTTTCTTTTCCGTTTTCTATGATACTGAGCAAGGTTTAGGAGGTGATATATGAAAGAAAACCAAATAGTATTTTAGAATTCTACAGTGTTATTTTAATCTAGGAGGACAGTCGTTATGAAAATCATAAACGATGTCAAGAGGGACTTAAGATTCCTCATCGAATCAAAACTAACTAAGCAATTAGCTATTCAAACAATTTCTGAATTATATAAAAATGAACGTTTGAATCCAGAATCGATTGGTCTGTGGTATGACCAAGTACGTAGAGATATTCCAAGCTATGTACAACGAACCACAACTAATGAACCACAAGTATGTGATATTAAGAAATCCATAGTTGGTGGTAAAACAATCAAAGGGTCTATTATCACCCACGACAAAAAGAAAAGCGGTCGTAAAGATAATACACCTTATTACAAACGAGGAGGTGAGAGACGATGGCATAATATTGTAGTTGGAGGCACTATGATTTCAGCCAGAAGAAACCTAAAAGCAGCAAAAGCCTCAATCTCAGCTACATATAGATTTATGGAGTTGATAGATAGCGATGAGCCTAATCCAGAAAAGGCTATCATCGACATTGTCGATAAAGAATACCGTGAAGGATATTCATTGGACAATAAAAATGATATACTCACTAGATTCGCCAGTGATTATATCGATAATAAGGCAATATTTCTTATGATGCCAAAGATTGGTAAGGAAATTGCCGAAGGGCGAGACATCGAAATGGTTGCACGAAAATATAAGACCACTAAGGATGCCATCATAGATATGGTTAAGAAACATAGCTTTGTATTCTTTACGTTCTATGATATGGGTGCACTTACGTTTATAGAAGGGATGGAAGAGTATGGAAAAACCACTTATCATTCCAAATAGCTATACATACAAACAAATCGCCGATTTTGCTTATATAGCAGAATCAATGAATGGGTTTGACTTTATGTATAAAAATGGAAAATCTAAAGAAAGTTTAGACGCTCTCATTCCTAATAGCTCACAGTTACAGGCTAGGTACAATAGTTTCAAAAGCTACCTGGATAATTTTGGTATCACATTAGACCAATTCAAAAAATTGGATGTAAAAAGCTACTTCAATATAAAAGGTGCTAAAATTATGAGACACACTACGTATCTGAAGAATGCATTCTTTAGGTACTATAACCCAAAGCTCACTGAGAAGCTTTATGAGTTTTATAAACTAGTCGAAGTCAATAAATTATCAAAGACTGGGACTAAGAAATACTTTGGGTATAGGAACTCACAAACTGTAGCAATAGTTCGTGCCTATAGATTTGGTAAACTTTTAAGTTTGCCATCAAATGAGGAGTATAATAGCGCTCATAATTTTAAAAATAGAGCGGTTAATTATATGCTACTAACTAGCTATATTGATATACCAAATCAAAAGCATCAATTTGATATTAATATTAAAGATTCTATCAATCTTACAATGAAACTGATGCTATTAGTTATAGATGGAAAAGACAGTATATCTTATAGTGAATTTATAGACAGATATAATATTGATAAGAATGATATTTTATCTGAAAGACGTTATACAACTATAATAGATTATTATAGAAGATACAGAGGCCTGATCTCACAATATAAAGAATTAGTAGAAGACATCAATAACGGAGTATCTTGGCATTCTATCTTATATAAATATCAATTAAAGAAGTATAATCTAAAATCAAGAGATAAATTTGTTCTTTGGCTGGATAAAGTTGCTCCAATCAAAGCTTTGATTAAAAAGGAGATATAAAAATGGAAGAAAATTTAAAAAGCAAAATTTTAGAAGATCATGCTAATGGTATGACATTAGCAGATATATCTAGTAAATACGATGTTTCTGCTAATGAACTCGTTAATATGATTCTTGATAATGGAGTACATAATAGTGGTCCACGAACATTTCAAGAAGGACCTGCATTTGTGGTAAAAGATGATACAACTTCTAACACAGAAGTACAAGAACAAGAACCTAGTGATATCGTTCTATCAATTATACCAACAGATCAAGAATCTATACCACAGCATTATATGCCAACACACAATGATGTGTTTATGGACTTAATCATATTTGGGGTGAGTCTTGATGATGTATGCTCTAAGTATGACATCACTAAAGGTGATGTAGGTATTATGCTTGAGGAAATCTATAAGGATTTATCTGATAGAGTTATCCCTATGGATGATATCAAAGAGGCAATTAAAAAGATCTGTGCAGAGGTTTATCTTGCACGCTTTAATTAAAGGAGGAGTTAAGTATGGAAGAAAGAAAGTTAAACATGAATATCCGTCTTCATCATTCACCAAATGAATCATGGAAGACAACTATGGAAATTCTAGATTTGGATAAACTTCGTATCGAAGGGATATCTAAAGGTAGAGACTTTATCATTTCTGAACCACAGACGGTAAAGAAAGATTTAAAGTCAGATTCTTCCATCTTCTCTAGTAAATATGGAGCATCTATATCTGATGATAAAGATGCTTATAAGGATAGATATCGTTGTGAATGTGGTCACTATACTGGTAGACTATATAATAACGAAATCTGTCCTTACTGTAATACTAAGGTCAAATATGTAGACGATGATCTTAATATTACTGGTTGGGTTGTATTACAAGAGCATGTAATAATCCATCCAAACTTATTTAAGAACCTAGAGAAACTAATCACTCCAGCAGTTCTTAAAGATATCTTGACTCTAGATGTAGAGCTAGATGAAAATGGATTCGAAGTATCTAAAGTCAATGAGAAAGTCAGAAAAGAATCTGGTGAGTATCATGGCATAGGTATGATAGAATTCTGTAAAAGAATAGACGAAATCATGGAATACTTTGCTCGTAAGAACAAGTCCAAGAAAGACAAGATAGCTAACTATGAGTTGCTACTAAAGTATAGGGACAGATTGCTTACACATTCTATTCCAGTGTACTCTCTATTCTTACGTATGGTTAATCTCCAAGGAGATAAGTTCTCTTTCAAAGGAGCTAATGCTATTTACAATAATATCGCTAAATATGCGGCATTGGTAAATGGTAACCGTACAGTGATTCAAGCAAGAGATCAATTTAAAGATGAGGCTCTCTTAAATATCCAATATCTATATGCTGGGTCTAATGATTCTTTGTATGATTCTGTCATCGAAGAATTAGCACATAAGAAAGGCGCAATCCAGTCTGCATTAGCAGGTCGATATAACTTTACTGGTCGTAATGTAATCATTCCAGATGCTACATTACGTATTGATGAGATTAAGCTTCCATATAACTCATTACTAGTTCTATTGGAACAAACTATCATCAATATCCTAGCTAGATCTTATAATATCACTTATAGTGATGCACATAAGAAGTGGTGGAAAGCCCAAACTTATGTAGACCCAGTTATCTTAGATATTATTAAGGGTATCATTAAATCCTACCCTCGAGGTATCCCATTCATCATCAATCGTAACCCAACTATCAACTATGGTTCTGTGTTACAAATGTATTGTATTGACGTATTGGTAGATTCATTCACTATGAGAGTCCCATTACAGGTATTACCTGGTATGAATGCAGACTTTGATGGGGACTGCTTGAACATCACTTATCTTATTAATAAGGAATTCGTAGCTAGATGTGAAGAGTCTTTGAATCCTAGAAATACTATGATGATTTCTAAGAACAATGGACGATTCAATTCATTCATGAACTACTTCAAGGATACTATTGTAAACTTGAATAGTTTCTGTAATCTAGGGTTCGATACTTATACTAAAGATGAGATTGAAGATATCAAAGCTCTAATGGAGGGTAGATAATGTATTCTGGAAACAATTACTTCGCTGCTAGATCTGATGTATTACGGTTAGGTGAAGCAGTAGTAGTAAAATCTGAACTACACGATATTGATATTCCATGTCGTGTAGCTTTAATTGAACCGAATGATCCGATGCAAGGTTATAATACATATTATCTTGTATCTGACTATTCGGACTTAAATGACAAATTCGATCCACGCATTGGAAACTTCCACTGTGTGATCATTGATAAATAGGAGGATATTATTATGGGCGGTACTACATACGGTGGCTTCTAATAAATAATATGTATTGGGGTAGTCTTAAGGGCTACCCCAAACATTTATATAATTTTTTGTCATTAAGGAGGTATTATGGCTAAGAAACCTTTTTATGAGTACCGTATAGTCACTCCAGTAGGCCCAGATAATGATGGTAATATACCTCTGATTGAGCTTGATATAAAACGTGATGATGACCCTGGTATTCATACTATATCTGAAATAAAGAAAGATAGAGAGCAGTTACCTAGGTCTGATAAAGATACACCATTGACTACTGATGATGTACAGTTAAAAGTAGAGCCTGGTAAAGACTTTGAAGTGGTTAATAGAGATGTATTAGCTAAGATATATGCGGACCCTGATAAGTTTAAACCAATTGATATAGTAGAACGTATGGAAAAGAAGATATATCGTAATCTCTGTGTTCCATCTCATGTACATGCATACTCAGTATGTGTAGAGTTCTTTAAGAACTATATCTTATCACAGTTTAGTGCATCATTCTTTAAGACAGTCTACATTGAAGGAAAACATCTCTTTGATGATTGGGCTAAACTCAATATCAATGATATGATTAAACGTGGTAAACCTGCTATTGCTATTATTCCTCAGTTAGATACAGACTTTAATCGTGATGGTATAGATGCCAATAACTATGACTTAACGTATTATGCTAGAACGTTCAACTATAGAGATACATTCTTTAAAGATAGAGAACGTGATAAGTATATTGCTATAGCATTTGAGCAAATGCTTATGAACTTCCAAGTACGTATTAAAGTCAATACTAAAGCTAAGCAAATAGATATTATGAAATATCTTAAAATGGCTCTTAAAGTCGGTGCTACATCTGGTAAGTATCTTGATATGGATATCCATGTACCACAAGAGATGCTGTTAGCATTAGCTCAAGATGTTGGATTTGATGTAGATCTGGAGAAGAAAGAAATCAAAGACCCATTCAAATTCTTAGTATACTTAAATAGTAAGTCCGAAGTCCCATTCATCTATAAGCTAAGAGCTATTAATGGTAGAAATGAGTTCTTTATTAGAGCTAAAGCTATGTATACTCATATAGCTACACCAGATATCAATATAGATGATGGTGAACGCCAAGGGCAAGTAAGCTCTAATTACTTTATTGAGTTTACTACAGAGATTAGAATGCCAGCACCTAAAGTGTATTGTTACTTTACAGCTAAGCATACTAATCTTATTGAGTTTACTGATAATGCTGGTAATATTAAGTCCTATGTAGCTAACTTTGCTAATGTACCAACACTAAATGAACGTGGTTGGGAACAATTCTTTACGTTAGACTATGAAGATAAGAAAGATAAAGTGCTAGAGATTAGTATTAGCGATATCTTTGATGGTGACCCATATATAAATAAATTAATAAAGTACTGTAAGTCTAAGTTCATTAGCCCATCTGTGTTTATTGACTTTAAGATTGTCAATAATAATAAGATAGTTGATATAGACGTCAACTGGACTGATATGGTTATTAATACAATTAAACCTGTAGACTTTGAGTATTCAGAGATAGTTGTTTATACTGATAAAGCATATATGAATTCTCAATTACTAGCTATGGAACAAGACTCAGACTACCGTGTAGTCTATAATAAAGATCCAGAATCTGAAAACTATCCTATACACGATAATAGAAATTAAAGAGTATACCTGGATGGGCAAATCGCTCATCCAGGGTATTTTTTAATTGTATATTATAACTATAAGTACATCCGTACATAAAGTTTGTAAAAACTCGTTATACGGATATATATGGTTATTATTTATATTAAATTGTGTTAGAATAGGAGATTAAAAATGCAAGAATCAAACAAATTAACTAAAAGTGATGTCATTAGATATCGGGAATTGAAAATAAAATACTTAGATACAAGGGCTCCAAAAGAAGCATATGCCATTCATCTATCTGGTATGACAACTAACCAAAAAATTAAGCTATATAGTTATTGGACTAGATATATGAATATGGTTAATACTGTATCTGATAAACCAACGTTCTTAGAAAGAGAACAGGATATGAAAACTTGTGGTATACAAGAATTAACTACTATGCTATTTACAAGAAAGGCTATCTCTTTAAGACGGTCATCTGGTAATCCATTTCTATTATTATTAAGACCAAATATAAAGAAAGAATATGCTGATTGGTTAACGAATATAAGAGAAGAATATGGCGTTCCTAAATCGTTATTGAGACCTGTTCGTGGTAGACGTAAATCCCCATATAGATTATACATCTATCCAGATTATAGTAAGTTCTCTAATATATTTGATGTGCCTAAATCTATTAAAATCTTATATGAATTAGCTAAAGCATATGAGAATGGTGAAATAACTAGTGGACAAGACCTAAGACATAAACTATGTGAATTATGTAAAGACATGGGTCATGTACCATCATTCCAAACAGCTACAATAGTAAAGCTGTATGAGTCTATTAAAGACTATTATAAGCTATATCTAGTATATGAACAACTAGGGGACGATTTACTTCTAGGTGAATCTTTTGCTTACTTAAACAAAAGATATAGACTAACTAAGATGGGTATTTATAATATAAAGAGTTTATATGCAGCTATAACGATACATGCATCTATAGTTGCATTATATCTTAGAACTAAAGGTCACTTAATATCTAGAGTATTCAATACATACTATACACCATTCTAGACAAAAGAAATCCCAGTATAGTCAATGACTATACTGGGTATTATTTTTTTTTGTAAGAGTTCATAATCATAGTTGTATACTATAATTGTGTATGGTAGATACAGCTAGTCCCAAGTAACTGTATCTAAATATAACCATACACTTGTAGACCACAAGTCTACATGCCGAAAGGAGGTGACTCCTATGACTGGTGCTCAAATGAGATATTATAATCTCACAGCTGGTCATGAAGCTAATCTTTATTTAAAAATAAGATTAGCTCTAGACATTGTACGCAACTACGAGAATGGTAATTCTGAAAACTATTCTCGTAGTGAGTACGATGACTGTTTAAAATTCATTCAAAATCTAGAACCTTAGATTTTGAATGAATAATATACATGGGTAAAGATACTCTTCTTTACCCATGTATTATTTTTTTTATAAAGTAAACTGTTTTACAGTTACATACTATAATTGTGTATGGTAGATACAGCTGCCTACAATAGCTGTATCTAAATATACCCATACACTTGTAGACATAAGTCTACTTGCCGAAAGGAGGTGACTCCTATGGCACAGCCTGGTTGCGTAGGAAACTACGCCAATCAGCTAGCAGAAAGATCTACCAATTTAGATTGGCAGATCCGTACTGCTATGGATCTAGTAGCTGATCGTTACGCTGACATAAACAATGTTAGCCACCATGACGCTATCTGGGCCTACAGATTCCTTGTATCCCAAGGATTCAAATTACCTATAACTGAAAATCATTTATAGGTGATAACAGAGAATACGGTGGTGTACATAGTATGCCACCGTATTACTCCATTGTTATACCTGTTTTATTTTTTTATACAGTTTCGAAGATAACAGGGTTAACGAAACCGACATAAGCTTTAGGATTCTTAGCTTGCATAAATTCAGCTTTACGTAAGAAGTCTAATGTAATATTAAACCCTTTAAAGATATTACGTGTACCAGTATTACCAGTAGAGTCTTTTACTATCTTAGCTATACGGTCTACTTCTATACCTGTAGGGTTTTGAGCTTGAACTATATTAGCTGAAGAATATAAATATTCATTAGACCAAGGTCCCATAACTTGATATCTACTATTAGTAAAGTATACTGCAATCTTTAAGTTATAACCAGGGTTCTTTTGGAACTCTTGAGCTAAGACTTTATTGATACGGGCTATGTATGTATTAATAGGACGTAAAGACGCACGTTTAATAGATACATTAGTACCATTACGGTTATATTGTACCCCAGAATCATTATTAGCTTCAGCATAGTTATTGACTATGAATGCTACAGATTCATTTTCAGCTAGTTTACTATAGTATCTTGTAATAAAGCTAGTAATATAGTTGACATTGTTATTCAAGTCATCAATATTATCTAGATAGAATACATATTGCTTATGATTAGTATCAGACTTTCTATTTACAAATAGATTCATAGGAGATTGTCCAATACTAATACTAGTTGGAACAGTAACACTGTCATCTAAGAATTGATTATAGAAGTGGAGAATACCCTTAAAGTGTGGTATAAGTGTAACTTGATTACAATCTGGATATGTATATTGACCCTCACGAAGAGAATGTGCTGCATCGTTAGGATTTAAGAATTTAGTTAACCCATTACGGATACCATCTCTGTAGAATCTAGCATACATAATATCAGAACTATGCATAAAGAAGTCATAGACTACACCCTTCTTATAAAGCTTAGTACTAAACTTAGATTTCCAATCATCAGACCCAGGTTCATTAGTATAGTCTAAGTTAGGTTTAAACATTTCAGGGACTGCTACATATGTATTTCTACCAATACCAGCCATACATTCATCACCATTGCCATTAAATAGTAATGGATTATTGTAATGGAAGTATGTATGTAAGAATGTACCAACACCAATCTCTTGGATATTCTTATACCCTTTATCGTCTGTATAACGCATAGATAGGTTATCCATTACTGGTTCAAACGTATTGATTTGGTTTACACCATAGTTTCTGGCTACACGTATACGATTATACTCATTAACATTATTACCTAATGCTATATAATTGCTAGAACTATTTAATGCTAAAGACTCTTCAGCTAATAGACAGTTTGAGATATTAGCATTATATACATAATCACCAGTATGGTACATAAATTTACCAGGACCATTTTTAGGTTCTGCTACATAACTAGCATCAGTATCTCCGGATTGTTTGAATAATACATCTGGTAATACTGCATTACTTGTAATACTATTATTTGTACCAGGTACTGTATTGCTACCAATGATATAATTTATAGATGTGGTCCCATTAGGGTTAAACCCTTTAACATAACTACCATCAGATGAGAATGTGATATTATAGTTAAGTCTTTGAATATCTGTAATTGTATTTATTAATAATGCACCATAGATAGGATGTCTAATAGCTGGATCATCAGGTATAAATTTACGTATTTCTATATATAGCGTTTGGTAATTCATTGTAGATAATAACCACCCAGAGATATAGTCATATGTAGTTTTATCTATTAATGGAATCCAGAATTTCTCATTATTAGCACCAGTATATTCTATATAGCATATACGATATTTATAGTCACTGCCAGGTCTGGAATTATTGGTTGTTGGAATCTTATAGAACCCAACAGGGTTACCTGTAACTTTAAATATACAATCTGTCGTTATAGGGTCAGTTATAGTTTTATTTATTGAAGAATCAGGTATATTATATATATTAGCTGCTGATGCAGCATTTAATTCACGACCGCAAATGAATGTGATATTATCTTCATTCCTAAATAAGTCATTCATAGTACCGGCTGGTGCAGTTGTCCATAATGCTAAACCACCGACAACTTGAGTAAAGTATATATCCTGAGGATATGTACCATTATCTATGCCAGTTCGTACTCCTAGACACTCTCTATATATACTTTCTACAGTGTCAAGACTGTTTGTCTGAGCGATACCACTATCATCTAGATCTGTATAATCTAATAAGAATAATCCAACGTCCTTAGTTCCTGTAGCCATATAGTTAATCCAAACAGATTTAGTTATATTCGCTAATTCTTGTGGACTTACATTTAATACATTACGCAAATAGTCACTATCTACGATATAAACAGCCATACTTCTATTATCTATATTGATATCACGTAACTTAGCTATAGTATCTTTGAAGTGTTCCATATAAGATTTACCTGCAGGAGCATCAGATCGTCTTAGTATGTACTTAAATGCTGGTGCATTAAATCTGATGGATACATCAGAGCTTATATTTGTAGGTCTAGGTTCTACTGAGTTTGTATATTTTACTGCATTTACGTAGTCATCTATAAGTAAGATATAACCCCATAGCATATTATCGATCAATGTTTGTCTACGATACATGTAGATACGACCATAGGTATTATTGATAGCATTAAACAAATTATATTGACCAATACCGTATAAATCATATGGCACAGCATTACAGTTACTAGCAGATTCAGTTACAACGCATTTAATAACTGGAGAATCTTGGAATAAGTCTAATGCTATACGGTTATGCTCTGTTTTACCAACTACCATTTCACAATGAGATGCATCTAATAATGGTGTAGTGAAATCAGAGAAGTATCTTGATTTCAAGTTTACTATTTTATTAGTAGTATCTATATCTGTTACATTTATAGGATTAGCTTTATAGAAGAACTCATTATTATCTCTTGTAGGATTAGCGTTAGGTATTCGCTTACCAGCTATGATTACATTACCCTTGAGATATCTATATCTAGGTCTGTATTCGTTACCATTACAGCCGGCTAAGAATACATTATCTGTAGATATACGTGTACGACTATATTCACTAATAGTTGTATCAACTTCAAAAGCATCTATAGTTATATTAGGATCACTATGATATACTTTATAAGTTACAGGTAACTTACCATCAGTATTACCAGTATTAGCTATAAACTCTTTAACGTTACTAGTCTTTAAATACTCTCTATTAGAGTTGACTACTGGTATAATTCTACCCTTGTATTTGATGGCAACAATAGACATACCAATATTAGGTCTATTAGATAATATTTGGCTAGTAAAGTATAACTTATATTCACTATTAGCTTTTAATTCATCTATAGTACCACCGACTTTAGTAACGTCATACATATCAAATAGATTGGACTCGTTATTAAATGTAGTATTAAGACTGACTTTCATCTCATCGTTTTTAAGAACGTAGTCATAGAATATACTTTGTGGCGTAATGCGTTCAAATGGTTTTGTCATAGGGTATAATTCTGATTCCCATGTAGTATTGCCACTATCAATATTAATAGCCTCAGTTTCACCATTATCTCCGACTATGATATTACCATGTACTGAATGGTTTCCTATCTCAAGAATAAGTTTAACTGTACTTAATGCTGGTACAGATATATTGCCATCACCAGTAATACTAATCTTAACTGGCTCGTTAGATGCACCTACTACAGATTCACTTCTTACTAATAGATATGGTTTACTAAATTTCTTTAGTTCATCACCAGGTACAAATATCTTCCATTCAGTACCACCAGTACTTGCTACATTTACGTTAGTATTAATTACCACACCGCTTTGTGGGATAATACGATACATAATTACACCATCAGGAGTAACAGTTTCATTATTTTTTGTAACCGTATATGTAGTATCCTTAACTCTAATTGTAGCATCAAAAGTCGTATAATTATTAGCACTATTATTGAAAACAGCAATTACAGTCTTACCAACTAAACCATTTAGTTTTGTAGAACTAGTAATTTCTGTCCAATCTTGTACATTATCAGCAATATCATTAGCTAAATAGTATTTTACACCCTCTATAGTAGGACCATTGAATCTTACTGTATATAATGTATCACCATCTATAATCTTAGACTCTGGTAAATCATATAAGAAATAGTGATTAGGTCTAATATCTAAACAGTCTTGAACTAAACCAAAGTCATTTAGATTTTTAATATTAGGGAATAGAATATCACTAGTATTAGCTCTAAGTCTATCTAGGACTACAGAAGATTCATTAGCTATAGATGCTGGTAGATATTTGATTAATAGAGACTCTTCTTTGGTTATAGATTCTCTATTATAGATAACGTATTCATCAGCATCATCTAAAGCTGTTTTGATTGTCTCATATGGGACTTTATTATCATTAATAAGTCTAATGATAGAACGGTATTTGTATTTCTTTATATCAGTTGCTAGCTTATTAACTATAACAGCACACTCTTCAGGTGTTTTATTACGAGCCAGTACATTGATAGTCTTATAATTAGAAAAGTCTAGCTCTTGTTGAGTTATATTCTTTCCATTATAAGTCATTACTGGTTTAAACTTATATGGTGCACCATTTACAATATTATCCATAATCTTATAGATAGATATAAAGTGTGGTAATAACCATTCAGTGTATCTATTGGCTTTAGAGTTATTGGATTTTGTTTTACGTACATATGCTAAGTCTATATCGTCCATATGTGAACGGTATATTACTCCATATGGGATATCATTGATGTATTTTAATGGGTCTATAATAGACTCACTATTTACATTGATACTAGTAGTGAAATCATATAAGCTAGGTAAGCAAGTTAATGTCAAATCACCTGATACAGTTCTAAATAAACCATCATTAGGTTTATTTGGTATACATAGCTCAAAGTCCTTATTGACATTTAGCTTATTGGTATCATCATTAAAGACTAATAGCTTACTAATCTTACTATATGTAGCATTTTTGCTATCTGTCCAGTTCTTACCAAATTTATCAACAAATTTCAATTTACCATTGGCTAGATTGAAATTCCCATGCATATCTGGAGTATTGACATATGATGCTGGTATAGCATACAATCTATTCTTAACGAATACAGATTTAGTCACATAGTACTTATATTGGTCTTCTAAACCATTATCAAATGTCGGATAGTCTCTATATCTAGCATGAGATGTTGTACCAGATGGTACACTAATCTCAATACCATCAAGATATTTATTTCCACGGCTAAAGTAAACTTTATACGTGCCACTAATAGTAGCATAATTTACATCAGTACCTGTAGTATTCTTATTGGATATTGCAAATAAAGTCTCTACTGTAATGTAGTTTTTATCTGTATCTAATAATGGAATAACTCTACCATCATACTTAACCATAGCAAAAGTATTTACGTTCAGTAAACGACCATTTATATCGGTTTTAGCTATACGGAAAGTATACTGTGTATTATTAGCCAATGCATTAGCTTGTGTATTCTTTGTTAACCGTTGCTGTTTCTTTATCTCAAATTGAGTGAATAAACAAGGGTACCAGTTATTGGTACCCCGTTCAACTATGGTTAACGTTTTCTTTGTGACATCTACAGCTTCTTCTTTAACAAATTCACCAGCATAGATTTCTAACCCTTTAGAAGTCCATTCACCAACGTATTTGTTACCGACAGTAAACTGATTATAGTCTACAGGTAATACAGCACCATTTCTAAACTTAGTTAGAAGCGGTACAGTATTACCATTTATTCTAATAGTATCTCCACCATCAACCCCTTGTTTGAATATAAGATTGATATGGTCTCCAAGTTTAAACTTAGGGTACTTTTTCTTAAATACTATTACAAATTTTCCCATAGTTTATCCTTTCTAATTAACTGAGAATGTACCAGTTAATTTGGTATCATAAGATACACCTTGTTTTTTCTTAGTGTAATAATTTATCAAGTTTCTAATAGCAGGGTATACGTTATATTCAAACGAGCTACCAGATAGAGCCAATATAGCATATTGCTCTACTGTATATTTAGCAAAGTCTGCATAATCTGATACATTGCATAATCTGAATGAAATAGCATTACCAGCACCAGTATTATATAGCTTACCATTTCTTAGACAATGTAACGGATATCTATTAGGTCCTTGAGGGAATGCTAATGTTGTATATAGATGCTTATCTCTATCTGTCGTAGGTAATAGTACTCTACATACGTTTTCTGGGATTATAGCATTTATATTAGCATAATCAATATTAGTAGTAGCCATCAATGGTTCATCTATTGCTGGAGGTTTTAGCATATTAGGCCAAGTATCATTATAGTTATAATCATCTCTATAGAACGCTATCTCTCCAGATCTATTAGTTGTCATAGTGTAGTTATCTGTATTGAAATAGTTGATTGTATCATATAGAGCAAATCCATTTCTATGAGAGAATACTGTAGACATATCATCTAGTATCATATAATAACCAAAATCAACTGTAGCAGTTTTCATAACCTGTCTAAATCTTAGTTTAAGAGTTTTACCAACTAATGATCTATATGATACATAGCTAAAGTTTGAATCAACTATAGGATGTGTCCATGTATTATTTACATTAGCAGTAGACGGTACAAACATCGCAGGACGTTCACTATCTCTAGAGATATTTGCTACATTATCTCTATCTAAGAATGTAACTGTGACTATATCATCATCGTTTACATTACTTAGTTTACGTAAACATTGGAACCCATTAACAAACGTATTGACATTCCAAACAGTGGTATATGTATGATCAGCTGTTGGTGTGGTGTCTTCTAAGGTTTTTGAGCTTGGTGTAATATCATCGTTAAGAATATTATAACGACTATCAAAGAACTCTAGTTTATGAGTAGCATTTACAGTATACACTTTCTTAAGTTCTTTATACTTGGCTTCAAAGTTACTAAAATCATCTAACCCAATTAATACAGTTTCTACTGTAGTGGTATTAGATTCATTTAAGACTTTATCATAGTTAACTTGACCAGATAGTTTAGTACGTAATACATCTAGAGTATTGCCCTTGACTAATAATTTCTTTTCAAGCATATGGTCTGTCCAAGTATTATCCCAAGGGAATACTGTAATCTTATCTGTATTTGAATTAGATTTGAATACAGATATTTGGTTGAATAGCTCAGTAGCATATCTAGACTTAGTTAGACTACGTCCACCATCAATAAGATTAATCTTAAGATGTCCAGCTGTACTATTATTGATGTCTCGAATGATATTGATTACAGAGTCATCTGGTGTATTAGCACAATAGATAGTGATACCGTCTAAAGTATTAATATCTACATCATTAGAAGACTTATACTTATAATTGGACGCACTATGTAATTCAGATTCAGTTGGTTCAATAAGCTCAGTATTATTGACTAAGTGGTTATAGATATTAATGAGAGAATCTAAGTCTGGTAATAACCAGTAATTCTCATTTATACCAATAGCAGAGTCTTCATCACTAGCTAGATTGATATCATCAAACTTAGCTATCTTATAAGACTTGGCTACACGAGCTATATTGATATCAGTCTTTGTATTATTCTTAGGGTTAATGATTTCGCCATTAGTAGATTTATATAAACCTAGTACATGAATCTTAGACCCATTACTATGAGCCATGTCATTATACCCATTATCTTTATCTGTAGAAGATGCTTTGACTATATGAATACTAGTTGGCATCTTACGATCACAGAACCCAGATAATGTATAGATAGTATTATCTTCATCGGCATTAGCTGTACCATGACCCATATAATCATGAGTAACTGTTGTAGTGATATCTTGTGTTACAGCACTACCATAAGTCGTGCTTTCAATACCAGCTAAGTTCTTAGCATAGTTAAATACTAGTTTAGTATTAGCCGTCGGTTCTTTAGCATGAGCACCACTAGCTACAAATGCTGCTACCATGAAATTATCATGCTTAACGTATTCAGTATACTCTACGGATATATTATTAGTACTATTAGCATAAGTCATTGCTTCAATAACGTCATTAATAGTTAAATACTTACGATCAGTATCTACTAATGGAACTATACGTCTAATACCGTTATTACGTACATCGTCGAATACAATAGCAGCTATCTTCTTTCTAGCACTTTCATCAATATTATTTAAAGAATCATTACCAAAAGAGATTGTATATGTACTATTAGGGTTAACTATATTATCGTCTTGTGACATATATGGTTTAAGATAGATATACTGATAGATAGATGGATAGTCTATCATAGTATTTCTATATAACCACATACTTCGTTTTACTGATGGATCCACAGGACCATCACCTGATGACGGAAAGTCAGATGCGTATAATATGATTTTATTACCTTTAAACTGACCTACAACAGTTTGGCCAGCCACAATTTCCCCAGCATCTAAGTATCTTAATACAGAATCCTTATATGCTACATACATAGGATAATCATGATTATTGATAGCAGCAGTATCACCACCGCTGCTATCAGTATTAAAAGTAATTTTAATATAATCATCAAAACGCAACTTACAATTTCCTTCTTTGAAAGTTATTGTATGTCTTGCCATATTAGCCTGCCTGTAAAGTGATAAGTTTTTCTTGAATCAAATATTTTATCATTTGTGCATAAGTTTCATCATAAGCAAATTCTATAAGATATTGGTCTATATTTGGATTTTTATATACGAAGAATCCAGTTACATTTCTTAAGAATTTACCTATAGCATTATCCATATTAAATAAATCTACTAGTTTTAAATAATCTTTATTTATACCGGTAGCACTTTTAAAATAAGAGGTATTAATATTAGTTAGTACATCGGTTAAAGATATATAATCAGAAGCAGTACTAGATGGTTTTACTTTATTTAATGGAGAAAATTTAACAAATACAGTTTCTTTATTTAAAACATCTGCTGGTATTTTATCATAATATGTAATATTACAACCAATGCCAATATTACTACCCAAATAGTACAGGCCGCCTACACTAGTATATGATGTAATATACCCATCCAATCTACTAGCATTTTGTATAATAGGCTGCCCATCGACATATACTTTATTAGTAGACTTGTGTTCTATTTCATCAACGATCATAATTTTATTACTATAACCACTTCTTAGTGTATATGGCTTTAATGTTAAAAACTCTCTATTATTAAACCCAGCATTCAAATCTTGTAAAGTTATAATATTAAAGTTTTTATCCATTAATATTGCATTATTTACAACTGCGGCTATACTAATAGTAGTATCTGCATTATACACATTATTATTGGATAGCTCACTGTTAATCGCTGTAGTTATTTTAAAGTCGTTATCACCTTTATTAAATAACTTCATTTGCTTAGTGAAATCATTTCTAATATATATACCATTTCGTGATATACTAAATTGTATATTATCGTACCCTCTAAGTGTAAAACCACGGTTATTTTTATAAACTCTATTTGAATAAGATGAATCACGGTATAATACTGTAGGATACAAACTATTTTCATAAGTTAAGTTATCCCCACCAGCATACTCAATAAACGGACTATCTGGAATATCAATATAGTTACCATCATGAATAGTTTCATCACCAGGGTTTACTGTAGCATTACCATCATGGATACGTGGATGACTATTAACTGTAAACCGTAGCTTAAACTGTTTATTAGTCTTATCGAAGATGAATGGCATGATATCACCAGCGGTAATAGCATCTACGATTTGTTCGCCATTCTTATCACAGATATTGTATACAGCTTGACCAAACTCAGTATAAGAATCACCAATAGCACCATCGATAAATCTAATATTTAAGGATTCACCATGTTTTAGATCATTAAGAGAATCCATATCCCCTGGTGGGATTAAACGTAATTTCTTAAGATCTGTAGCACTATCATGAACAGCACTAAAGATTCTACTAGAGAACTCAGGGTTTACGTCTGGTGTATCTGGTGTATTATCATTAGAATTCAAGTTATAAGAGTTAGCACCACGAGTACGTACAATACGTCTAGATACCAATTCTAATACTTGACCAGTTTCCATTGTAAAGTCAATAAGATGAATAGCTTTAGCATTTTCATCAATACGATAGTTTACATCTTTAACTAGTTTAAGCCCTTCGAGATATACTTCCATATAATCTACACCAGGAAGATAAGATGCATCACTAAAAGAGATTGTACTAATATTATCAGTTGGTGCAGTATAGACTTTATTGTAAGTATCCATACGATAAGGCATACCATTAGTGATATAGAAACGATTATGAACCGCATCATATTGTAAGAACAATTCATCGTTTTGAGTAATATCTCCAGCTTCAAGTTTACTTGCTACAGATTTATATACTGGGATAGTACGATCATTGACTACGAGATCACCATTAGCTGGCATATTAGCACGGAAACGTACAGCAATGATATTACCATCAGCTAAAGTATAACCCTCAGGGACTTCGAGAGATAATGCCGAAGTGGTTGTAGCAATAGGTTTAGCAATAGCACGAGAGATGATATTCTTTTCATCACATAATGCAACTAGTAAATCAAATAGTGTCTTAACTGATGCACTTGTTGCTACAGAACTAGAGCTATTTAAGAATGGGGAATCACTTACATTAGCCATTCTATCAGTTGGAATAGAACCACGGTTAATGAGAGACCCATCAATATTATTAATCATACCAGCTACAGCAGGCGCTTTAGTATTGTAAATGAATGTATAGTTGATAGAACGATTCATTTCAACTGGTTCATTAAATACAATATCATTACCATCAATGCTATAACGGTTAGGGTAAATATAGTTAGTACCAATATGAACTAAGAATGCATTAGGCATATCAAAGTAGTTATCAAATGGTACTGGAATAGGGAAACGTTTCTTAGTTTCAGTAACTAAGTGTGTACGGAAAGATGTAGCAATTACACCCATTTGTTTTAACTTAGCTTCAACAGTCTCACCAGATTCTAGATAAGTATTATTAGCTGTAGTCAATGGTGCAATACGTTTACCATCTTTCATGATAGTTGCTTTAGTAATATCTGTAATAGGCCCTACATATTTACTAGCTTCTTTTACAGATAAGAGTTGTTGCCAACCATCATTTGCATCATATGCATAGAATGTACGAGCATCACGTACACAATAGATACGTGCTTCAAGAACTGTATTATTATTTACAATCTGAGTACGTTCATTATCATTATTAAGCATAAGAATAAAGTCTGTCAATAGACGCATATCATCAGAAGCATCATAGAAGACTTCTCTAGTATCAGTACAGTAAATAACTGTACCAGCAGAACGGGTAACCTCATGGAGGTTATTCCGTAGGCTTTCTGTATATTTTAAAGCTCCCATTTATATACCTCCTGGAAGTTAAACTGTGCCTTGATCAGCAATACCCATTTCATATTCATAGTTGTAGAACCAGCTAATACCAGAATCATAAGACATCATCTTTAAATGAATCTTCTTATTAGTTGGTGGGATATATACATATAGATTATTATTGTCTGGTTTAGTGAACTTAAGAATCTTTCTTGTAGTATTACTAGAGTTTGTAAAGTCAATAAATAAGTCAATCCATAATGTAGTATCACGAGTACCACTACGTTGAATCTTAAACTCTACATTAGAGTCTTGGCTATCAAAGCTATGAATAGTATAAGGATAAATCTTATTAGCTTCAGGGTCACCAGATGGTAAATGTACTTTCTCTGCAGGCATAGTTACGTTCTTAGCAGTAACTTTTTCACGTTCCAATGCAGATACACGTGGAGTCAAGTCTTCTGCTAGCATTAAACCACTGACTTGTGTTTTAAGTATATTAACTGAGTTAGTTAATACAGAGTTTTGAGATTCTAAGTTAGTGATATTAGAAGTGAAATTAGGCACAGCTTCTAGTGTAGCAATACGTGTATCATAATCAGCTTTAAACTTAGCAATGTTTAAGCCTTCTAATGTATTCAATCTACCAGAGATAGCAGATACTTCAGATGTAGTACGATTAGTATTACCTTCGATAGCTGATAGTTTAGATTCTGTATTACTTTTTAAAGTTTCAAAAGATGAACTAATAGTATTGACTTTATTAGTCAACTCAGTAACTTTAGGTTCTAAATCAGGTTTAGCTAATAAAGTTTGTACTTTAACTTGAAGATCAGTAATCTTAGTAAAAGCAGCAGACTGTGCTTCAATAGCAGTAATACGTCTATCTAAAGCAGTAAACTTAGGTTCAGTATCTTCTTTGGATTCTAATGTAGTCAATCTATTATTCATAGCTTGTGTATCAGATTTAAGTCCAGAGATATCCGTTTTAATAGGATCAATCTCTGCAGTTTTAAGAATCTTAGTATCTAATACATCTAAACGGTTACGGTTAGAATCAGATAAAGTTTTGATTGCTGGTAAGTCTGCATACAAATCAGCAGTAACTTGGATATCAGCAATTTGTTTACGAAGACGTTTAAATTCTTCAGCATCAGGTGGAGCCAATGTTTCTAATCTAGTAACACGTCTAACTACATCTTCATCAATACGTGGTACCCATTTGATTACGTTATTATCTTTAACTGGGTAAGTATTATTACCAGCAACCTTAAAGTTAGAGATACCTACTTCAGTATCTTGTACTGTAATAGAACGGTTATCAAATCTTAATGTCGGAGAAAGATAATGTGCTTCATCATTCTCTTTTAGTGTAATATTATTCTTATAGATTCTATTGATAGCCTTAGTAAGATTAATCTCACCAACACCTTCAATATTAACGATGAAGTTATCAGCAATAGAACCAGAGCTAGTAAATTCATTGATAATATTAGCAGTAATATCTATAATAACTGATTTATCTTCAGCAGATACTACATAGAGCTTACCTTTTTTATAATCAACTAATAGCTCTTTCTTATGAGCTATAAACCTAGAGCCATAATCTAAGGCTATAACCGGAGCTCTACCACTGTTGTATCTAGTAGTATTAGGCATATAGTAACCTCCTTTTAAAAGTCGTCAAATTATATAAATGTTAAAGTACACCAAAAATTGAGGTAGGAGCTTAAAGGCCCCTACCTCGGTATTTTTAGTATTTAAGTTCCCACCAATTGTTTTCTTTATAAACTTTAGCTTCAGAACCATCATGAGTAAATGTAGTTTGTACTTCTTCAATATTAGTATATTCATCAGCAGAAGCTTCTGGTTTACTACCAATGAATGTAGGACTATTAAAGGAGTTTAATTTATCTTCTTCACTTACAGGAGTAAGCTGTCTATTACGTAAATCATCTAAAACTAATTCATCATTAGTAGCATAGTCTAAGTCAGGATGTGTCATAACTTCACGACTAGCATTAAATGTATCCATAATATACAAATTAGATTCTCTAGCTGGTACTAAGTTATCATAAGTGATACTTAATGCACCATTAGACGTTGCACCTTTACCTACAACTACCATGAATCTTTCACCAGGCTCTACACGCATATCTAAGTAGTTAGATACACCTTCGACACCACGAGATACAGATATAACTACACCTTCGTTTGTTAAACGTGTGAATGCTTTAGCATATTCATCATTGTTCATATTAGTTGGTGAGTAGTTAGCTAATGTATCTTGGTCAAATGTATTATATGGTGCTTCAGTATAAGTACTCTTACCAAATTTAGTAAAGTCAGACTGCTTATCTAATTCGATACCAGCACTTACAGTATTCTTAGATGCAGTACCATAACGTGCAGTAGAAGCATTATAGTATCTATAGATATCAATACGTTCTACTGTAGCACTATCAGGTAATTCTGGTACACTAAATTTATTAATACCATAACCTACAATTTGAATAGCTGCCATTTTAGATACATGGGTAACGCTATCATTTAATGCAGGAATACCTTCAAAGCCACTACATAATGCAACTGTCATATTAGTTACACCATCTGGTACTTCAAAGATAGACTCACCTTCGTCCCATGTAAATACATTATCATAGGAGATAGTCTTATCTTCACCAGCAGGGATTTCTTCATACATATTCGTATCAGTATTAAGACGTTTAGGGAACCAACCAGCATTAGCAAACGATTTATAGTCAACTATATACTTAGGACGTTTACCATCATTCTTATTGAAACCAATACATACAAAACCACCCTTAGGTGCTGTAACTTTGTATTTAATCTTAGGCATAGTCTTAATAGTTTGAATTACTAAGTTACCAGCTAAGATATTAGGGTCAGCAGAAATACCATATGTACCCTCTTTAGGATTTAGACCAACAGCCCATCCCTTTTGAGCTACACCATTATTAGATCTAGGTTGACTAATAGAGAAGATACATTTAATCAACTTATTAAAGTCGTCAGCTTTTTCTTGAGGAATCAAGTAAGAAGCTTCACCTACTTTAGCATTAGATAATGGATTTGTAGTTCTATTGCTGAATACATCTACTTTACTAGAACCGGAGATAGATTGAATGCTTAACTTAGTAATACCCTCAGGTACTGTAAAGCTATAGCTACCTGGTGCAGTAAATCTATGAGTGATTTCTTTAACTTCATTGATTTGTTTATTCTTCAAAGTAGATGTGTCATATGTATAGATGAATGGTAATCCTTTGTTTACACCACTAGCAATGTAGTGTTCACGGATAATATGATTAACGATAGCTTCTTGACTGATATTAGGAACTTTATGTCCTTCGATATCAGAAACTTTAGTATAGATATCCCACATCTTATCTACATCTTCAAGGTCTACAGAGTTAATGATAGTATCATAATCAGATCTGATATTCTTATAAGGTTCTAAGTCAGCTATTCTTGGTGTATAATCCATAATAACTGCATTGAATCTTGTTTGAGGATCTTCTGTAAGTCTAATAATATTATTAGCTGGAGTTACAATAGTATCAGCAACTACTTTCTTACCATTTACATATAAGAAGAATAGTTTAGAATTCATATTGTGTTTGATCTTCTTCTTATCTAGATAGATATATCCATATTCTGTAAGCTTAGGGTGTTGAACTTCTTCTGAAGAGTAAGATTTATTAGTATTATTAGCTACGTATAGGTACATGAATACTACATTCTTATCCTTAGGGAGAGCATCATCAAAATCAACTAAGGATAATCTATTACGTTTCTCATCAATAGTATATCTAGATGGATCTAGGTATACGTTATCGACAAATACTAAGCACTTATTCCCTTGCTCAAAGTAGTTATCGAATGGTAATACAATATCAAAGTCCATTTGGTTTTCCATAGTAGACTTAGTAATACTGATATCCTTTTCGACTACAGCGTATTTGGAATCAATCAATGTAAATAAGACTTCTCTGCCTGCTACGGTTTTAATATTATCATTGATAAATTTGATATAACCAGTAGCATTATTGATAGTATAGTTAGAAGAGTCTATGAATGTACTACCAATAGTAACAAAGAAGTTATGATCATATAATAGAGTCTCTTCGAATGGAATCTTAATATCTCTTTGACCATCAGTAGCAATAGTAGTAGCCTTGCTAGTAAAGATACCATACTTAGAAGTGTCTACCATATCACCAATAGAACCAGTTACATCATCGATTGGTTGACAGTATACAAAGATAAAGTCAATTTCACGACCATAAGGGATCTTATCATCATCACCTAAGAAACGTAAATCATCACCATCGATTACATAACGACGTTTATCTACAAGAGTATCACCAATAACTAAGAAGAACTTATTATCCCGTTTATTATAGTCATGGAATACTTCAGGTAACTTGAAGACTTGTTGATCATCTTTAGTAGCTCTAATAGTAATAGTATGATTCTTCACACTAACCTTATTACCAACCATAAAGTTGAATACTAATTCTTGACCAATGTCTAAACCATACGGAGAAGTCAATGTCATAGTATTAGTATCAGGGTCTACGATATAGTCATCTGTATCTAAGAAGATACCATTACGGATAACGAAGAACTCATTGCCATCTTTAAAGTAATCACCGTAAGGTACTGGTACAGTAAACTTAGTTTGGTTTTCAATATTAGCAGTTACACGTACAGCACTAGCATCTAGAGTATACTTATTTGTAGGGTATACGAATACGAATACCATAGCAGTATTAGGGTCTAGATGTAAGTCATTATTACGGAATCTAATAGTACGACCACCATCTTCAATAGTATATCGAGATGGGTTTACATACAAGCCTCTATAAGATACGAAGAAGAAACCATTATAACCCTCATATGGATAAGGGATATCGTAATAGATATCATCTACAGATTCAGCATAAGTGAATCTAGCATCTACAGTTAGTATATCTTCTTCTTTAACACCACCAAATGTATCTACATCTAATGATTTATTAAAGATGAATACGAATGTCAATTCACGACCTAATGGTAAATAATCACTAGGGTCTTTCATGATAATCTTATCACCAATTACATCATATCTAGATTGCTCTAAGATTACACTACCACGCATTACAAAGAAACTATTCTTATCATTCAAGAAGCTCTTTGTAGGGAATGGAATACTAAAGATAGGTTGATTATCAATAGTAGCTTTTACATGAGTAACTTGTGCTGTATTGTTTGTACCAATATCCACATAGTTCAAAGCATCTGGAACATAGAAGATTTCCACTCTATCACCAGGGTCTGCCATAATACGTGTATGGATTACAGGTCTAACTACAGAGTTATCTGGTTCTTCAAATAAGAAACGATACATGTCTTTAGATAGCATACGTCCATTATGGAATACCAAATATCTATCTGGGTCTTTACAAGCTACAAAGTCCTTAGTTAGATAGAACGTACAACGTTTAAAGTTCACTGGTGGATAATAAGCATATCTGAATTGACGTTTAGATGCCATATAGATATCTTTACCATACCAGTTAGCATCAGTAAAGCTAATAGTCTTAGCTTCTTTATCGATAGTAAATGGTGCATCGAATAAAGAATTTTTAGTGAACTCAAGACAGTCATAGTAGATATGGTTGTCTGTATAGTTAGCAAATACAATTAAGTCCTCATATGGAATAGTAGTATTCTCAATAGTATCAGTATTAGGTACTTGCACTTTGAGGAAGTTATTATTGACTCTAGAGAATCTTACAATCTCAAAAGTATCATATTCTTGGATATCATCATACTCTTCTTGAGTTAATTGTAATTGGAATTCACTACCAATATATTTAATGCGGTTATATAAATCCCATAATTCACCATTACGATGAATCATAACGAATGTTTCTGTACGATCATGTAGACCACGTGGCATTCTAAAGATTAAATCTGTACCAATATAAGATTTGAATTCGTTACCAGTATAAGAATCACTATAGATATTAGCTAGCTTTTCATATAGCTCATCAAAGAATGCACCATTATATCTAGAGATATATCTGATACCATGCAAGAAGTTATCATTATACTCAGTATCATTACGATATTCATAATCGAAGTCTTTCTGCATTGTATGTAAGTCTAACCCTTTGATAGTATTATCTACTAAAGCAGATTTCATAATATCGTCATTAGGTGGTCTAACGATATTAGATTGGTTATCATTAACTACGGCTCTATAGAAGTACTTCATAACCAAGTCTTTATCTATAGGGTTACCATCATTAATTGATACTAAGTTAAGATTCTTGACATCAGGTTTAATAGTAGGGTTTAGTTTACTCTCAGTGAAACAGATAAAGTTCTTATCAGTAGACTTATGACGTTTATCTACTAGGATATCTAAGTTATCAATAGTAGCACCAGCTAAGTTAGACCATTGTTTAGTTATAAGATTAATACGTTCAGTATTAGTGGACACTACAATAGCACCATAGTCTAATGCTAAACCATTATCACCAAATCTGAAGATAACTGTTTCTTTGTAAGGAATATTACGTTTTTCAGAATAGCTTACATTGAATGGGATATTGATGATTTGTACGTCATCAATATGAATAGGGTCAATACCCACTTTATTATTTATATAGAGATATGTATATCGTTGATCTCTAACTAGTGTAATATCGGACCATTTGATAAATAAGCCATTGACAAATACTAAAGATGGATTAACCAATCTTTCGTCAACAGCGTCTTTAAAGTTCTTGATATATACTAGTTTCTTTTTGGATGGTCTATCTGTAATAAATCGTAGACCGTTGACTTTAAGTACGTATTTGTCTTTACCAAATACATATCTATGACGGCCTTCTTCGAGATAGTACTGAGATACAGACCAAGAGATATCTAATAACTCAGGAATCATACCAGCTTGAATAGATTCAATATTCTTTACAGTATAATTCCTGAGTAAATCTACATGCTCTACAATATTAATCTCATTGTGATTATGTCGCATGTATTATCCTCCGATTAGATTACTTTTTTCAAAATATCATTACAGTATGCCACCATTGCATTACCAGCTACTTTTTCGATAGTGGATTGGTTATTCAAGAAGCAACCAACGTATGCATCAGTAAGCATAGCACTGAATGCTGGGAAGTATTCTAATGCAAACATAGTTCCTGGTGTATATAGCTTAATCCATGTAGCCAAGAATGATTGTAATTCTAATTCTTTAAGCTTAAGAATATCATTACAAGTATGCATGAAATAATCAATATTAGCAAAAGATTCTACTTCAAGATATGCTACAAGAAGTTCTTTCTCACGTTCAGTAATATTAGCAATCTTCTTAGCTAAGTTTACGTTAACACTAAATCTAGATTTCTTATACACTGTATTAAGGAAGTATAATGCAGATAAGAATAAGCAACGGTTACGTAGACCATTGATATTATTAATCTTGAATAGGTAGTTAATGATATTAGTGAATAAGTTAGCAAATGCATGTGCAGCATCTTCGATAGTACTAGTACCAGTAATCTTATCTAAATGATAAGCATGGATAGTAGCAGCATAGATAAGATTAGCAATCAATACACTAATATTATGACAAACGTATTTACCGTTATCATCTAGCTCAATAAGACCATATACGTCAATATAGATTGCATATTTATTACGATCACCTTTAAGATCTCTAGCCATGAATACTTTCATCATTCTAGGCATAGGTTTCTTACCAATAACTAATTTAAGTCCTTTGAAGTTTAAGAACTCAACTAAGTTACTAGATAACTTTTGTTGCTTACGAACTTCATAAGCAATATCTTCAAACTCTTTAGAAGATATATCAATCACTTTACCAGCATTGATGAATTCGACCATTTCTTTTTCGAATTCTTGTTTGTGTTGTTGGAAAAGGAAAGTAGTATTCAATGTTTTAATTTCTTGTGCCATGAATAGTAGCTCCTCCGTTGAAAAAATAAGAGATTTTACTAATATGTTTCCCTAGGCTATTTATATCGAGTCAGGGTTATATGCCCCTATGTCACAGTGTGACATAAAGGCATATAGGAATTGGTAGTATATATTTATTATAGGAGAAATTTTAAACGCATTAAACTAAACAAGATTTATTAGTCGCCGCATTTACTAATAAGTTATGATTGTAAAAGTTTAATTTAACTATATTGTCAACTATATATTATAGAAATGGAGGTGTTTAATAATGCTAGTAGATTTGTCTTTAGACCATGTAACCCATGTATCTAAATATACAGAAGAAAGTGAGGCTAAAAGAGTAACAGAAATACTTTCCTATATCAGTGAAGAATCTCTAATGTACTGGGCTAATAGCTTAGGCTTTAAAGGTATAAGCTATAAGAAAGAACTATCGAGATATGCTGTTATAGGAACCAAAGTCCACTCTGAAATAGAACGATTCTTATCCGGAGATAGAGACTTAAACACTATTAATCCTGATGACTATACTCAAGCTGGATTCTATGCTTTCATATCTTGGTATGATGAGCAAGTGAATAAGTTTGGTAAGACTATAGAGATATTAGGATTAGAGCAATCCTTTGAAGGGAAATACTTCAGGGGGACTATTGATTGTATCATGAGAGTTGATGGGTTATTATACCTAGTTGATTTCAAGACATCTAGCCATATAGGGTACAAATACTTTATGCAGTTAGCTGCTTATGAATACTTATGGTCTAAAGCTGGTAATGAACCAGTGTTTGGATTCATGATTATTCAGTTAAACAGAGATAACCCTGCTAAGTATGCTACTTATACACTAGATGCTATTGATGGTGGTAATACCTATCTATATAATCTTCTTCAAGATACATTCTTTAAACTAACCCAAATTGCTTTTAATGTAGATGAATTGAAGGGAGTTTACAACTAATGGCAAACAACAACACATATCTTTTAGATCTAATGATTAAACGTGCTGATTTAGAAGATAGATTTGAAGAAAACACAAATTTCCTTAAGTTACCATTATTATGGTGGAAACTTAAGAGAATGGATTCCAAAATTTACAAGTTCTGTAGTGATGCATTAATGATAGATGTATTAGATAATGTAGCAGAAGTTTGTAAAGTTATTGGCAATGGAACTAAGCTGTATAATAATATGAATATAGATATAAAATTGGAAGGAACCCGTCTAGCTATTACTAGATACTACATAGGAAGACGTATGTTTGGTTCCATCACTACATCTAAAGTTGAATATAATACAGCTAATGCAGACAGCATCAAATACATCATTTCTAGAGAATCTATAAATGAAACAACTGAAAATACAGAAATCAAATATGAATATGACGATGATGATGATTTCACTAATCATGGTATTCGTACTCTCATTAATGAATTCTGTACTAAGTTAATTTCTCCAGATGAAATTTAGTTAAGGTGAATCATGGAAGACAACTACAAGCATTATTTTGACCTCACCGTAGCTCTTACATCATTAGACTTAATTAAAACAGAGTATGATAAATTACCATGGTATAAAAAAATATTCCGTGGAAAGAAATACGACAAAGAAGTATCCAATCTACATGATAAGATATGGGATTGCGTAAATAAGTTATACAATCAACCATTCGTATCTGCTACATTGATACTATATCTTGAATGCACATACATCATACCACTTAAATATAGTGGTATAGTTAGACGATCTAAGCATAAGAAAGACTTTGATATGTTTTACATAAATAGAGTCAAGTTAGAATCTGCTATTGAGATATATGCTGCAAAGACTATATCTCAATATATAGAACGTAACGTTAGTATTACATTTGGGCCACTCACTTATCATTCTAAACAATTGACAGTTGGGGAAGTCCAATATACTGTACGTTCATTAACATCATTAGATTATACTGAAACAGAGTACTTCTCTTGTGATTTATTAGACTTTGAGAATACATTGAAGACTGATATAAAAGAGCGTGAGAAATTTATTTTAGATGCTATTAATTTAGCACTTACGGATACCGTAGAACTATTGCTAAAGCATGGTCTATCTGGTGAACCGTTATTATATTAAGAAATACGAGGTAATAAAAAATGGAAAACAAGAAGCGCATTACAGAAGAAGATCTTTTTAAAGATTTAGATTTAAACATGGCTGATTTATTTACAGTTAACGATGTCTTTAAAGAATTGACATCAACACGGTATGGGTTCTATCATGTAGCAACCATACTATGTGCTGGTATTCATGGTCTATTGACTACATCATACATTATTAAAGAACTAGAAGCATTCACTTTGGATTCTTATCGCAATATGAAATACCATTTCGAAGATGATGATGGTACTTTCGGTGCAGCTATGGCAGTAAATGCTAAGACAGGTGAAGAAGTAGACTTTGCATTAGGATTTCTTAATGTAGATGACTATGATATTAAAGAGTTCTTGCTTAAAGAAGACCTAGAAGAGTATCTTGAACGTAAAGAGTCTACTGGTTGTTCTTTAGGTGAAGCTATTGGTACTGATGTACTATTAATAAACATTCGCTTTGCCCATAAACGTATTGTGGTTATGTTTGATAGCCGTAATGAACGTCTAATCTTATTAGGTGAGAAAGAGAACCATGAATTAGACATGTTAAACCCTAAAGATGAACATAAGCTATACTATGCTATCATGTCATCTATTCTATCTATCTTTGTTTATATGGATATGGAAGATTCTAAGTATAGAGTCTACGATAAAGATAGTGCATTTAAACGTCTTGATGAACTTATCACTACATGTGATGATGATGAAGTAAAAGCACTATTTGGTAAGTTCTTCTTAGAAGAAGTTACTAGAAAAGATAGTGCATCTAACTATGCACAAGTATTAATGGCTTTACGTGAAGCTGCTATGGAAGGTAGTAACACACCTGAGTTCCCAGACCCAGCTGATAAAGATAAACTAAACTAACTTAGTAGTAATGACTTAAGGAGGTAATAATATGGAAAGACAATTGTTATATCCTGTAACTGAAGATATTAAACAATTGGCATTAGATATCTTACATAAGATGAAACTCACTCAATTGTATGAAGCTAATGCTTATTCATTCGATACACCTTATGGTGTATTTAATGCTACAGCACAAGAAGATGATGGATACTTGTACGTACGTACTTCATGTGAACGTGTTGATCATGTAGTATCCTGGTATAGTGCTGAACGTGAACGTTATACTCAAGAAGACTTAGAAATCTTATTCATTGCTATGGGTAAGATTTATGCGAAAGGATTCTAGTATGAATATAGATCAATTCCTGATAGACTCCGAAGAACTAATTAGAAGTCTATATAAAACCACAAAAGATCTAGACGTTCTAATCAAACAAGAAGAACCTAAAGCCATCGTAAATGGGGAGCCTGTATACGATGGAGACGGTTATTTCTATAGTATCAGTGGTGATACTAAGGGCTTTGCTCAATTGTACGCTATGTTAACAAACGTAGAGCCTAGTGACATTGTTTTCTATATGATTAGGAATCAACATTTGTCAGATAGATTCTTAGATTTTGATATGAATGATAAATTCAAGGTCAGAGTCTATGCTGATACATTGGTGGAACGTTTGACTATTAGATTTACTGATAAAGTTGGTCAAACACAAACAATGGCGTTCAATACTAAGTACGTAATAGACTTATATACAGAAGAGCTTAAACAGCTCTTCTATTCGGCTATTACATGTGCTCTATTAATCTACTATGCTAATCAATACGTCGAGGTGACTGAAGATGGATTACAATAAATTGCTTCTTGATGCTGCTAAACAAATTACATCTGTCACCAAGAAGTCTTCTAATGAGATTGCTAACTCTTTTGAAAGATTCATCAATGAGAATATTCCAGAAGAGCTAATCTTTGAATCACCAAAGATTTGTCTAGCATATATTGATAGATTGAATTTTAAGAATAATGACACTTATCAAGCATTCAGAAACTCTGTATGCTATAAAGATGTCTTATCTGCTGTCAATGGTATTCATATACCTATCAGCATAAAAACTATCACGCCATACGAAGTTGATTATATCTTACGTAATCCTTACGTATACAAGGATGATCAAGATATTATTGATTACATGGTACAATACTTAGAGACTATTAATATGGAACTTGACGAATATCTTAGATTCATTAAGTTCTTAATTATAGCTAATCTAGGATTCTTTAGATGTAAGCTAGATGTAATGGCTATTGAGCCAGCTACTGATATGAGTCAATTACCATTATACACAGCTTTAGGTATCTTAGTATCTGACTCAGCATTACATGAGAAATTCTTATTCAATAACCCAATGGAAATGAAACAAGCTTTCGACAAAGTTGTTGAATTAGGTATAGCTGGTCAGTACATCATAGATACCATAATTAAGGAGATGAATAAATATGACCAACGATAACAAAGATATGTGTATCAATGTATTGGAGATTATGTTTGACTATGTCTCCGATTATACTCATAAAGTTCCTAATATGGATAAGAAAGATGAGAATGGTAATAATGTCCATCTTTTAAATATCATGGAACTACATGGGGTAGAATTATAGTGTGTACTTTTAAAGAAAGGATATCTGTATGGTAAGAAAGAGATATTCTAATGTAAAAGTATCAGACAACTTAAAAGCTATCTCCGAAGATAACGAATATGGTAATCTCATACTTCATAAGAAGTATGGGATTATCCCATATTTTAAGTTTACAAGATACTTAAGTAAACTAAGAAAACATTCACCATCGTATAAAGAACTTAGAGCTATGGCTTGTTTCATTAGAATAGCCAAACTAATCTTTTTTTATACGCCTGGTGATAGATTAGATAAATCTGATATGGGTCTATCTGAATATAGATTAGATGCACAATTCAAAGATGATGATGTAATCATTTCTTATTTCCCTAAACCACATATTAGGATTGCTATCACTCTATCATATCTTGAAGATATCAATATTAGAATCTACAACTATGATGAAGAGAAAGAGCAGACTAATGTATCATTCTCTGATGGTAATGCTAGTATAGAATGCTTAGAAGATGAGCAAATGTTTATTAACATCATTCGTCCATTAATGGGTGGATTCTGTAATATCTTAGAATACTATTACAATGCAAAAACAGAATAGGGCCAATGGCTCTATTCTGATTATTTTTTGTCTAAATAGGCTTATAATGAAGAATCTTTCACGTAGAAAATTATTACATACACAACGTACTAATACAAGAGAAATTAAGCTTGGTAGAGGTGGTGAAAGACCGATGAAAGACAGTAATTTATTCATAGAAGCACATATATCAGATATACACTTTGGGGTAATAGACCCAAAGATAACTTATAAGATTCTTAGTGAGCAATTCACTAATGTAATAGCAAATATAAACGATTTAGACTTGGTATCCATAAACGGAGACTTATTTCATCATAAGTTTATGGGTAATTCAGATGCTATCTTTTATGCATTGAAATTTGTAGATGAATTAGTAGCAGTATGTCGTAATAAGGGATGTACTTTGTTCATCTTACACGGTACACCATCTCATGATGCTAATCAAACTAAGCTATTCTATCAATATATGAACGATAATACCGTAGACGTTAGAGTCATAGAGACTATACGGTTTGAATATGTAAATGGTAAGAAGATTCTCTGTATTCCTGAGATACCTGGGTTAGGTAAAGAATATTATGAGAATATATTATATACTGAGACATACGATTCTGTATGTGCACATGGAACTATCCGTGGAGCTATTTATGGGAGAAATGCAGAAGATTTAGATGCACCATCCCCAGTATTTAGTATGAATAACTTTATTTTATCTAATGGACCAGTAATTGCTGGTCATGTTCATGTACCAGGTTGCTATGAAAGAGACTGGTACTATTGTGGTTCACCAATTCGATGGAATTTTGGTGAAGAACAGCCTAAGGGCTTCATAATTTTAGTCCATAATACTTATACAAGACAGTATTATGTGAAATACATGCACATTAAGTCATTTAGATATGATACCATCAATATTGATGATATGATAGCTAGTGACCCAGTAACCATTTACAACTATTTGATGGACCTTAAAGCTCAGGGTATTGATAATATCCGTATTGAGCTTACAGCAGACCATCCAAATATTAATATACTTAGAGACAAGTTTAGAAACGACGGCTCGATTAAATTCAAATGTGATTTCAAGAATGATATCATAAGACAACAAGCCAACGAAGTCTCAGAAAAATTTAAAGAGTATGACTATATTACTGATAAGAATCTATCAGAGTATGAAATACTCACTAGATACATCAATAATAATAAAGGTTATACTTTTATAACTACAGACCAATTGATCGATTTGTTAAAAGAGTAAAGTGAGGTAGGATTAATGGCTAGAGGTAATGAATTAAACAATAAATTCATGATTGAATGGCCTAATCTAGTTATATACGTTAGGTATGTATTCCAAACGCTATACAGACAAGACAATCGAGAAATCTTAGCTACGTTGTTAAAGCTTATGAATAAGATGGATCCTGAAAAGGTTTATGATATCAAGACTCAAGAAAAGCATATAAACGTATTTAAGTTTCTCAAGGCTTTATTAGAAAGAAGACTTAATGGTAATAAAGATAAAGATCTTCTTATTGAAGTGTGTACTGATGGTCTAATCAAGAAACACTTACCATTAAATCAAATAGATAACCCATTGAATAGTAGTGACTTTGCAGTTATAGAGCAACGTATCTATTCTGACTATGAAAACTATTCAGTTATCACATACATGGCACAAGCCCATGATAAATTCATTGAGTTGACTACAGCTGGTAGCCAACTAGAACGTGAAGCGGTATTAAAAGATATGCGTCTTAGATTACGTGATATTGGTACGACTTTACGTCAAACAGCTAATACAGCAACAGGGTCAGAGACATTCTCATTGACAGATTCTGATGTATTTATCAGAACTATGGGTAATGTGTATGACCGTTTGCATAATCCATCTACTAAGCTTAAGACTGGTATGCAAGCATTTAATAATATCATCTCTGGTGGTTTCGAGAATGGACGTATCTATCTATTATTCGGTCTACCAGGTGAGGGTAAATCAATGACAATGCTTAACTTAGCATTGCAATTGAAGAAATTCAATAGGCAATATCAACCTAAAGATCCAACTAAAAGACCGTGTATCGTGTATCTTACAATGGAAAACTCTCTTGAAGAAACCATTGAACGTGCACATGGTATCTTAGTAGCTAAAGATTTTGATAAAAGATTATCATTAGAAGAAATGACAGAGCAATTTAAGAATAGTGGCTTTGCTGTAACTGATGATGACCCTATTGATATCGTTATTAAATATATCCCAGCTAATACTGTAGATACAGACTATGTATATGCATTGTATGATGAGCTGGCAGATAGTAATAAAGAAGTCATTTGTATGGTACAAGACTATATCAAACGTATTAAATGTCGTGATTTTGATATTCTTGGTAAAGACCCATACATGGCATTAGGTTCTGTAGTAGATGAGTTTAAACAATTTGCTATAGACAAAGATATTCCAGTTATAACTGCATCACAATTAAACCGTGAAGCAGCTAAAGCTATCGATGAGGGGCGTAAGATTAGTCGTAATAACTTGGTAGAATGTGTCGGTCGTAATAATATCGGTGAGTCTATCAAGATTCTAGAAAATATCGATAGTGGTATTATCATTATTCCAGAGAAAGATGCCGCAGATAATCCTTATATGGGTTTCTCTCTCATTAAGAGTCGTTATGGTACTAATGCACCTAAGAGATTCTATCATCCATTCAATCCAGAGAAACCAGTTGAGTTACTATGTGATGAGGGATGTACAACACCTGTTCATAGATTGACTATGACAGACTTATCATTAGCAGCACAAAATGCTGAATCTGTAAGAAATACTAAACCAGAAGAAGTTAAGAGTGCTGAAAGTGAATTAAAGTCTACAGACCCTAAGATTCCTGTTAAAGAAGAACCTATAGAGGAAGCTAAACCTGTAGATAAAGAACAAGCTAGATTAGAACGTCAAAAGAAAAAGATGACACCAGAATATTCTGGTACATTACCTAGCGGTACTAAAGCTATTGCTCGAGGAGTTAATCCATTTGCTATAGCTAAACTAGAAATGACAGTTGACAAGTTCAATCAAGATAAGATTAATGGATTCAAGAAGTCTGAGTATACTGATCGTTCATTAGATATGATTAAGTATAACTTAGAGATTCCTGTTAATGCATTAGAATCTGATATATGTCCATATATCCCACCAGAAGAATTTGATGAGATGGTATATGTACGTAAGGGTAGAGCTAATGAGGCTTTAGATCGAGCTCAGGCAAGAGAGTATCTAAATCTTATTAAGAAATGGTCTCCACGTCAAGGTGAGTTTAAGTCTCCATCTATGTTTGTGGCACTACCAAATCAAAGTCTATTATCTGTAGGGTACTTTGCTGAGCAACATGGTATGAAAGATAAAATCAAACCTATGTTTAGAAGTGCAGAACCAATCCCTATGTTTATAGAAGAACCAAAGTATGATATTGGATAAAAAAACACAGAAGAGTACACTGTACTCTTCCGTGGATAGATTAGGTTATATCATGTGAGTAGTTATAAGAATCTATATACTTCTTATTAGAAGCATAGACATACGAAAGTAAATTAAGTAGTTCTTTCTTTGGAATCAAGTATATAGTTTTCTTATTAAAGTCTTTGATACTATATAAACCATTGATAGCTAGTATGATATAATGGAATTCACTATTACCATAGATATCATTGGCTAAGAGCTTTGGTTTGTATTTATATTTACGAAACTCTTCATCAGTTAAGGTTATCTTATATGCTTCTCTCTTGAAGTCACTAAGATAGTCTGTAGTGATTAAGTTTCTAAAAGGGATTTCCAATGTCCCTTTGGATGACGATTTCATATAGTATGAATAAGCATGAAAGTCTGAGTTATTCATTGGTTTCATACTAATGAATTCTTGGATACTACTTATCTCTGTAGGCATCGTAATCCCTCCCTATAACAATTGGTTTAGTAATATCACCACTAGGGAAACCGATTATAAATCTAGTCCCAGGTGGGATATACTTATATGGATATTGTCTAGCAACTTCTTTAGGCATTTCCACTAATATATTAGACCCAACCTGAATCTTGCCACCTTTGATAGGTTCTTTATTGACAAGATTTGATGGTTGTACGTTTATAGTTTGCTTTGTGTTAGACTTAAGATTCATAGGATTTAAAGAGGGTAAATAGAAAGTTTGAAATCCTGGCTTATATTTATCACAAGGCGATGTTAATATACCGATTTCGGTGTGTTGGAAGTCGGTATTAGTGTTATATTCGTTCATGTCGTAAATCCTCCTGATTACAATACTGTTTCAGAGGTAGAAAGGTACTCTTATGGGAAGCATGTTTATTAGTGTTCAAAAGTTTCCAACTTATACGAGACAAGAATTTGAGAAAGATGTATTCTATACTTGTGGTTTAGTATACAATCCAGCTAAGTCTCTACAGATTATGTTTGAAACTGATGTAGGACAGTTAATTCCTGTATTTATTAAAGGTAGACCATTATGTTTTGAGCAAGATGCTCAGGCATTGACTCTACAAAACCCAGTTATCTATGATCCATTGAATAATGTGGCTATTATGAAGACATTGTTCGATATGTATCTAGATTTGGTCCAAGAATCTCCTACGGTGGTTACTTATGCTAAAGTCAACCCTAAAAAGAGAGATATTAAGGGTCAAGTACAAATTGTAATGGATAATGGTGTAACTTATTCATCTGGTATCTATTACAATGACAGTCTTAAGTATATGGACTGTATAAATTATTTATGCGGATATGATACTTCCAATTTGAAAGAGATAGACTTTACTCAATCTGAAATGGAAGCTATCAAAGAACGCAGTAGAGCTAAGAGAGGCCAATAAAGATGAAACAACTTCTAGAGACTCAAGAAAAGTTAAATAAATATATTATGTATGCAGTATTTACTGGATTAGCAATTATTACTGCTATAACTATAGCTGGTGCAGTATTTGGTGTATTCAGAAGCCATGATAGTGGTAGAACTGCCCAAATCAGACCTATATTGGAAGAGCATATCCCTCCTGTTGGTGGACAAGTAGCAGTAACTTATGATTATCCAACAAGTGATGCCATTAATAACATGATTGCTCAAGGATATACTGTAGAGACTATTATTTATGATAATTTTAAAGACCAAGCTATTGTAGTATACAAACGGGTGAAGTAAAATGAAAAAATTTGTGTTTTTAGTGATGATTATGATTTCTCTAGTTTCAGTTACAGGTTGTACTACAAGTTTAAGTTCAACTCATGATAGAGCGGTTGATCTTAATGAAAAAGCATTAAAAGATTTAACCCCAGCTATAAATGATACTGTTGTGGTTTCTTATAGTTATGATGATGAAGTGAACCATGGTATAGCTGATATGAAAGATCGTGGTTTTAAAATTAAAGGTGTTACTGTACGTAGCACTAGTTATGATGGAAGAACTGTAGTTGTTTATACACGGGTACAATAATATGAGAACTTTAATGATTGTATTTCTCGCAGTAGTTGCATTCTTTGTTGCAAGCTGTGGTATAGATACTAGAAGCGATGCTGAGAAAGCACCTGATATAGCTATTATGATTAATGATAGGTCATTAGAAAAAGCTACACCAGATATTGGTGGTATTAAACTAGTGAGATATCTACCAGTATCTGTAGACGCTGGTATAGCTGATATGGAGTCTCGTGGTTATAAAGTAAAGCAAATAACCGATGCTCCAAATACATTATTCCAATCATCAGCAATTACGGTTATGTATGAAAGGGTAAAATAATATGAAAACTTTTATAGGTTGTGTCATAGCTATTATTCTTATAGGTATTGGTTCTTTTATATACTACCATACTGATTTAGTAAGACAAGAGACATCAGACCAAAAGTTTAATGTAGCTGTAGCACAAAACAATACATCTTTACAAGAATATACACCAGCTGTTGGGGATACTAAGTCTATGCTTTATAAGACTAAGTATGCTACATATGGTATCGACAATATGACAGCTCGTGGATATCAATTACTTACAGTATATACTGATGATAGACATTATGAAACCTTCGTCGTATTCAAGAGGGTGAGATAATGAAATTCCAATTAAACCCAGGACAGCAGGCAGTTGTTGACGCTGCTGTCAACTGGTTTAATAATAGCTCTGAATTAGTATTTCAGTACACTGGTGCTGCTGGTACTGGTAAGACTGTTGTACTATTTGAGATTATTAACCGTTTAGGGTTATCTATTGATGAGCTATTGCCTATGAGCTTTACTGGTACAGCAGCTATAGTTATGCGTAATCGTGGTTTATTCACAGCTAAGACTATACATGCATCTATCTATGAACCAGTAGAGCAAATCCAATATGATGGGTTAGGTAGACCTATTATGGATCCATACTTTAACAAACCTAAAGTTACAACTAAGTTTGTTAAACGTGAGCAACTAGAGGGTGTTAAGCTTATCTTAATAGATGAAGCTTCTATGACACCTAAGTCTATGGTTAAAGATATTGAATCTTTTGGTATTAAGATTATAGCCTGTGGTGATTTGAATCAGTTACCACCTGTAGCTGATGAACCAGGTTACTTAGTAGATGGTAAGGTTCATTTTTTAACAGATATTATGCGTCAAGGTGAGAACTCTGGTATCATCTATCTAGCAGATAGAGCTATTAAAGGACTGCCTATACACTATGGCACTTATAATAATGCTGTAGTTATAGATGAAGATATGCTTACTGATGACTTCTTGATACAGTCTCCTATAATATTGACATGTAAGAACGCTACAAGAGAAACTATTAATGATTATCTACGGGATTTACGTGGTGTAAAGTCTAAGTTACCTATGCATGGTGAACCAGTTATCTGTAGAAAGAATAACTGGAGTATAGAGTGTGATGGTATTAACTTAGTTAATGGCTTACGTGGTACAGTAGAGAACTTCCCCGATGTATCTTCTCGTGGTAGTGAACGTAATATCTTTAAGATAGACTTTAGGCAAGGTAGACTATTATTCAGAGACGTCAAGTGTGACTATGATTATTTCAATGCAGACTATGATGATAAGAATAGACTACGTAATAGTCCTTACTCTCCAGGGAATAAGATTGAATTGGCATATGCTATTACTACACATCTCTCTCAAGGGTCCCAGTATTATTCTGGTATCTTCATTGAAGAGTGGTTACGTAAGGATATTATGCCTAACTTAATCTATACTGGTATAACCAGATTCTCTGATTATATGATATATGTAAAACGCAAACCTAAGTTCTACTAGAGTTATATATTATAAGTATGAAAGGAGGCGTATACTATGCCATATAATAATAATATTAAAGGGGTCAGCGATAAGCCGATCCGATCCATGTTCGTCAAAGTCGAAGACGAGCCAAAAGAGAAAGAGTATGTCGATCCACAAGATCGAAAATACACTTTATTTATTTACTTTATTGAGGGTTATGACCAAGAGAAGACATTTGAGTTCATTACAGGTCAAGATGTAGTACGTGAGTATGTAATTGCAAACGTAGATATCATTGACTTTGAAGAATCTCTCATCTCTAACTGGTCTATTAAACCTGAAGACCCAGTTAATGGGTTTAGATCATTGAAAGATTTCATCTTATACTTAGAAGACTTAGGTGATGAAGATGGAAACTATATTTACAATGATGGATTTAGATTAGGTGACTACTTGGATAGTCTACATGAGATCCAAAATATGAGTGAAACTGAACGACAAAACTATGAGAATGCTGTTCATTTATCACAACCAGGGTCTAGACTACTTCAAGCAGTTACATCTTTGAACGAAGGGGAAGAAATCTAATATGTATAATCCTAATATCGAGGTGGACCCAAAATATAATATCACTGCTAATAGTGAAGCTTATAAGATGGGTCAAGCAAGAGCTGAAGAGCATATAGCATTCTTCAGACAAAATAATCAACCTATAATGGTTCCAAGTTTCCCAACTGAACCAACTAGTGAAGCGGAGATTTATTTCCGTAGAGGCTATGAGGATAAGTTTAAGGAAGAAACTGGCTTAACTAAACAAATCATCACTGGTACTAAGCCATTTGATGCTAGATTAGCTAAGGGTAAGAAAGGTAAGAAGCGTAAGAATTGTATTGACCGTGAAATCAATAATAATAAACAAAATAAGAACTTCTTACTATACTATGGTGATAAAGCCATTAAAGAATACACAAGATTAGCTAAGCAAATCATTACTGATTTTACTCATGCTAATATTGATTGTAATATGTACGTAGAAGTATTTACTAATGAACGCTTCATAGATTCTCTATTACAAGCAGCTCAGTTACAAGCATACTTCTATGGTAGAAACGTACAATATGCTGAAACATTTAAGCATGTATGTATGGAAAAGGGTGAAGAGTTCAATTACTATGACGATGGATTTCTGAACTACTATAGAGCTTTAGCACGTATTAACCAATTAGTATATACGGCTCTAGTACAATTCAGAGACTATCTCAAGCAAGGAGTGTTCCAACCAGAAATCTTGAATCAAGTCCAAGAAAAGATTTATCAAGAGCGGTTGGGGTTACATGCAAGAGACCCTTACGAAAAAATGCGAACTCGATAATGATTATACTCTATCTACTCATTTCTCTAAGAGAATGAAAGAAAGAGTCAATATCAAATCGAAGAAGAAACAGAAGACGTTTCTTAAAAGAGCATTTGAACGTGGTGTTACAATGGAGGAGACGAAAGGACATTCTCTATTGTATCACCACCTAAAACGGGTTGTTAGGTACAACCCAGGCTGTAAAAGTGCCATCTATAACAGGTATATAATTGTCTCAACTAATGACAATATGGGCGTAACTGTCTTGACTCTGCCGGATTGGATTCAAGACATTGTCGATCAATTTGTAAAAACTCTTAAGAGAAAAGGAGAATATACTAGTTATGGAAAAAACTGCAGTTAAACTAGTAAGAGATAAGCGAAAAGCTGTCAATAGTAATCATGATACTCCTGTCAGTGGTATGCTTGTCTATGGTGATAATAATCACAAATATAACTTAGGCTTTGTCCCAACTATTTGGGATGATAATAATGAAGTGCTTATCGTAGCACATCAAAATTCAGATCCATCTACAGATACTTACCGTGAACCATTCCAGCTCACAGTAGTACCTTATGAAATGATTCAATATCTTCATATCAATATGGATTTACAAAATGCTCGAGCTATTATGAAAGAGTTTGGTTTTGAAGATAAGATTATTAATCTCTTCTTGAATGAACAAGCTCCTACAACTGATATGTATGCATTTGGTGCAGTACGTAAAGGTGAGCTCGATGAAATCTACAAACTCAGAGAGGAGCAAGAACGCCAAGCAGAAGCTGCTCTTATGCGTTTACGTAATGAACAACGTTCTCGTGGTATTGGTGTTCCTACTTATGATTTGTCTAACAATCCAAAAGACGTTCCAATGGCTGGTCCTCAAACAGCACCTAGTGCTCCAGTAGAGGATACAACTAGTGATAACGTTCCTGTAGTTCAATACAGATTGGATGATCCTCTATATGACCCTACAGCAGTACATAGTGTAACTCGTGATATTAACGATTCTTATCCATATCCTACACCACATGTACCTGACTTGAAATACTTAGGAGTTCATGTAGATGAAACTAATACTGGTACAATCTTACCTGTAGCACCAGTTCCTACCCCAGGACATGTTACTCCACCTGTGAGCCCAACACCTGGTCATGGAACTAGTAGTACAGCAACTCCTGTATCTCCTACACCAAGTAGCGGTACAGGCTCTACAACTACACCAGTAACACCTGGTAGCTCTTCTGGTACAGGTAGCACAGGTACAACACCTGTAGCTCCAAGCCCAGCAACTCCTACACCTGGTTCAGCAGCAACACCTGTAACTCCAAGCCCTACTACGGGTACAGGTTCTAGTACTACTAGCCCAGTAACTCCAAGTAGCGGTACTACCCATACACCTTCCCAAGGACAAGGTGGTAGTGGTACACCTGTAGCTCCTACTATTGGTACAACAGTTCCTGTTACACCTGGTAGTACAGCTACACCATCTCCAACACCTGGAGCATCTACACCTACACCAATTGTAGCTCCTCCAAGTGTTCCAGTAACACCAGCTCCTACACCAGTTAATGGTTTAAGTGCTAATGGTGCTATTGACTTATTTACTAAGCTTAATAAAATTATCAGTGACAAGTTAGCAGGTCACACTATTGCAACTACTGCATTTGATGCTATTACACCTGAATATACAACTACAGCAAGCGATCAAGTTTCCAAGCACGACTTTAATAGTGCATTGGCTGCTTTGAGCACTACACTTGCTAATATTCATGGTGGTACAGCACCATCTATCACAGTAACTGAAGATGCTAACCCTGTAGACCACGTTATTGTGGATAACTTAATTGCTACCGTTAAAACAATGGTATCTTAATAACTATTATGAAATAATTTAGATTTGTAAATTTTAAAATCTATGAAACAAATCTATAATTATATACTATATCTGTGTATAGGGAAATTCCCTATACACGGTATGGTACTCATACTTTTATTCTACGTTTGATTATAGGAGGAAACAATATGTATAATCAAAACACTGGATTTGCAAATCCAACATTCAACACTGCTCAAATGCCTGTAGGAAATTACGCACCTGTAACGCCTACAGATCCAATGACTCAGGCTGACCGTGAGTTGTTGAAACCTCAACAAAAGGCTTCTTTCTCTTTGGAAATTCCACCAGAAAAAGAAGCGTGGGCAAAGTGTCCACATAAAGACCACACTGGCTTCTTAACTGTAGCTGATGGTAAAGGTTGGGTACGTTGTACACAATGTGGTGAACGTATTCCTACAACACCTTACAGTGATGAAGAAGTACAAAATGCAGTGCGCACTATGCGTCACATTTGGCAACAAATCAAATTGTTCAGCATTACATTGCCAGCTGAAATCAATACTGAATTCATGATGAGCTTACCTATTGCTGAAAAATCTCTTGATTTGTATCATTTAGCATTCAAGAACTTTGATGATGTATCTCGTGGTATGAGCCGTGCTCAAAATGTACAACCTCAACAAGCTGTACGTCCAGATGCATTCACATCTTTCGACAATATCTTAAATGGTAATGTACAACCAGCATATGCTAACCCTTGGGGTGCACAAGCTAACCCTAACTTCTACAACATGGCCAATGGTGGATACTACAATGCACAAACTATGAATGGTCAAATGCCTGTACAAACAATGCCTCAACAACAATGGCAACAACAAGCACAAGCACCATTCGGTTATAATGCACAACCACCTATGCAAGGTATGCCTAACCAAGGTCAAGGTCAAATGATGCCTAACCAACAACAGCAACAACAAATGATGGGCGGTCAAGCATTTAACCCACAAGCACAAATGCAACAACCACCTGTGTCTCCAGTACAACAATTGCAAAACCAACAAGCAATGGTAGCGAATGCTAACCCATTCAATGCTAATGCTTCCGTAGGTGCAACTGTTCCTGGTCCAGCTGTAGCAGCTCCACAAAAGGAAACTATTACAACTGACACAATCAGCTTAGGCTAATTTTATAAATAAAGACACCCCATAGGAGTACATCTCCTATGGGGAATCTTTTATTTTTACTGAGGTGATAAAAATGGCTAATGATTGTTATCAAAACGTAGCATTCTATTCTCCTGTAAAAGAGGAGATAGAGATACTTAGAGATAAATTGATATCTCTATATAATGATAAGAAATGCTGGCTACCATATGCTCTTAAAGATTTAGGGGTATGGGAAACAGAAGAAGACTTTGCTAAATTATCTGATGACTGTGAAGATGGGACCACATTACGTGGTGAAATGGTATGGCCACCAGATGATAATGAAATTTGGTCTACTACTTTACCTGATGGTACTCTTGTATGGTATTTCCAAACAGAGTATTGCAATAAATGGACATATATTACTACAGGGTTTAATATTCTGATAGATAAGATAGTCCCTAATAGTAGTATTAAGTTTGTCTACTATGCAGAAGAACCTGGCTTTGCTATCTATGATACTAATGATAAAGATCATATTATCTTTGACGATACAGTGAATGTAGATTTTGGCTGGAGTAAAACAGAAGAGGGTAAAGATAAACCAGAATACTTTAGTATGTGTGATAATATGTATTATCCACAAACTTATAAAGACGTACCTAAGTATTTGAATGATGTCCTTAGAGACGAATTCAATATCAAAGACGTTAAACCATTCGTACCATCAATGTTTTGTAAACCTGGTGAATCCATAGAAACAAGCTTTGAAGAATATATTGAAGAAGAGCTTGGGGGTACCATTGAATGGTGCAATATACAGCCTTTCAATTATGTAGACTGATTCAGAAAGCCCCAGCAATGGGGCTTTTACAATATGTATTTTTTAAACAAAGATTAACAGTTAAGTGAGAGGTGATAAAATGGCCAAAATAACAAAAGAGATGCAAGATAATATTGCCAATTATGGTGATGACTTTTTAACTCTTACTCCAACTGAAGGCGTACGACAGAATATTGGTACTTACCTAGGTTACTCTGGTAATCGAGGATTTATTAATATGATTAGGGAAATCTTTCAGAACTCAGCCGATGAGTTGATGAAGAAAGATTCTCCATGTGATGAAATTTGGGTATACTATGATGAGAGAAATCACGAAGTTACCATACAAGATAACGGTCGTGGTATTCCATTTGACATTATGGTTACTGCATTTACTAGTCAGAATACGTCAACCAACTATGAAAAGAAACCAGGTGCATTCTCATCTGGTCGACATGGTTTAGGTTCTAAAGCTACGAGTGCATGTAGTGAGCATTTTGTAGTTAAATCTTATCGTCTAGGTAAAGGGCAAGAGATGTCTTTATACTTAGGTGACCCTGAAACTGCCAAGGTTAAGTCTATCCCTAATAAGGATAACTACCAAGGTACAATTATTACATTTAACCCTATTCATACTATGCCAACTAAGAAACAAGGTTACAGTGGTTATCAAGCTGGTAAAGTTATTATGGGTGAAATCACTACAACTTGGCAAGATGTATTAGACTTATTAGAGAGTCTAATACCTTTACTTGATATTGGTGCTAAAGTAAACTACTTTGGTACTGATGCTAATGGCAAATGTCATAAAGTACGTATTGTGAACGATAAAGGCATTGCTGGTATCCTAGATTCTTTGGCAACTAAACCTATGATTGCTCCAATACATATCTCCAAGCTTAAAGAAGATGGACAGATGAAAGCTGATATCTTATTTACTTTTGATAGTACAAAAGCAGATGATATCTTTGCAGGTTATGCAAACTTCTGTCCTACACCTAGCGGAACTCATATTAAGGGTTTCGTTGAAGGGCTTACCAAATTCTTTAGAGATTATATGAATAAATACTTCTTAGGTAAGAATTCAAAACTAAAGATTACAAATGCTGATATTCTCAGTGGACTATGCTGTGTAAACTCTGTATATCACTTATATCCAGAATTTACAGGACAAGCAAAGGAAATCATTTCTAATGAAGACCTAGTCCCTTTTGTTAAAGATATCACGATAGATGGTTTAGACCAATGGGCTAAGACCTCTTCGTCGGATCTACAAAAACTTTGTAAATACTTTAAAGAAGTAGCAGAACTTCGTACGAAAAATGAAGCAGGACGTGTCCGTATTCAAGTTAAGAATGCTTCAGCTATTACTGGTCTTCCAGCTAAGTTTGTAAGACCTAAAGGTAAGAAGCATAACGAACTATTCATCGTGGAAGGCGACTCTGCTGCTGGTAATGCTCGTAATAGACGTGACAATGATTCCCAAGGTATCTTCCCTATTCGTGGTAAAATCATTAGTGCTTTAGCCAAGAAAAGAGAAGATGTACTTAAGAATGAAGAAGTTGCATCTATCATTTCTATTATTGGTGCAGGTTATGGTAAAAACTTTGATATTAGTAAGTGTAATTGGGAACGTGTAGTAATCTGTACAGATGCTGACCCTGATGGTGCACATATCCGTACATTGTTATTATCGTTCTTCTTATTATACATGGAACCATTAGTATTAGATGGTCGTGTATATGCATCTGTACCACCTTTATATGGCGGTAAGATTGATGGTAGGAACTTTAAATACTTCACTGACCGTACAGAGTACAATGCATACTTACAGAAACAATTTTCAAAGAACCATAAAGTAACCTTACCTGGTAAGGTGAACTTTACCAATAATCAATTAATTAAGCTATTGAATTCTACAGAGTTCTATATTGAACGTTTAGAGTCTGCAGCGAATTCATTCGCCATCAATCCGTATTTATTGGAAGAAATTTTGTTATATGTGGGTAAAGGACTATCATTCAGTCAATTCAAATCTAAGATTACAAAGAATCATAAGTATTTGGAATGTAAGAATGATAAAGGTAACTGGACTATTACTGGTCTTTATGAAGATAACAAGTACCAAACTATATACATCAATGATCGCTTATTAAGCTTCTTTGAAACAATGCATTATAAATTGGTAACTGATATCATTAGTTCTCAACCTAGCCATTATGTAGTTGATGGTGAGACTATGTCCTTATATGGCTTATTGAATAAGTTTAAGGAACTAGCACCAAAGAACATCACTCGATTCAAAGGTCTAGGGGAAATGAATGAAGACCAATTGTATGATACAGTAATCGGTAAAGATAAAGAAAGGGTTCTCGAACAATACACAGTGGAAGATATCAAATACGAAATTGCTAAGATTCGTGAAATCGATTCTAGTAAGATGGACCTAATTGCAGGGTTAGATATCTCCAATTACATTTTCTAGGAGAGAACTGCCATGATCATATATTATGCAGATACACAAGATGGGCGGTTAGCTGCCCATCTAATACTTCAGAACCCGGAGAAAGTTCTGATTGATGAAGAAAAAAGATTAGACCCTGAATACTGTCTATTAAATGACATTAATGATTCTAAGGATATAAAACTTCTACCATATATATTTAAACCTAATGCTACTGTATTGGATAGGGTCAATAAAGACGAAGCTATTATATGTGTCGGTATTGGGTTTAATATAAATAATGCGACATCTTTACATAGATTCAATGCAGTGGTGAATAAAGCTAGACGAGTGGTATTTATAGATTACTTACCAAAGTCTAAGTTTTTAATAGAGAAGTATAAAGACAATGATAAGATAGACTTTCATTACTATGAATATGAGTGTTTATCTAGTATTGTCTGGTATATCATTATGGGTAAGAATGAAAGCATTCCACTTATCAATGGTATTAACCAATACACCCATAAGCCTATTCCTGATATTAAGGCTATCTATCAAAAAATGTATATAGCGACTTTATTTAGTGATCCTCAGGATGTTGTGTGGGATAATCTCATGAATGAAACAGAAGAGGAGGCTAAGTATCGATATAAGACTATTGCATATGCATATGATTATATGAAACAACGATTACAGATTGATATTGACCGTGGAGTATACTATTCTTATATTGGAGATCTTAAAGTAAGATGTATGAGCGTTCAAGATGCTGAATATATTCCATCGGTCTTATATCATAAATCTTTAGTAACTATAAACTGGATATATGATGGCGATAGCTATCTATATAAAGTTTATGCTGATTTTGATGACTTTAATTGTGCGGAATTTGCAGCTAAGTTTAACGGTACTGGAACGAAACACTATGGAGTGTTCAGATCGGATGACTTATTGCTATATCCGCATAATAGATCTCGGAGGAACTGATGGCGAGAAAATTCCACTTAGTGTCCACAGCACCTGAGGGCACATTACTACCAAAACGTTCAACTAAGCATTCTGCTGGTTATGACTTCTTCTCTCCTATAGATGCAGAAATCATGCCAGGTGCAACTCTTAATATCCGTACAGATATTAAAGTTGAAATGAATGAAGATGAAGTACTATTCATTGCTCCACGTAGCAGTTATGGATACAAATATCAAATGTCGTTAACAAACACTTTGGGTGTAATAGACGCTAAATAAAGAAGAATAATATGACACTTAAAAAAGAAATAGCAGTAAGACAATGTGATACTTGTGGTGCAGATGTAAAAATATATCACAAGGATCGACTAAAAAGAAAAAATATATTCTGTAGTAAAGATTGTGAAAGCAGATTTAGAAGATTTTGGGGTTTAAATATGAAATGTCCTGTTTGTGGTAAATATTTTCATAGAAAGCCATCTCAGATGAAAAAATATAATAGCCACACCAAATGTTGCTCTAAAGAGTGCTTAGCAGAATATCGTTCAATAAAATACAATGGAGAAGATAACCCAAATTATGGTAATACTTTAACAAAGTCTAAATTATGGGCTGGTGATCTTACAATACATTGTGGATATTATTGGAGATATGCACCAGAGCACCCATTAAATATATATGGACGAGTAAGAGAGCATCGTTTAGTTGCGGAGGAATATTTAATGACAGATGACCAATCTATTATTATTGATGGTAAAAGAGTTTTAAATCCAAAGTTGGATGTACACCATATTAATGAAAATAAGTTGGATAATCGGCCAGAGAATTTATTGACACTAACTAAATCTGAGCACCAATCTATACATTCAAGAAATCGTTGTTGTAAAAAAATTGGCGTCGTTAAATCCGGTGAATTGCAAGAAACCCCTTAGAGCACTATATACTACAACGTGACTATAAATGGTGAGCGTGAAAGTTTGAAAAATATAGTGATTGGGCAATTTGCAGCCAAGCACCTGAATTAGCATAAAAGTATGGTGAAGGTCCAGAGACTACTGTGTGAGTTAGCTAGAACAATAAACACAGCAAGAGCGCCGGGCATAGAAGAAGTAGTCCGAACTTATATGAAAATATAAGAAATATAATTTAAACGATTATATGATAACAATAATGGATTTTTATAACAATGAGACCAATGAAGGCAATATCAGTATCAAGATTAAAAATAATGGTACTGAACCTATGTATTTGGTTAAAGATGAAGCATTTGCTCAAGGTATCTTTGTTAAGTATTTGACTACAGATGATGATGATGTAACTGAAGTACGTACTGGTGGCATTGGTAGCACTACTAAGAATTAATTGAAAGGTAAAGACAATGAAAAACAATATTAAACCTAACCGTAAACCTGCAACTAAATTATTTGAACTTACTCTTCCTGTAACTTACAGTGGTAAACTATCCAACGAAGTAACTGATTGGTTAGTTAATACTTTAGAAACAGGTGAAATCTTCGATATGGTCGAAGTAAATGTATTTGGTAAACGTAACGTATTTACTCAAAACAAGGAAGCTCTTGGTTCTGTAATCGTTGGTTCTGTAAAAGAATCTGGTTTCAAAGATAATATGCTAAGTATTACTATCCTAACTGGTGAACGTAACTATGAAATCATTAAGAATATGAAACAAGCCGATGCGTTTGTATTCGTACGTCCTAATAACAAGGGTGGTTACAAAATCACTAAGATTAATATTAACGAAATCCAATAGTCTATATAAGCCACTATGGTAAATTAAGACCATAGTGGCTTCCTATTCATATCCCAATATGTCAAACTGGGAAACTAAAAATTTACCAAACGAAAAACATACATATAGACTGGAGGGATATACTTGGCACAAGAAATTAAAGTAAATACGCTAGATAAATTTAGAGAAGACCTGAAGCTATATGCTATTTATATAGCCAAGCACAGGTCTGTACCTGATTTTCGGGATGGTCTTAAAGATGTACAACGTAAGATTCTATATTCGATGTATGCAGACTTTCCACAAAATACAAATAGAACTTTTAAATCTGCAGGTATCGTTGGTGAGGTAATGAAATCTTATCATCCACACGGCGATAGTGCAATTTATCAATCTATTAAACCAATGGTTAACTGGTTCGAATGTAATGTACCGTTAATCAGAAAGCAAGGTAACTTTGGTAACTTCCAAGGTGATGGTCCAGCAGCTGCTCGTTATACAGAAGTAGCATTAGCTGACTTTGCTAAAGAAGCTTTACTAGATGAATTAGATGGTGTAAATGGTTCTCCAAACATCGTTGACTGGAGTCCGACATTTGATAATAGTAAAGTAGAACCTGACTTCTTACCTGCAAAGATTCCATTGTTATTAATCAATGGTATCTTCGGTATTGCTGTAGGGTTTAGACCTGAAGTTCCACCACATAACTTAGGTGAGGTTATTGATGCAACTATTAAGCTATTAGACAATCCTAATGCTCACGTTGTATTGATTCCTGATCATAATATGCCATGTGATATTATCGATACGGATTTCAAGAAGATTAGCAATAATGGTTTTGGCTCTTATCGTGTACGTGGTCATATTGATATTGGTACTTATGATAAGAAACCTGCATTGTTCATTCATAGTGTACCTAACTCAGTATACTTAGGCACTATTACTGATAATATTGATACACTGGTATCTGAGGGTAAGCTACCACAAATCATCAATAGCTTTGAAAACCATACACCAACTAAGTTAGAGCATATCTTGGTATTAAAACCAGGGTCTGATCCTAACTTTGTTAGAGATACATTGTTTGCTAATACTAGTTTGGAATGCTCTTATCGGGTAAACTTACAAGTACAGTTTAATGGTAATATCCATAAGCTTACTTATAAGCAATATCTACTAGAGTTCTTACAGTTTAGAAAGATTACTAAGCTACGTTTGTACTATAATCTTCTTCAAAGAGCTAAGACTAAGTTCCATGAACGTGAAGCATACATTACTCTATTGAAATCTGGTGAGATTGACAAGATTATCAATATGATTAAGAAACGTAAAGACCGTGAAGATCAACCTATCATTGATTATCTTGTAACTAAGTTTAAGATTACTCCATTACAAGCTAAGACAATCATCAATACACAAATTAAGAACCTATCTATGGGTAACTTGAATAGATATATTGAAGAGGCTAAAGAGCTTAAAGCTAAGATGGAAGAATGCTTAGTTAAGATTCATAGCGAAGAAGCTCTCAATGAAGAGATTCGTAATGAATTACTATATTTCAAGAAGAAGTATGGTGTACCTAGACGTTGTCGTGTAATCTCTAAAGATGATATTAATAATATCCCTGAGGGCAAATTCAATATCGTAGTTACTGAATCTAATAAGATTAAGAAGTATGGTGTAAATGAACCATTGAATCTTAACCGTGGTGAACCATGTTCCGCATTTATCTTGAATGCCGATAATAGAGATAATCTATTGATGTTTGATGGATTCGGTAGAGTATTCAGTATGCCAGTACATAAGATTCCACTAACAGGTAAAGGACAAAATGGTACTGATGCATTATCTTTGAATAAGAAGATGACATCTATCGTTACTAATATCATTAGTGAATCTAAGGTAAAAGAATTAGCTAAGTCTAAATCTTATACTATGGTAGTATTGACTCAAGCTGGTTATATCAAACGTCTTGAATTAGATGACTTCTGTTCAGTAGCATCTGGTGGTCTTATCTATAGTAAGCTAGAGAATGGTGATAAAGTACAATCTATCGTCATTACTCAAAATGGTGATAACCAAATCATCACTTACTCTCATAAGAAAGCATTACGATTCAAATCTGATGATATTCCAGTATTGAAACGTGCTACTCGAGGAGTTAAGGCTATGAATACCAGTGATAATGTAGATGGTATGTCTGTAGTCTATGGTGGTTGTACTAATGCTATTGTAGTAACTCATAATGGCTATATCAATAAGATTGATATTAGTGCATTGCCTATGTCTTCTAGAGCAAGAGCTGGTAATAACGTAATTAAACTAGGTCGTGGTGATGCAATCAGAGACATCTTAATCGTAAGAGATACAGATGTAGTTATGATTGAATCAGCTACAGGTAAAGAAGATGTAGCAGTACGTGATATCCCATTAGGCTCTTCTATCTCCAAAGGGAATAGAGTTCCTAATCTTATCCGTGTAGTAAAAAGAATCTAATTGTTTTATAGGATGGGTGTAATATCCCATCCTATAATTTTATCGAGGTGATAAAATGAAACAGCAGAAAGTTATCAAAATATTAGACGATCTTGGTATCATTACAGTTACTGAAGCTTCTAAATATAATGATAAATGTGAATGTATATACACTGGTATCGATATACTATGTATAAAGTATCTTCTAAGATTAGAGTTTGATGATCTAACCAATCTAACTAGTGTAAAATTAGCACCTAAAGCTAACGATATAGTAGCACCAGCATTTATAGCTTCTACAGCCAATTCTACTAGAGTTATAAGTACTAAAGTATTTAAAATCTTTCTATCTAAAGTTTACAGTATTCTTATAAAGCATAAGATTAAGTTGCTTAGAAATAAAGAAAATAGGTTCTATAAACTATTCAACAGAAGAACTTATACTTTACATATTGATGATGGTACTGAACTAAACTGGAAAGCTAGATCTAAGGATGGTTGTTATATTATATATGCTAACCAAGCTGGTTATGGTCAGTATTTATATAATCTATATAATATACCAAAACCTAATTCTGGGGATTGCTTTGGTCAATCATTAGGAACTTATGTACATTTAGATAGTCTTCTAGACGTTATAGTGGATGGTGATAAAAATGAAACAGCAGAATGTGATTGAAAAACTCACTCGTTATGGTTTATTAAGCCCAGATGATAGAAATAAACTCATGAATAATGTAAAAAGAGAAATTGGTATAGGTGTTTATATTAGTGGTGTAGAATACGCTCTATATTAAACTTTGATAGTGAGAAAAACCTAACAAAAGTGAAACTAACACCTGAGTTAGATAGAGATGGTCCATCGTTTGCTATTAATGCTCATATTATGAATGGGGATTCTATAAGAACTGAAGCATTCAGCTATCTTATAACAGCAGCTCATGACATAGTATTGAAACATAAGCTATCTATAAGTAGCGATGAGAATAGACTATATAAGTATTACTTTAAGAATAAGGAATACACTCTCTATACCTAGATGGTAGTGTTAATTATGAATTTGGGTGGGAAGCTACAAGTAGAGATGGTAAGTATTATGTATCCGCAAAACAAGTAGGACATGGTGAATATACATACCAGTTATACCTAAACAAAGGATTAGTGCCTAGCCCTGATACTAGAGTCTATGAAGCAACTTTTATTGAATTAATTAATGTATTAACTCATGTACGTTATCTATATGAAGAAGCTAAAACTGATGTTAATAATGGTGATACTAATTTCTTAGAAGAGACTTTAGACTGTTTAAGCCGTCTTAAGATATCTACTAAAGATGTGATATGTGTTGCATATGACGATGTATATATGTCTTAGGAAACATTTGTTAAGAATGCAGACTTTAGATATGATAGCGGCTTCGGTAAGGTAGAAGTATCGGATAATATTCGTATATATACTAGAGACTATATCATATACAGACATGAATATGATGGTGCAGAAGAATGGAGAGCTATAAGCACTCTTGAATCTGTAATCTCTAAGAAAACACAAATACATAACGATACAGAAGTTAACTTTAGAGTTGATTAAGATTCAAATACAGGTACTGGAATTTCCAGTACCTGTTTATTTTTTCTCATCATACTCTCATTTAACCTAACACTACTGTAATAGCAGTGACAGCTGTCTATTACACCCTTATCTGGATTAACGGTAGCCAGATTTGGTTGTTACTTCTTATATACCGTATATTATACAGGTGCCAGTATCTTAACAAACGGCCATGTTAGATACTCGTTGCAGTGTTTGCGGGTTTATTATTGTTTTCCTTGTTGCAATAATAGACAAAGTTTCCTCTTAATGGATTAGGGTAGTCCATAACCTACCCTAATACCATTACTCTTATTTACGTAATACCGTGCGGTATAATAATACTCCTTACTTAAACTAAAATAGCTTACCCAGTATAGACAGTGTCTATACTGGGTATTTGCCGTTTCGTAAAACTTAGTTTTTTCAGTTGTATACTATAATGGTAATATCATGGTTATATTATTTATTATTATACACAGGAGGAATATATCATGAATAACAATTTACACATCCACGTTTCCGTTGAAGAAGTAGAATTCAGTTACAAAAACTTGTACAAAGAAGGTATGAAAGACCTTCGTAAGTTACAAGTAAATGAACTTGGTCTTGGTTCTTTGAACGTTGTATCTTCTATCTTGGGAATGCCAGCTGATGGTATCGAAACAGTAGAAGAATATATTAACAAGTTCTGTAAACTTGTTAATGACAAAATTGGATTGAAGCTCTTCTGGTTAGCTGTTGCTGGCCGTAATAAAGAAGCTGCTGAAATCGAAGAATTCACAGCGAAATATCTAAACGATGTTAGACGCATCGTTCTAGGTTAATTAAAATAAGGCTAGAGGAATTTCCTCTAGCCTTAATCTATTTTATTTTTTTATTCACGACGGGATATCTTCTTACCACTTAAAGTTAATGGTGTTACATTACCAATATTGATTAAGTTAGTAGATAGATGTGAACCTAGCATATATACGTTAAGTAAGTTCTTACTCATAGGATCACTAGGATCATCAGGGATATCATCTTGAGAGATATAACCTAAAGTGGAGATAGTATTATACATAGCTTGTTTAGCTTCCATGGAATCTGCACGTGCTCTGGATAACTCTTTAATAGTTGCATCCATACCACTAACTACAAGAGATTCCATTTCCCTGTCAGATGTAATACCATTCTTATCATGGGAGATAAGCATACCTGTCTTATTATCACGCATAGCTATATTAGTAGAGATAGCATTCTTTTTTGTCAAGAATTGTTTCATACGTTTTAGATGTAAGTATCCTACTAATGCTTCATGAGATGTAGCACCATGACCATTCTCGTCTGTATAGATATATGGCATTTCGACTTTCTCTAATATAGGTACACCCATTACATTAGCAGCTTTCTCTACTTGGTCCATAGTTGGTTCAATCTCAAATACACGAGTGATAAATCTAAATGGATATTTACCAGATACAAACTTAGTAAACTCTTTATCACTCATATCTGAGAATATCTTTTTATAATAGTCAGTAACTTTACCAGATGGATCCATAGCTAGCATTACATCAAACACTAGCTTTTCGGCTTTCTTTCTTTGTGGTGTCATTTAGTTCCTCCTATAGATTAGAGAAGTGAATCATTAAAGCGAAATACATTAGAACGGAACGTTGGTAACTAGCTTTTGTAGCAGCACGGTTCTTACGTACATGGTAACGTCTAGATCCATTCATTAACCATCTTTCTAAGATTTCCTTAGATCTGATTACTTCTTTGACTTTACTATTAGGTCTAGGTGCTGTAGTAAATCTTACAAACTCAACACGTTTAACATCTTTCTTATCTGTGCTTTGGAAGAATAGATATACTAGAAGACTAATGAACTCTTTAACTTCAGTAAGAGACTTAGTATCATTCTTTAATACCCATTCTATGATAGCTTTGATTTCATCTGTACTTACATTGACATCAGCTGCCATCTTACAGTAAGAATAGTTTACACCCATAGTACTAATAGCTTGAACTGTCTTATCAATTACACGTTCAGCCATAAGACTATCAGTATCAGCTAATCTATAGTTATCTTCACTATAGTCATCACTAGCATAGTTAAGATACTCATTACGATTTTCAAATGCTTCATAGTACAACGTAGCGATATTCTTCATGAATGATTTAATACGTGTATGCAACTGCTGTACAATATCTTTGATATCTTCATCATCAAAGTCTTCAAACTTATCTTGATAAGTCTCAGCCCATGTTGTAGCAATAGAACGTACTGCACTAAATACATTACCTTTGACTTTAAGATCATACTTAGCAGACATCTTATTATTAACCACATAGTCCATTACGTGTTTATATTCAATAGGCTGTACAACTTGGAATGAGCCATAATGAATAGATGGATAGAAAGACCCAGAGAATGCTATATTAACTAATGATAAGTCTAATTCCTTATAGTATTTCTTTCTATTCATTAGGAAGAATCTAACTATACACAGCATAGCTATTGTAGTCTCATCTTTAGCAGCTGCCGGGTTAAAAGACGGAATACTAAAATAGAAAGTATTCCGTAATTCTCTTTGGATGACCGAACGTTGAATGCCTAGCATTCTGAAGAATTCATCTCTATCATTATCAGTAAAGTAAATACGTCTATATGGTGCAATAGCATATAAGTCTTCTGCTCTAGCTGCAATGAATTTACTGATATATTGTTTATATTGGGAAACCCTTCTAGAGATAGCTTGCTCTATTAGAGGGTATATCTTCTTAAGTATAACTTCGTTATCTTGCTTCATCATTATCCTCCTTGATTTTATTAAGATGTTTCCGTGAAACACTTTAATAAGCCAAGGAGGAATAAGCAATGTTTATTTATAACGAACAGTATTTTGGTAAGACACCAAGTCTTATCAAACTAGAATCTATTATCGGAGATATCCGTAAACAAAAGTACAAGAATGATACAGTAGTCGAATCTAAAGAACTAGCTAAAGTCATGAAGAATCAATTTGGGTTTGCTAATACTAATTTCTTAGTAGACTTCACTACAGCGAAGAATGCTTATACATTAGTATTCAGAGATAAACTAAATGGTATGGGTAAACCTGTCTTTAAGAATGGTACATACCAATTCAACCCAAAAGACGGTTATGATCTAAATGTATATTTCTCTTATGGTTTATTATGTGATACTAGCTTTACTAATGAAGAGCTAGTAGCCATCTTATTACATGAGATTGGTCATCATTTCAGTGCTAAAGCTGCAATGTATGAATACAATCTCCCTAGTATCAAGAACCTAGTTCGTGGTATGACTGATATGAATAAAGCTATCTATAACTTAACTAATGGCGCTAAAGAAGATATCCGTAATATTAGTGATGCTAATATAATGGCTGGTATCCAACAAGCATTCAACGGTTTAGATTGTAGATCCGCTTTGGCTTATATTAATAACGGTGTAATCTTAGTTAAAGATGCTATCTTAAATGGTAATATATCAGATGCATTCAAATTCCTAACTGGTGATAAAACTGTAGTCAATAAAGTAATGAATACTAAGTTTGACCAATCAGTAAAGAATCTTGTTTCTGAATATGATACTGAAGAAGAGAAGTCTGATGCATTTGCCACTATCTATGGCTATGGTCCTGCATTGACTACAGCATTGACTAAGTTAGAGTCTAATAAATTAGATACTAGACAAAGTACTACAGAATCTAATGTATTAGAATGGATTCTTAAGTTCTACGTTACATTTGGTATTATAGGTGTATTTGAATTCTTTATTGATTCGATGGCACATATTGATTCCAGTAAACGTACATTAGCAGCATTAGCTGTACTAAACCAAGAACTTAAGACAGCTAATCTTACACCTAAACAACGTAAACGTATCCAACAAGATATCATTGATATCACTAAAGACTATGAATCATATCTTGAAGCAAAACAGGCTTTATTTAAAAAGACTGGTTACGTTAAACTAGCGTTCGTATATAATAAGATCTTATTCTTATACCATACTAAGTTTAATAGTGATCGTAACTTAGAATCCTATCAACAGCTATTGAACTTGTATAGAATGGCTTCATCTAGATCCTAACATATAAGTAGCTAAGATTTTTTCATTTGACTCCTAAATAACTAAATGTACTTACCTAGTAGAACCCTAGTACGGATACAATCTGTACTAGGGTTTTATTTGCCTTTTGTAAAAAATAAAATCATATAAACAATATAGTGATAGGTAGCACCTCGTATAATCTATAACTTATAAATCTACCTATCAAGAGGCTTATATAGTTGATACTTTCAGTATAGTAGGCTATCTCATAACCATTCAATCCCTACTATACTTCCCTTCTAATCAACTATAAGGGTCAAGCGCTTCTTCAAGAGTTATCGAATTAACTCACTTTAAACACAACAAGAATACTCCATATAGGCATTGCCTGTATGGGGTTTTCTTGTGTTACCTATACCACACTTATATAAAAAGGAGGATAATTTATGGAAATTGATGGAATGCCAGAAATTAAATTAAGCAGTGTATCTGCTAAAAAAGCTGTATCTCCGTTACGTGAAGAACAAGAACCACAGTTATCTGTATTCTTAGGTGGTACATGTAATGGCTCTGTATGGAGAAATGATTTACTTAGAATGCTAACTGACAAGGTAAAAGCATTTAACCCTGTAGTGTCAGTATGGGATGAACGTGCTAAGTTCGAAGAGAAGTATCATCGTGACCATGATGATGTAAGACTATATTGTATTACACCAGCTATGTCAGGAGTATACTCTATTGCTGAAGTGGTAGATGATAGTAATAAGAGACCTGAAAATACTATACTATGTGTATTGTATAGTGACTTTGGTGGTGATTTTACTTACACTAATCATCAATTAGCTTCTATGAAAGCCTTAATGGATTTGGTAGAGTCTAATGGTGTAAAGGTATTCGATAGCCTATATGATGTAGCAGTCTACTTAAATAACAGAGCTGAACATATAGCTAAATAATTCATTTATGGAGGAAAAAATTATGGCAGATAATAAATATGGCGTAATCAATGAAGTTGGTGACTTAGGATTAGGTTTCCAAGAGCTTAATGATAATGATCAAAAAGTGCTTCAAGAACAATTGAAGCAAGAACAAGACAAAGATAAAAAATAGTTGTCTAAGATATGTAGTAGAGCCTCTTATTGGTTCTACTACATATTTATTTTTTACACTCACTGTAACTGTATAGTAATCAGGCCCAATATGGGCTGTTATAGGTTACTTATTTTAAACACGAGGTAATTATTATGAAAGCAAAACTTATTGGTATTGGAGCTGCTGGTAATAAAGCAGCTATGCATGCTATTAACCAAGGTGTATTTGATCGTAAAGATGTTTTACTTTTGAATACAACACAAAAAGATATGAAAGATGAATTCAACGATATTAATATCGTATTCGGTGATAACCGTGGTGGCTGTGGTAAAGAACGTGATATGGCTAAAGGATTAGCTATGGAAGCTTTACGTGCAGACTTATTCAAATTAGACTCTTTCCCAGATCCTCAAGATGAAGCTATTATCATTGTATCTTCTTCCGAAGGCGGTACTGGTTGTGGTGCTTCTACTATTGTAGCTAAGTACTGTAAACAAGTATTGAAAATGAATGTACACATGTTTGTATTCACTGGTTTCGAACAAGATGCTCGTGGTATTCAAAACACTGTAGAATACTTCCAAGAATTATCTGATGAATATACTGTACAAGCTATCAGTAATAAGAAATTCTTAGATGGTATCCGTAGCAAACAAGATGCTGAACGTGCTGCTAACCAAGAATTCACCCAACGTATGGCAGTTCTTCTTGGTCAAGACTTAGTAGAATCTGATCAAAATATTGATGATACAGACTTATACAAATTGTCTACTACCCCTGGTTTCATGACTATCGAAAAAGCTAAAATCGCTAGCATTAAGAATACAGAAGACTTATATAAAGAACTTCGTAAAATGTTAGACTATAGCAAATCTTTGGAATTCAAACCTACAGCTAAACGTATTGGTGTAATCTTTGGTCTAGTTCCTGCGGCTCAAAACATGGACTTGAATACTGATGTATTACGTGAACGTCTTGGTGAACCATATGAATTCTTCACTCATATTCAAGATGCTGAACCTGGTAAAGAGTTCATTGAATTCATTGCTTCTGGTATTAAAATGCCAATCGATGAAGTTAATAAAGCTTACCAAACTTACTTAGAACGTACATCTAAAGTTGATAAATCTAAAGACTCTTTCTTTGATGAAGCTTCTTCTATGACTATCAATAAAGAAGATGGTATGTTTAACTTTGATAAGACTGGTCCACAAAATATCTCCAAAGCAGATAAAGATGCATTCTTTGCTAGTTCCAAACCTGTAGTTAAACCACGTGTAACTGTATCTGCTAAAGATGATTTCTTCAATCAAACTACAGAAAAAGTTACAGTATCTCCTACAGTTGAAGTTCCAGAAGAACCAGCTAAACCTAAACGTGTAATTATCACTAGTAATGGTATTACAAAAGACTATTAATCCTACCAATATACGAGGTGACTTATGAAGGGCATTTATTTTAATAACCTGAAGAATCCTGCATTAGATCCTATTGTAGATACGATGGAATTGAATATGCTATTAGATGATCCTTCGGAAGCAGAAAAAGCAGAGATTAGAGATAACTTTGCTAACGAGGTTATGTCTAAAGGTTATAATGAAGATGAACTTAAACTATTCATCTTTAATAACTTCCATGAGTTCGTTAAATACTCTTATGAAGTTCCTGAAGTAGCTAAGCTTTGGGAAGAACGACCTATGGTTCCTAAGCTAATTAAACAACTGCTTACTAAATATACTCCGGGGTTTAGTTTTAATAAGCTAGACCGTATCTATATAAACGGAGTAATCTATAACCATAATGTAGTACATCAGAATGATGAAGTACCTGGTATGGTTACAGAAATACTTAATGATTTAGGTATGACAATCAATAAAGACGTATGTGAAATCTTAGATAGCATCTATTATCTTCCTAGACAGTTCTATACTATGGCTGTAATAGCAAGATTCTCAGATGTACGTGAAGAAATCAATATTAGACGTATCTTATTCTTATTGATGATTACCTATGAGTATAATACTACCACTGTAGATGATATCCGCATCATTCTTGAAGCGTTATTCTATGGTGAAATGACACCATTGTTTATCATTAATATGCTAGATACTCATAGAAGTGAACAATGGTACAACTATAGATATAGAGCGGCTGAAGAAGATACTACATTTGCTCTATATAGAATAGTAAATGCTATGCCTAAACACATTATCAAAGATACTTTACTCAAATATAGTGAAGTCTGTGTTGCTAGACAGCTCAAACTAGATGATGTGAAATGGACATTGGTAAACTTACCATTAGATGACTATAGAGAATTAGCTATTATAGCTGATACTCTAAAGAACGATGGTTATTATTTACCATAACAACACAAAAAATAATACATGGGTAGAGAGGATGCCCTACCCATGTATATCTTTATCTATACACCATATCTATGATATAGTCGCATGTGCCATAGTGGCACCATATGCTCTATTGGTGTATCTTTATCTGGTAAATGTTTACCAGACTCAGTACCAACAGGTATAGATTCAGATGCTAGTCTTCTAGCTTCGAGCTCAGGAATCTGAGTGCAAAGCGAGAGGAGAAACTCTCTGCTCATAGGGATTCACCTCCTTATGACCTGTAGACTAATGTCTACAAGTGTATGGGTAAATTTAGATACAGTTATTATCGGTAACTGTATCTACCATACACAATTATAGTATATAATCATAAAACAGTTTACATACAGAAACTCCCATATAGGCATTGCCTATATGGGACTTCTTTTTAATTCTTACATACTAGGAAACAAGAAAGTATATAATACTTTGAAATTATGTAAGGAGGAAGCACTATGAGTGAAGATTTAATTTCTATAGTATCTGATAATATGGGTACATCTAGTAGTACAAGTATTTATGATGCATTATACCCAACAGGGTTCTTTAATGTAGACTATTTGAATGGTTATAAGATTAATGGTTATCATAAAGACGGTACTAAATTCTCTTATGATGCATTTGGTATTGTAGATGGGTCTTTTAACTTAGTTGTAGGACGTACTGGTTCTGGTAAAACAACAGCAGCTATCCAATGGGGTGCTAATATCATTCGTCGTTTTGAAAATGCAAGAATGTTTATCGCATCTATCGAGGGTGGTATTACTATTAACCGTCTTGAAGCATTGACTGGTTGGTTTGGGGATGACTTATTTAAACGTGTAAGTATCCGTAATAGTGGTCTTAATGTAGAAAGTATCTATAAAGAAATTTTATCTATCTATGATGCTAAGATGGCTAATAAAGACGAGTATTTATATGATACAGGTCATGTAGATTCTCGTGGGTTACCTATCATTAAGATGGTACCAACTGTATATGTGATTGACTCTGTAGCCAATATGGTTCCAGAACGTGTAGCTAACCGTGGTGAGATGGGTGGTCAAATGGATGCAACTGCTATTGCTAAAGCTAATACACAGTTCATCAAATTGACTATGCAATTACTTAAAACTGCTAATATTATTGTATTGGCAATTAACCACATCAATAAACGTGTAGAAACTGGTTTCATGCCAACTAAGAATGATATCCCATATCTTAAACAAGATGAAACATTACCTGGTGGTAAAGCTATTAACTACGATGCTAATAATATCTTTAAATTGGATGATAAGAAGATTAAAGAAGAATCTTTTGGTTTCAATGGTAAAGAAATCGTAGTTCAAATGATTAAGTCTCGTACTAATAAAGCCAATATGACTACACCATTATTGCTTAACTTTGATATTGGGTTTGACCCATACTTCTCTTTATTATTACTTCTTAAAGACACTGGTCGTGTTAAAGCCAAAGGGGCTTATATGCAACTAGATGAGCATGCTGATATGAAGTTTACCAATAAGAAGTTTACTGAAATCCTATTTGATAATAAGGACTTCCAAAAAGTATTCTTTGAAGCTGCTAAAGAAGAATGTCGTAAGTTGTTGACTCCAACTAAGACTTTAACTGAGTCTGTAGATAATACATTGTCTAATGATGTAATGGCATTATTTAGAGCAATGGACCAAGTAGAAGAGTAATTGTATATTATAGTTTTGAGCCAGAAGATTCCAGTAATCTTCTGGTGCAATTCTATGCTTGTTACATAATGGAAAGGGGTAAGTACATTGGCAACTAGCGTAAATATTGTAGACGAAATTAAGAAATATGAAAGGAGATTGAAATTCCCAGAAGAGGCATTAGGTAAAGAATTGGCCGAACCTATTCCTACAGCAGTATCTGGGTCCCGTAAATTATTGTATTCAACACAGGCCGACCAAGTCATGTCTTTGAACACACCTGAAGTGCCGTTCTTACAGACAGGATATGAGAATGAGTTTGGACATAAGTCCACATCATTCAAACAATACCATGGTGATGATTTAGTTATACTAGATAAAGTCGATAAGTTTAACTGGATCCCTAATCACCATTATTTTCTACTCACATACAATGCTAATAAGAATATCATTGATGTGGTAGAACGATGCTCATACTTACATATTACAGAAAGCTATGGGTATGACCAAAATACTAAGTACTTAGACTCCCTAGGTATTGGTAGTAAAATCCGTACAGGTGATATCTATCTCAAATCCAAAGGGTTTGATGAGTATAATAACCGTATGGATGGTGTAAATCTATTAGTTACTTATGCAGCTATCTCAGATACTACAGAAGATGCTATTGTATTATCTGAAAGCTGTGCTAAGAGACTAAGTTCTCCATTGTATCATAAAGTCCAAATCATGGTCAATGAGAATGATATCATGCTTAATCTATATGGTAATGAAACCATCTATAAAGTTATGCCTGATATCGGTGAAGAAGTATCCAATAGTCTTCTATTGGCTACAAGACGTGAGAATAAACAAGAATCCTTGTTCTCTCAAGTATATTCCAGACTTATGGATATTAATATGAATGACAATAAGATTACTGCTACAGGTACTGTAGTTGATGTCAATGTCATTACTAATAATCCAGATATGATGGAATCATCCAATTATACTACACAGCTTAGAACGTATTGGAAAGAGTCTATTCGATTCTCTCAAGAGCTTGTAGATAAAGTGGATATGTATAAAGATCGTTATCCTAATGCTAAGATTGGATACGAACTACAAGTACTTTATTCTAGAGCAAAGAGCTTATTAGATGGAGAGAAGTTCTCTCTTGATGGTAAGAAAGCTTTCTCTAATATCTTCCTTGAAGTTGTAGTACGTGAAAACAATGAACTACATATCGGGGATAAGATTACTAACCGTTATGGTGGTAAAGGTGTTATTAGCCGTATACTTCCAGACGAAGAAATGTTTGAGACTATTGATGGTCGTAGAGTAGAAATGATCTATAACCAAGGTACTTCTACTAACCGTCTTAATCCAGCTCAAATATTTGAAACTGAAATAAATGCAGCATCTGCTAAACTTCTAAGATACTTACCTATGGAAACTCCATATGAGGTAAATCAATCATTAGAACGTATTGCTACATTTATGAGTATCTTCACTCTAATGCAAGCTAATGCATTCAGGGAATATGTCTATGCCTTGAATGATGATAGCAAGTTAGATTTACTTAAGTCTATGAAGAATGATGGATGTATCATCCTATCAGTATCTCCAATACAAGAAAATATTGACCTAGATAAACTGGTAGCTATGTATGAGTTATTCCCTGAATGTGAGATTGATTATGCTTATTGTCAATTACTTGATAGTAATGGTAATCCTCGTAAGGTAAGAACTCAACGTCCTTTACTAGTGGGTCATCAATACATTGTAAGACTTAAACAGTATGCAGAAGATAAGTTCTCTGTAACTTCATTATCTGCTACAAACTCTAGAAATGAAAATAGCCGTAATAAGAACCCAGGTGAGGGTGGACATAGATTCCCTAATACTCCAGTACGTTGGGGTGTAATGGAAACATCTGCTATGCAACACATTGGTTCTTGGTTCAATGCTATTATGCTTCTAGTATATAGTACGTCTCCACATGCAAGACGTAAAGCTAAGAATCTATTAACAGATTCTCCATTCAATATCGACGTTAAAGTTGATAGTGAATCCAAATCTAGATCTGTAGAAGTACTTAATGTATATCTACGGACTATAGGCTTAAGGATTAGATTTGATAAATATAAGAAAGTGATTAAGAGTATCTTTGCTCTTCCATCTTCTATTCCACACATGTTTATCGAAGTTCCTGATGCCGACCGTAAACCTACCATTGAGATGGTGGATGATAAGAAAGGGTTTAAGATACCACAAATCATCTTCAAAGGTGATGATCCTAAACCTAATATGTTTATCAATCCACCTAAAGAGGAAGAAGAACCTCAGAAGGAGTAAGCTATGTCTGATTTGAGACAAGTTTATATGGATATACTAGGGGGCAACTTTGAGTCTGCCCTCGATCCTCAAAATGTATATCTTATGAATCATATAGCAACTTGTGCACTTCAAGATGAAAATAATGTACGTCTTGATGATGTAGAGTTGATATTACGTATAAGCAATGCACTGTATAATGGTACTGATATTGAAGTATTGCCACTTGAAGATGGTGTATATGATCTCTTGTTGGAAATGTATAAGAGATATAACCCTAACTTCCAAGTTGGTGGAGCCAATATTGGTATGAATAGTGTACGTAAAGACAAAGATGGTATTGCTGAATATCCGAATATGTTTATACCAGTTCCTATAGGGATTGAGAATACGTATGGTATGGATATCCTAGCATATGGCAATACATCTAAGTTTGCTACACCATTATCATGGAATAATGGTCAAGTATCTGATAGACAAAGAGACACAGCTCATAAGTATCCAGAATTAGTTGGTACTCTTGATAAGTGTAAATTTGTATTGGACCATCAAGCATATACTGCTGGTGTAGCAGAAGATCCTAATGTAAAGATCTTTGAAAGAGATTTCATTGGATTACATTTCCATAATGGAATAAATAATCCTAATGATATTCTCAATATAGTTATGGAACTCAAGTATGATGGTATCTCTATTGAAGCCGAAGTATCTAACCATGTAGTGTCTGCTAGGACTCGTGGTGATTTGGATAATGATAGAGCTACTGATCTTACTAGTGTATTGTATGGGTATAGATTCCCTAATACTATTCCAGACAATGAAGTCTTTGGTATGAAGTTTGAAGCTATCATCACTAAGTATGATATGGAAAGACTTAAAGCAAAGACTGGTAAATCTTATACCAATATGAGAACTGCAGTATCTGGTATTCTAGGTTTAGCTAATGCTAGAGAATACTTAGAGTATATTACTTTGGTTCCATTAGGTACATCATTACACTTTGATACTAGAGAAGAAGAGCTTATGTTTATGAATAGATACTTTGCAACTAAAGTTTCTAATGCTTATAAAGCTTTCTCTGGTAGATATGACCATGTATTATACATGGTAGACAAGTTCGTTCAAGATGCTGATATGATGCGTCCATATATGACATTTGCTTATGATGGTATTGTAGTATCTTACAATGATAATTATCATAAGCAACTCTTAGGTCGTGTAAATCATGTCAATAAGTATAGCATGGCTATTAAGTTTAATGCTATGAAACGAGTAACTAGATTCCGTGGATATTCATATACAGTTGGTTCTAATGGTGTAATCACTCCGATGATTATATTTGACCCAGTAGAGTTCAACGGTACAGTTCACTATAAAGCTAGTGGTCACTCTTATGAACGATATAAGAAACTCAGTCTTAGATATAATGATGAGATTGAAGTGGCTTATGTAAATGATGTAATGCCATATGTAAGTAAGCTATACAATACAAACAATGATAAGAATGAGAAACTGTATCCTATAGAACCATTCATTGATCATTGTCCTGCATGTGGTAGTCAATTAGTAGAATCTTTCTCTGGTAAGACTATATCTTGTGAGAATCCAACCTGCCCAGGTATCCATCAAGCTAAGATGGTTAATATGATGGTAAGATTGGATTTCAAGAACTTTGGTCAAGCTGCTATAGAGAAACTAGAAATCAAGTCTCTTAGAGATCTATTTGAAAATGTAGATGAGACTAGATTATTCAATGCTGGATTTAGAGAACGTGGTATAGCTAAGTTCCTAGACCAGCTTAATGAAATCAAATCCAGAGACAACCTAGACTTCGTTATTGTTGGGTCTTTAGGTTTCACTGATATTGGTTTTAGTACATGGTCAAACATCTTCAATGTAATTCCATTAGATTGTCTTATCAAGTTATCTGATGATGAATTATCTGATAGACTATTGGCCATTCCAGGTATAGGACAGCGTACAGTAGATACTATTCTCAAAGAGCGTGTGATATTTGCTGATGACTTAGTCTATATCTATACAAAGATACCTAATCTGAAACATAGCATCAATGCTAAGCCAGCTAAACGTATATGCTTTACTGGTATTAGAGATGCTAATGTAGAGGCGGCTTTAATGGCTAATGGAGATATGCCTAGTGAATCCATAACTAAGTCTACAGATTATCTTGTAGTACCTTACAAGGATTACTCATCTTCAAAGACAGCTAAAGCTGATAAGTATGGTATTCCAATTGTAACTATAGATGAGCTTGTAGCTCAACTAGGGTTAAATATAAAAGTTTAACCCTAGTGAAACAAATCTATAAGTATATATTATAACTTAGATAGTGAATTTGCTATCTAAGTTTTACTGGTTATCTTATTATAGGAGGATCTTATAATGATCAAGAATTTAACCGAAACTACAATCTTTCAAACATGGAACTCTCGTCTAGTTGATGAAGTAGGCTTTGATGTTCCATTAGCAAGTTTTAAAGAACTATTCCGTCCAATCATCTTCTCTTTGGCTAACTTCTTATCCAAAGTGGGTGGTGCGGACATCACTACATCTGCAGTTACTATTAGTAATACAGATGGTGTGTTCTTGTGTGCATTGTTAGTTAACCGTACAGTGGACCAAGAAAACAAAACATCCTTTGATGTATCCTTTACTACTGATAAGGAATTAGTTGACAATAGTGAATTATGTCAATATACTATTGCGGCTTCTGAACGTGAGCTTCAAGAATTCGTAAACAAATTCATTTTGGAAGAAGTTAAAAACCGTTTCCAAACACCAGAATTGCTTTATGATTTCTTACGTGTATTATTCAGTACTATCTTGAATTACACTAATAGCTTGACTCGTGATGAAATCACTGAAGAAGGTCTTGAAATCGACATCGAAGATATTATTACTATTGCAGTATCTTTAGATGAAGAAAGTAATCGTGTAGTAGCTATTGAACCAGGTACTGCATTGAAAACTTATGTCAAAGACGACAAATGTAACCAACAATAGTAAATAAGATTATACAAATCCAGGGTCTAGGGGTATTTCCCCTAGGTCCTTGTATAATTTTTATTAGCGGGGTTAAATCATGAAGCGTGCAATATGTGAAGGGAAACTACTTAGTCTGTATGATATAAATACAGACTATAATGATTACTTTATGAATGATACATCATTCATGGGGTATATTGATGAGGGAACTGGTATTATTTATCCTAGTACAACTCAAACTTATATAAGTAAGAATCCTGGTAAAGCTGGATTCTATAAACATGGTCCATTCTTAAAGTTTATCGAACCATCTGACGAAGAGAGAGATAACTTTACTTTTGATAAATTGGAACATGTGGATTGGGATAATACATCTAGTATTAGTGATGTAGTAGCTAAGTCTAAAGAGGCATTCTCTTTGGATAATAGATTACTTAGTAATGTCACACCAGACAATATCTTTGCACCACCAATTCATTCTGATGACTCTCCAGAGATGGTTGGTATGAAAACAGCTATTGCAAAGAAGAAGATTGACTTAGACTTATATGGTTATCGTTTTGGTGAGAACTTCAATAACGATAAACGTATATTTGATAAGCCATCTATGACTCTAAATAAGTTAGTGACTATCTGTGATAAGACAGATATCGATGCTTATCTCATTCTCAAAGATAAAGAGGGAGATATCCCTAATCCTATGGGAGAAGAGATAGTAGTCAAACTAACTAATGGAACGGAAGAGGAGGGTAACGATGAACAATAGTTGGCAAAGCAAGTTCATTGCCGATTATAATGATAAGAATCGTCCTAAGTTTAATGACGTATTCTTCTCTAAATCCGATGATGCTATTATCGAAGACCTAAAAGCTATGCTTATATCTTGTCAACGTGATAAGTATTTCACAGTTAAGATATTAGGCTTCGATACTATAGAAGACTATGATGAAGTAAACAGACTTCTCATAGAAAACAATGATAATATCACTGTACCAATCAAAGATAGCTATCTTAAGATACTCAAGGTAACCTATTATATTGAAGTCAATGGTTATAGTGATACATTTGATGTGTATATAGCAGTACCTAGAGTATTCGAAGGTGCTTATATCATCTTAAATGGTAACACGTACTTCCCATCTTTCCAATTAGTAGACGGAAGTACTTACAATAATACATTAGCGAAATCATCTAAAGTACAAAAGATTACATTGAAGACTGTCTTTGGTGCTTTACGTATGATTCGTAACTTCTATGACTATCAGACTACTGATGGTACTGTGCTTAACGGTACAGTATATTCTATCATGTCTAATGGTGCTTCCTATAAGGGTAAGAAGAATGCAGTAGATAGAAAAGTTCCAGCATTCAAATACTTATTTGCTAAGTATGGTTTATACGAAGCATTAAGTCTATTTGGATTCGATAATACTATCTTCATTTCTAAAGAACCTTTTGAAGAGGAAGAGAATTACTATACGTTTAAATGTCAAGCCACTACTAGCCGTATAGGCTATGTAAAAGTAGCTAAGATATTATTTGATAATGACCGTGTATATCAATCAGCAGTTATAACTATCTTAGACAATCTTCGTAGTTTAAAGACTGGATATACAGCAGAGTCATTATTCAATAAGGACTACTGGGTTATTTCTCTTGGTGCACATTTCGTTAAGAATAATATGGAATATGAGAAAGGTTTATCTGCTCTATATTCTTTAGAAGATCAATACGATATAGTCACCAAGAAGAATATCAGATTACCATATGAATATAAATCTAATATTTATATGATACTAAGATGGATGATGGCAGAGTTCTCTAATATTCGACTTAAAGATAACACAGATGTTACCAATAAGCGTATTAGATGGTCTGAATGGATTGCGTCTCTATATGTAATGAAACTAAATACAGGCATGTATCGTTTAAATGATATAGCTAGACGTCTTAAATCCGATACTATAATCAAACGTTTTAGACAATGTATCGATATCAAACCTATGTACTTAATATCTGAGTTACAAAAGAGTGGTATCAAAGGTTTCCGTAATATGGTTAATGAACGTGATGCTATATTACAATTAAAGTGGACTTTCAAAGGACCTACAGGTCCTGGTGAAACATCCAATAAGAATCTCGAGGGTAGACTTAAACGTATCTCTCCATCTCACTTAGGTATCTTAGACTTTAATACCTCTTCACCAACTGAACCTGGTACTAGTGGTATTATGTGTCCTTTGAATCAAAGTGTATATGATGGGTATACGTTTACTAGTGATGGTGAACCTAATAGCTGGGATGCATCTTTCAACGAACTTAAACAAAGTTATAGAGATGCTATTGGTGTTAAGTCCGCATTTGAATTAGCAGATGATATCGGAGCTGTTCTTGAGGGAGCAGATGATGGTAAGAATCGTGCTATCTATGAAATGTATCAAATGGGTAAGTCCATAAGCCTAGCTAAACAGTCAAACTATCAACCTGGAGATCTTATAGTCGAAGATTAAAAGGGAGTGTTTATTATGGCGGTAAAAGATATTTACCATCGTGTGTTCATTATGTCTCGTCAACAAATGGAAGAGCTTAAAGAACGCAACAATCAACTAGGTTTAAAAACAGAATTCGGTAAAGTAATTGTCAATGGGGTCGAACGTATATATTCTGATATCATTCTTGATATGGCAGATTGCCGTTACTCTGATGCGGTTAAAGTTATCGAAGGTGACATTCGTGCTATTAAGCACACCGAAGTAGTTTAACTAAGTAAGTATATAGTATGGGTCTAATGACTCATACTATATACATTATTTTTAATAGGAGGAAACTAAAATGAATATTCCAGCTACACTAAGCTTCTCTAAATTAGCAGAAGATCTTAAAAATGCTATCTTCAAAGATGAGGAAAGATATAGTCTTATGCCTAATTGTGATTACTATGGTGAAAATGCTAGATGCTTAGCTTCATGGATTAAACGGGTCTTTATTGTGGAAGATAAAGATATTGATTACAATAAAATACGTATGATAATCCATAGATTCCCAACAAACAAACTAGTTGGGTATGTATATCTAGACACAGAAGATGAAAAGATTAATAAAGATGAATTCATCTCCACTATCCGTTTAGACATCGATGATGACAATGGTTATATGTATAATGAAATTATGCTAATCAATACCAAAGCAGTATTGAATGCGTTACAAAATAAGAACTATGATGCATTTATCAGTCTATGCTATGAGCTTACTAAATACATCTATAGAAATGCTACACCTGAAGCTAATCAGGATGCAGTAACTGCTATCACTTTATACATTGATTTCATGTATAATCAATTATTCTCTGATATGGAAATGCCATATACATATGCTAATAAAGTATACCGTACATTATTGGATACAAACTACTGTAGCTATGTACCAATCATTAAAGTTATTAAGAAATTATATACAACTGAGGCTTGTATGTACTTCGTACCATTAGTGGGTGAGATGCTTATTGAAGCAACTCAACAACCATACTATACTGAAGAAATCGGTAAGGGTATGGTAGCACGTGTATTCGAAGATGAACGCTTTGAATTAGTTGTACCGATGATTGTCAAGAATTGTTTACAAAAGTTATCTGATGAAAACATATTAAATGCAGCATTAGCACATGCTCCATCTATACTAAAATATCTTGGTGATGAATCTCATAAAGAAGAACGTGATACTCTAGTAGCATATATCAAAGAAAAAGTTGATAGCTATGTGAAAGACCATCCAGAATTAGCTGACTTCAAAGGATTTGAAAACAATGATAAAGCATCTTATAAACCAACTGGTGATTTCATTGTGCCTGGTCAAAAGCTAAATGAACAAGCTATCTTAGATGCTAAAAAAGAATTCATGAAGAATCGTAATAAGAAGAACTAATATGGCTAAGTCAATGTTTATTCAGGCCCATGAGTGTCCTGAATGTAGAAGTGAATCATTGTATCTTATATCACTCAAGGGAGAACGTACTCCATATTTGAGTATTCTTAATAAGCATGATGATCCTCATAAATGGATTATGGATTATAAGCATGATTTCAAATTCAAATGTACCAAGTGTGGTAAAGAATATGAAATCGATTGGAGATATGATGTACCAGTTCCAATAGACTGGTCTACACAGGCTATGCCTAAAGCTCTTGATGAGTTAACTCGTGGATAAAACAAAGTATACAGTATGGGACACTGTTCCCATACTGTATATTAATTTTTAGTGATATTTAAACAGACCTCTAATAAGGAGGGATATACTATGCGTATTACATACATAAGATTAGAGAATTATATAGGCATTTATAATGGTCGTGGTGATGATATATTAGAGATAGATTTATCTCAAAATGTGAATCCTATCGTGATTATACGTGGCACCAATGGTAGTGGTAAGAGTACATTGCTTAAATCGCTTACACCAATTAATGATGACTCTAATGCTATTGTTCCAGGGGTAACTGGGAGAAAGGTTATACGATATTTACACAATGGTATAACTTATGAGATAGAATATGAGTACCCTATAACCAAAAAGGGTGAACGTAAACAGACTAGAGGTCAAGTCTATAAATATGGACCTAATGGTAAAGAAGAATTGAATCCGACTTGGAATGTAAGTTCTGCTAAGGATATAATTTATTCTTTATTTAATCTAGACTCTAACTTCTTGGCATTAAGTCAACTATCTTCCGAAGATAGAGGGTTAGCTGATAAGAGACCAGCTGAACGTAAGTCATTTGTGTCTTCGATTATTAGTGGTATCGAAGCATATAATGCTATGTATAAGATTATATCCAAGAAGCATTCTATGTATAAGAGTCTAATACAATCTTTGACAGCAAAGATTAACCGTATTGGTAACAAGGAGGATTTAGATCTTAGATATAATACAATAACTAAACAAGTTAGCCAAGCTATATCCGATAGAGATGCATCTATACAACGTATAGCTATTCTTAAAGCTAAACTAGATGAAAACAATGCAGAGAAGTTATTAGAAGAGTATAAGACTATCAATATCAGATATGAATCTATTAAGCAAGATCGTATAGCTCTTACTAATACATTAAAACAGTCTCCGATATTTAGACATCAGATTGAGTATATCCATACTGTAGAAGAACGTGCTAAGCGCATTAAAGAATTAGAACGTCAACTAGAGCAAGATAAAGATAATCTTCCACGTTGGAGAGAAGCATTAGAGCGTACAAATAATGCTCATGATGAATGTGAAAGAAAGATAGCTAATATCAATACTGAAATCAATAAGAAGAAATCTAGATTAGAGACTTTTATTGATGCAGACTTCTCTGAAGAAGAGTTTGGCAGATATAATGAAGCTGTAGCTAATCTTAAAGCTATAGAGAATGATATAGCTAAGTTAGACTATCGTATAGACAATAAATCTGAGTATGATAGACTTAAAGAGTTATTCGATATGATGAATAACTTCTCTTATGCTATTATGGATAAATATGAGCATATTACTAGAGAAGATGTAGATACATTAGTAACTAGAAACTCAGCTTTCTATGAGAGTACATTAGCTACTATAACTAAAGAGATTGAAGCATGTACTAAAGAACGTATATCTATAGAAGCAGATATGGGATTCTATGAGTCTTTAGTAGAGAAAACTAAGAATCTTGAGCTTAAACCTAAAGATTGTAAGTTTACTGATTGTGTATTCATAGTAGAAGCTATTGAAGCTGAGAAGAAGAAACCTAAAAAGGCTTTAGTTAGATTGACTGATAGGCTTGAAGACGTAAAAGACAGACTAAAAGAATTTAATAATACACTACATCTTACAAATGAAGCTAAATCTTTCATGAATAAACTAGAAGCATTACAAGTTGTCTTTGAAAGTAATAAGTCTTATCTAACTAAGATAGGTGCTGATGGTATTTGGAAAGGTTTCATTGAATCTATCACTAATAATACTACAGCTAAGTTCTTAGAAGAGTATATCTATAGAGCGACTAACTCATATAACTTGCTTGAAGCTAAAGAGTCTGTATCTAAGATAGTAGACTCTCTTAAAGAATCAGCTATTAATTATAACGCTAATAAGTCCATCATTGATGAAATCAATAGTGATATTGATAGAATGACAAAAGAGTGTAATGGTTATGAAATAGAACTAAGTGATCTTAGAGGAGAAAGAGCTGATTATGATCTTTTAGTTATGGAAACAGACTATGCTATTAGAGAATCTGAAACTAATCTTCCTCATTTAGATAGAATCCAAGAGATTGACTTAGAAATGAGAGAGTTAGAGAAGAAAGCTAATGAGTCTAAAACTAAACGTGACTTAATTAAGGAACTTAATGCTAAGATTCTTGAAGAATCAGCTGTAGCTGAACGATGTAAGGATAATTACAATGAGCTTATAGCCCAACGTGATGATATCGCTCATAATAAGATTCTTATTGATGAATATCATAAGGAAATGCAAGAGTATACTGATAACTACGAACGTATAGAAGCTATCAAGTATTATGTATCTCCGAATACTGGCATTCAAACCATATTCATTGGTGCTTACATGAATGATATTATGGTTAAGGCTAATGAACTAGCATCTTGTATCTTTGGTGGTGAATTCGTTATTCAACCATTCGTTATTAATGAAACAGAGTTTAGAATTCCGTGCTTAGGTAGTGGATTGATGAATGATGATATCTCTTCTATGAGTACATCACAAATCTGTATGCTATCTATGATTATTAGTTTTGCTATCTTAGCTAATGCTAGTACAGACTATAATATCCTTAAGCTAGATGAGATTGATGGTGGTTTAGACACTGAAAATCGTATTCAGTTTATTACCCTACTGGGGAATCTTATTTCGATGGTTGGGTGTGAACAATGCTTCCTAATCAGCCACAATATGGAGTATTCAGACAGGGTAAGTGTAATAGATATGACAGCTAGACCAGTTGAGGTGAGATAAATGAAATCATTTATCCGAATAAAAGAGAAAATAGAACGATTCCTTGCTATAATATTAGTTATCTTAGCACCGATTGGTTGTATATTTGCAGGTCTTGCATGGGTATACTCATATATAGGGTGTACCCGTGCACATAATAGTATAAGCTATATAGCCTACGATATAATAGGTCCTGCAATTTTAGTTACTGGTTTGGTGGCTATGGTAATTTGGATACCTCAGGTTATATGGAATCTAATGTCATATTTATTCAAAAGGATTAAGAAAGCATGGAAAAACTAAAGAGTTTCATTAAACGAGAGATAGTTATTCTTCTCTGTGGATCATTAATAACCTGTCTTATACTCGTATTGTGTAAAATCCTTAACCATATATCCTTAGAGTTATATGGTGAAGGGTCTTTACCGTATATTATGGGGGTACAGGCAGAAACGTTTCTATATACCCTATGTATAATGCTTATACTAGGATTGACGTTTGTAAATATATTTTTATTAATTGCTTCAGCTATAATAGTTGAGAAAGAAATCAGATAATGGGGTGAAGAGATGTTAGTATCAATGATAGTTGCACATGACTTAAATAATGGTATAGGTAAAGATGGTAAGCTATTATGGCATATACCTAAAGACCTAAAACATTTTAAGAAAACAACTCTAGGTTGTACTGTAGTCATGGGTAGAAAAACCTATGAATCTCTTCCTAACGCATTACCACACAGGGAAAATTGGATTCTTACTAATGATAAATCATATGTACCTAAACAACGATTCAATGACAAGGTTAAAGTATTTCATTCTAAAGAAGAAGTACTAGCTGAAGCTGAACGTCTTAGAAAGGCTAATATATTTATCATTGGTGGTGGAGAAATCTATAAATTATTCTTAGATGATGCTACTGATATTATAGCTACAGTGGTGAATGAAAAGCTACCAGCTGATACTTTCTTCCCTAAGCTAAAATCAAGTGAATGGGTAAAAGTAAAAGTCGAAGCAGACTCTGAAGTTGTAGACCGTAGACATTATAGTTTTAAGTTTGTAACTATGAAACGAAAGGAGAGAAAATAATGGCATGTATTGATGATGAATTGGCTCAAGTGACCTATGAGGTTTTAGAAACTGTACCAAAATCTATATCTAGAACCATGCATGGTATAAACCCATGGTATATTGAAGTAAGTGATTATATCTTAACTTATGAGGATAAGGATAAATATAAACTTAGTCTTCATCAGCATGGTAAATGTATCTATGGTAAAGCTATTTATAGTTCTCATTACTTTAAAGCATTCGTACAAAAATTGTATGATAGCTTATTCATGAGTGGTAAAGTAGTACCAGATACTAGTAATAATCCTTGGTTAATTAAGGTAAGAACTCTACATAATTTATTAAGATCAAGATACGGAGAGTAATTAAAATGAAAAATGAAGAAATCGTAGCTAAACTTAGAGAATCACTTATTAATATTAGTAGTAGAATGGTAGAACCATTAGTTGCTAGTAAATACGAACACGTCTTTATATTAGATAAGGATATATCTGATTGTAATGAGTCAATCAAAATTGAAGTGACCATTCAATCTAATAAAAGTATCCCACAAGCTATAATAAGAACTGAAACAAAAACAACTACGCCACCTAAAGGGTATAGTAAAGAAATAGCTATTGATACTACACCAATGATTATTAGTCTTATAGATGATGCCAGTTTCTCTGAAGTAGCTAAATACATTTCAGACTTAGCATACAATCTAAGTGATGTCATTAATGAATATGCGAATATAGAAGCTCTAGCAGAATTAGAATCTAGTATTCTAATGGTAAGTCGTGGGTTATTTGATTATATTATCATCTTACCAGAATCTAATACATCTATCGACTATAGAGTACAAGAGCTTTCTGATGAAGAGAATCTATATGAAGTATGGACTAGATTCAATGGTATGATTGTGTATGCAAAATCTGCACATTCTATACCTGGAGCAGTATCTGTAATAAAAGATATTTACCCTAAAAATATATCTGAATGCTGGTGGAGATTAGATCTCATTTCTTTGATGACTAAGCTATTCAATGTTAAAGAACCAAAGATAATTGATAATAAAACCTATGTTGAATATATTGGTGAATTCAGTTTACCAACCAATAGAAAGATTGATTGTAATTGCTGGCTTAAAGTCACAAAAAGCAATATAAATGAACAGTCTAATCTATATATCGAATCTAATACGTTAACTCCGTATATTAGTATCAAAGTAGCTCTTGATGGGTTTGATAATATTGTCGGTTATGCTTATAATGCTATGAATAAGATAGCTGGTATTATTAGAATTCTAGATACTATGAAAATCGATGATGGTATGACATTGTATCAACTATTAGCACGTGCATGTAAGCCTAGTGCTCATATTGAAATTACATGTCACAATAGTAATATGGTTCTTATCTCTTATTATGAAAATGGTAAGCATAACAATATTTGGGTATCATTCCCTAGCCATAATAGACCTAATATTACTATTGGGAATAACTATGAAATCAGTGAAGCATGTGATAGCTTAGAAGAAGCTGTAATTAAAGTTATCACTGAAGCACGTAAAGATAAATAACAATTTCATACGAGGTGAGTAATATGGAAGAATCAAATATAGTTGAAAATACGTTAGCTGCTATCGAAGAGATAATCAATATCGAATTTGATATGGCTCCAGATGAAAGCTATGAACGAAAGTCTTACTATGGTGAGGGTACATTATTCGGTGCAGATATTGGTGTATCTGTAATATTCGAAGATGATAATATTAAACAGCTTATTATCGAATCTATGCCAGGTGGTAATAGTTATGGTATTGGATATGTATCAGTGATTAAGGATGAGCATGAGATATTTGATTTATCTCGATCTGTCCCATTAGCTATCGATGGTATTATTAAGATGCGTAAGCTCTTAAGATATATCAGTGAAGAAGATAAGCAATTCATTCGTGATAATGAAGGCATTCTTACTATTATTGGTAAGACATATACTAATAAGTATAAACAGCTTGTATCACAACTAAATACAATGGAATTATGCTTTGAATATATTCCATTGTGTATTTCTAGTTATGATGGTATCTTGTTAGAATATGCTTTTGATGTACGTACAACTAAAGACTATTCTATTGTAAAAGCTAGTCTTACTATAGACGAGGCTATCAAATACGTTAGAGAAAATAGCGGTAAGTAAAACAAAATTACAGGTACTGGAAATTCCAGTACCTGTATATTTTTTTTATTTCGTAAAACTCTTTTTTTTTAGTTGTATACTATAATGGTAATACAATGGTTATATATTTATTAGTTAATTAGAAAGGAGATATATATCATGTATTTACAACAATTAAAAGAAACTTCCGGGGTCGAAATCACACATTGGTTTGAAAATACTTTCTTTATTTCTAACAATGTTACAAAACGTGGCATCATTGATGTTGGTGATGGTGGTAAAGTCGAACGTGTTTCTTTAGAATACTTTTCCAATTATATTGGAGCGGTCGAAATTGTCAAATGGGTACCGAATTCCAATAGCGAAATTGAGGAGTATTTTACCAAGTATCTCGCAATGGTGATTGCTATGGATCACGATATCGAAAGTGATCCAAACAAAATTGAAGCGATGAAAACATTGCTCAATTTACACGGTACCTTATTCATCGAAAACGACACTACAGTGTTTAAGTTTAAAGACTTAGGCACTATTGCACCGTTTGAAGATAATAGCTGGTACGTCTGCCCTGATGGTGCAGACAATGTACTTTGTAAGACTTTAGCCGAAGCGGCTAAAGTGATGGCAGAGTATAAAGCAAAATTAGAAGAGAAACCTGTTCTCTTCAAAAACATTATCTAAAAAGAATATCACAGGATAGGACAATGTCCTATCCTGTAAACTTTTCTTTTTTCTATGATACTGAGGGTATAATGATAATATCGTAAAACTGTTTTTTTTTTAGTTGTATAATATAATGGTAATATCATGGTTATATATTTAGTTAATTAGAAAGGAGATATATATCATGAAATTCGTAATAGTACCTTGGTGGCAAAATGAATACTATCTTGTAGTAAGAGCTATCCCTACTACGAAAGTAGAAAGGAACTCTTTAGAGATTCTAAAGTATGACATACAAGACGACTATGGTTATTGGGAACCACAAAAATTAGGGTTTGAGTTAGGCACTAAATACCTAAACGCCCTAGGATACCCAAACCTAACATTTTGGGGTGAGGATAGTCCGATAGAATGTCGGTTTGACCCAAGAGAACCAGAGGGTTATCAGTCTTACGATGTCACTGCTGCACCTCGAGATGTCGAGGTAATGGTTGCAGGCTATCGTCTACTAGGTCGTCATCGCAAGGTTGCCCGTATACTTAAGGAAGTAAAAAGAAAAAATAAAGTATTCAATGAAGAAATTCTTCGTCATATGGATACTTGGGGATACCAAATTCCATACAGCACAGAGGAAGAAGAGTAGGGTTTCCCTACTCTTCTCTCTTTTCTTTTTTTCTTAGAGTAATAAAAATTATGGTTATATAATATAATTGTGACTCATTGGTTATATTTAATTTAAAGGAGGATTTAAAATGAGTGGATTTATTGTTAGTGAAATTAAGAGTACAGAGCGTACTAAAAGAGATTTGTTTATAGATTTTCATAATTTTATAGGATGTCTACCGTTAGGCACACATCAAAAGAAGTCAGTAGATAATGCTAGAAATAAACGTGTTGAAATTATCATAAGTGATACTGAAGAAGAAGCTACTTTGATCATAAAAGATCTTAATGTGGCTATAGAATATCGTCTATATGATAGACCGTTTGGTTTTAAAACCATCAAAGTAGATGATATTATTTATAATAATTTTGATGAGCTACATAAGATTGATACAATGATACTAAAGAAGATTGTAGATAGCTTATTATATTGGGCTGCTAGTGCTTCTGATGGTAAACCGTATATTTTACCTATGCATATATTTGATATGGCTACACGTATATATCAAGCATGTATCTTTATTGATTTTGCTAGACCGTTGGATGAGATTAATTAGGAGGATAAAAAACTATGAGTGAAGTTAAAGATCTTTATGATGGCAAGTATCATCTTGTCAACAATGAAATCCTAAAGTACTTAAATAAGTTCTTTGGAAGTTTTAGTCCACTATCTATTGGTGGAGAAACACCTGAGGGTGTAGATATTGAACCACCAATGGAAATAGTGAAAACTATGGAAACTCAATATGCTAATTGTAAGTGTACAATGAATCTATTAGACTTGAATATGAAATTCCATTTACTAGAAGTAATGGATGCTGAAACTAAAAGATTCACTTACATCTTTTATGCTTTGGAATTACCTACTGGTATCCAAGCAGGGCAGTTTTCTATTGGTGCTATAAAAGCAGAAGTATTACGTGAAGCATTAGAGTATGTATGGAAGACTCTAATGTCTAGTTCTAAGTATAATGATATTGGCATTGATAGTACAGATGCATATGAATTGCATTCTATTATCGATTATATCTATTATACTAAAACTGTAACTGCTTATGGATTCGATTTTTAATAAGGGGTGTTATTATGAGTGAGTTTTTAAGAATAGCTAAAGAAGAAGACTTGGAATATGAAAGATATATACCAAGATTGCTTAATGACTTCTTTAGTCGTGTCCCATTTGATAATGAATCTTTCGATGGATTCATTAAAAAGAAAAGAATTGTACACGTATTTAATATAGATAATAACTATATCAAATATGGCATTCATTTACAAGATATCAATGTGTATATTGTATTACAATTCAAATGTATTGATGGATATATTATTGATACTAGGGTTGAACGGATTGTATTAACCCCATTCTTTAAGAACTCAGTAAATATATTAAACAATAATTCTTATAAGATAGATAGGGATATTGTACGTGCTATATTTGATTATATGGCTAAACTTATTGCAGAATTCAAATTTGATTATCCTGAATACAATAGAATAAACGATAAGGAATTCTTTGATTTAGCACAAGACTATTTTTATTTAGCAACTAAAGATGCTATTTATAACCCACAGGAGGAATATTAAGATGGAATGGAAATACACTATTGGAGAGATGGAAGAAAATACTTGTCAAGAGTTAGCTAATGCTATTGTTAAACTTTTGGATTGCAGTAATTATTTTACATCAAGACAATATACTAACTTAAGAATAGAAAGTGAGCAACTAACAAAGTTCACTACACTAACCACCGTAACATTCCCAACTAAAAACTATGGGGATGTTATAGTGAAGACTATTAACCATGCTATTACTGATGGATATGGTACATCATGTGATATCATCATAGGTGGTCCAGATGGTAAACAGTTCTCGGTTGATTATAACCCTATTAGCTGTAGTGATAAATACTTCACATTCAACTATATGGTATGTGACCCAGAAGATCCAGAATATGCAACTATTGATGAAAATGAATGTATAATCAAAGATCTTCGTTTACTATGTGAAGCTGTTATTGAGGCTGTCAATTTTAGTGCAACTAAACCTGCTGAGATGAATTTGTATATGCTACAATATACTTTAGATTTCTTAGATATGGTTGAGCTTGGTGAGTTTAGTTTAGATGATTTCATTGACTGTTATGATAGTTTCTATTATAGTGCTCATACACATGCTCACTATTTTGACGACCCAGAACCAAGACCAAACCCATATAAAGATCCTGAGTTTGATGAAGAATTCTGGGAAGCAGTAGAAAATCGTATGGAAAAATAATATTTAGGAGGACTTTAACAATGAAATTAGAAAACTTAGCTTTTAACAAAACTTTAGGATATGAGCCTAAGATAAATAAAATTAATGTACCTAAACAAGGTGGTGGTACACTTATAAAGAAAATAACTGAACGGGAGTTTAGTTTTAATGGATGTATTTATACTTGCAAAATATTAATGGCGCTTGATGAAACTGTTGAGTCTATAAGAATGTCGTATTCTAAGATTCCTGTATCACCAATAAGAACACACATTGAGCTTACTGATATAACAAGCAATGAAGATATCAAGAAATACTTTGAAACTATCTTACTAAGACTTAAAGTCACTATAGACCAAGTTTATAGTGATCAGAAGATTCAAAATGTTTTTGAATATCTACGGGATTTAGGTGCTATATTAAAAGTCGTTGATGATAAATTGTATTTTGAATTAGACGGATTTGGTATTGAGATTAAGCTAAATAGTAATGATAAATGGGATATTTACTTAAATGGTAAACAAATTTCAACTCATAAGACATTACAAGACGCTGCATGGGATATGAAAGCAATTCGTAAAGAGAACTTTGCGTTAATCCCTAATATCGTTTAAGATAGACATATACAGGATAGTACAATGTACTATCCTGTATATCTTTCTTTTTTCTATGTTACTGGGGTATATTTACAGTTTCGTAAAACTCAAGTATTTCAGTTATATACTATAATGGTAATATCATGGTTATATTAATTAATATTTGTATACAGAAAGGAAATATCATCATGACTACAACAAACACAAACACAGCAATTCTAGTATCTTCTATCCATGAAGGATATGCAAACTACATTAGCAGAATGTCTGCTAGTAAAGTTGAGGAATTCAAAAAAGGTGTGTTCTCCAGTTCTCAAAAAGAGTTGGAAAAACTATGGAGAGCATTAGATGCTAACTTCTCCGTAGAAACTTTCAACGCCGTTTTAGGATACAATGTATCTGAAGAAATGTTTAACGATGTTGATGCTTTACGCCGTTATCTTAAAGATAGCGGAATGGATGATTTGAATAAGATTAAATCATTCATCAAAAATGGTAATCCTGTTGCCGAAGAAGTCATCGAATGGATGGTGGGTCTAGTAAAAGGACAAGCGAGCGATATCGCTCGCATTGTCGAAGCTAGATTAAAATAGAATTAAAGGGGGGGAAATTATTTCCCCCCCCCCCCTTTTTTCTTTTTT